AACTGGAGTTTGGGAGTCTCTTGAATGATATATTTTTTATATGATGTTGAAGATAGGAGCCCTTATATTAATGAGGTTGGAGAATATTCTAGTTGTTTAATTGGAGCTATTGATGAGGCTAACCTGCTATATATAAGATTACCAAAAGTTCTTATTGTTCCTAAAAACGTAGCCATGGCATGGAAATTTGCTGGAAAGTATAAAGGCTATATAAATGTTAGAGAAAAAACAAGAGTATATGATCAGATTGATCATGAATATTTGAATCCATATAAAGATAAATATCAATATTCTTTGACCGAAGAAGACAAAGAAAATGCTTGTTTATTTCAAAAAGCATTTATGTGTTTCACATTAAACAAATATTATAAAAATAAAATTCGTATTTCTAACTCAACACCCGCATTTTTACGAGATGAAAATTGGTCTTCAGAACACGTACTTTTAGAAAAGAAAAAAATAGTAGAGTCTGAGATAAATGCTTGCCAAAATTGGATAGAAACTGGTATACTATTAGATAAGAAATTTGGAGTTCAATATGACCCAAATATTGCATCACAAACTATCAATCTTTAAGGAAAATGTTTAGCGTACCTTTAAATCCAAAATTAAATGAAAATCAACTTAATGATTTTATAAATTTTTTAAAAGATTATAAACCATATATTTATGATTTTTATTTTACATGTAGGATCCCGCCATTTAATCAAGATGCTATGGGGGATGTTTTTTCTGCTGGGCCAGAAGACCATCAATACCTTATTGATTTAGCATTATATATTCAATCTGAGTTAGGAATTACTGCTTCTGCAGTTTTTAACAATATCGAGGTCAGGCCAAGTCAAGAAAACCTAGATTTGTTTATTGAAAATTTTAAACCACTATATGAATCTGGTATTAGATCTGCAACAATACCACATACTCATTGGATGGCTACAGGACAAATTAAAAAACAGTTCCCAGAACTTTTTGTAAAAAATACAATATTGAGAAATGTTTCAGAACCAAGAGACATAGAAAAGCTTGCTAAGGCTGGATTTGATTATATAAATTTAGATCGTGACTTAATGAGGGATCACGAACGTTTAAAAAGGTTTAATAAGGCAAAGCAACAGTTTGGCATAAAACTGTCTCTATTGGCCAATGAAGGCTGTTATGGCGGTTGTATAATGATGGACGAGCATTATCAATTTAATAACACTAGAACAGATGGACCACAATATTTTAATGACCCAATAAGTAGGGTATCTTGCCCAAAATGGGATCACGAAGATTTTGCACATTCTCTTAAAACAGCCAATTTTCCTCCATGGAGAAAGGATTGGCAAGAGTTTTTAGATGATCTTGGAATTGATGTAATTAAAATGCATGGTAGAGAATCTCATACAAGATTAAAAGAAACTATGGATATAATTAGAAGGTATGCCAACAATGAAGAAATTTTATTTGATAATTTTAATGATTTTATTGAAGAAACTAATTTGGTTGATAAACCAATTGCCATCTGGCGCAATAAGATCAAAAATTGTAAATTTGATTGCTGGGATTGTGGGTATTGCGACAAAATAGTTGCAGCTAAATATGGCACTCATATCAATGAGAAAGTTGCTTTGGTTGCTAAAGAAATTGTTGATTCAGTAAATAATTTAATTGAAATAGATATCCCAGGATTAACTAGTACTCGTGTTCAATCTTTAATTAATGCAATTGCAAATAAAAGTAAAAAATATTTAGAGGTTGGATCTTATCAGGGTGCAACCGCAGCGGCTGCTTTAAAAGGTAATAGCATAGAAGCGTATTTTGTAGATAATTGGTCAAATGTTCCACAATCTTTACGAACAGATTGGGACACTCCTAAAAGTAATTCATTGGAAGAATTTAAAGATAATATAAGGCCATATATTGGAAATAATAAAATTAAAATATGCAATTCTGATATGTTTAAGGTAAATTTAACAGACATTAAAGATATTGATTTTTTCTTTTATGATGGCCCACACGACTTGCAGAATACGCAAAATATAGTAAAATATTACTCAGAGGTTTTTGCAAAAAACACCATTATGATATTTGATGACGCAAATTGGACTCAAGTAGTTCAAGGCTCTCATAAAGGAATTATTGAGTCTGGTTTAAAAATATTATATAGCAAAAAAATATTAAATAGTTCAGAATCAGATAAAGACTGGTGGAACGGTTTATACATATTAGTTACGGAGAAATAATGCCTAGTTTAAATATTTTGTTTGAAGAGTGGTACTACATATTAATGCTTGGAACTGTAATGGTTCTTTCTTATTATGCAAGAAAATTTGATGTCTTTCAACCACTTTATTCTTGGATTGCAAAAAAAATAAAATCAAAAAGAGCAGTAATTGCTATTACATCAGCCGTTTCTGGAGTGTTGCCAATTAATGGCAGAGTTGTTATTTCAGCTGGAATCTTAAATACAATGGCTCCACAAGATGAGCGTAGAAAAAAATATGGCGTCATAGACTACTTGGCAACACATCACTTTTATTTTTGGTCTCCATTAGAAAAGACTGTATTGCTTCCGATGGCGGCATTAAATATTTCTTATGCTTCTTTTATAGGATCGGTATGGCCGCTGCTTGCAACTTTAGTAGTTTGTATTCTTTATTATATTTTTGGGGTTTTAAAAGAGTCTGATGTAGATATTGTTATTAGGAGTAAGAGAGAAAAACAATTATTAAACACAAAAAATATAATCAAGGATAATATATTTACATTATTTATAGTCACAGCCATCCTTGCTTTGGGCAACTTTGTGTCATACCACAAAGACTATTTTTCAAAAATTGTAGATTCGGCTCACGATTCAGAGATGCTAGTATTAGTCTTACTTGGATCCTTTATCCTATCTTTTATCCTAGGAAGTAGTGGAAAATTTGCTGGAGTTCTAGCCGTATCCCTACCAATTTTTGGAGCCACCTACCTACCCATACTGTTTGCAGCAAATTGGGCTGGCTACATATTGTCTCCAATGCATAAATGCATGATAATTGGAAAGAGGATGTTTGGGTCTTCCTTTAAAGAATACTATAGGGTCCTATCAGCAGTAGTCCTATTTGTCTTTTTGGTATCGATAGTTCAGACTTATACCACAGGGCTTTAAACGCTTATATTCCAGTGGCTTCTAGAAGGTCGCTGGGGTATAATTAAGAATGTTATAGGGAAAAGCGGACCTTAACAAAAATGCATTCATGCTATAATTTATACAGGAGAAAATATGCCTAGTTATGACAGTTTATCAAGTCAGATCACTACTTTTAAAGCTAAAGTAGATGCTCTGAGCAGCAGCACTCTAACTGCACAAGACCTAGTATTCCTTGCAAAAGCACTGGAGTCAATGGGCAATCTATTGGGAGTTAACGATATTGTTGCTGCAACTTCTAACAGCATCAATAGTATCCAAACTGCAGGAAGCGGACAAGTAACAACAGTTCAAACTGCAGGAGCAACACAAATTGCTGCTGTTAATACAGCAGGAACACAAAACATTGCTAACCTTGCAGGTCAAATTAGCAATTATACTTTATATACAAACATGGGAGTGATTTAATATGCCAACAGTAAGCTTGCCAGCTCGATTTGCAGCAGGAACAGCAACTACATCTGAAGTTACAATATTAACAGTTCCTGGTGGAGAATCAGACATTATTACATCTGTTACATTTGATAACATTACAGATGCAGCTAATCAGGTTACTTTAAAGATGGCAGGAGTCAACTTTGCAAAGAACCTTGATCTCGCACCAAGATCATTAGTAGTTTTAGATTTTAAACAAGTTTTAAACACGGCAGAAACAATTACAGTTCAGGCATCAGTTAACAATGGTGTCACATACTTTGTTTCTGGCGTAAAAGTAATCAATACATAATTAGGAGATTTAAAAAATGGCTGTAGCAAATTCAACTACACAAATTATAATGCCAGGACTAGATGCGTCTATTCAGTCAAATCTAAATACAGCATTAAATACAAACACAACGTTGCAGAATGTTTTAGCATCAGTTGGAAATATTCCACTGAAAGTTGTTAAGCCTGTTACAGTCAAATTAACTTCAACACAGTATTGGACTCGTCCAGCTAATACACTGTCTTCAGTAGAGGTTACAATTGTTGGCGGCGGCGGAGGCGGCGGGGGATCTCATGGTTCTCACCATGGTGGCGGCGGTGGTGGTGGAGGACAGGTTATTCGTCGTCACGTAGATATTGCATCTGTTGCAGTAGGACAATCTGTTCTTGTTACAATTGGAACTGGTGGTTCAAGAGTTTGTGGAAGCACAAATACAAATGGCGGTAGCGGTGGTAATACTACATTTGGTTCATTCTTAACTGCATTTGGCGGCGGCGGAGGCGGCGCTTATGGACAGCATGCACCACAATCTCCTGGAGGTTCAACTGGTGGCGGCGGTGGAAGAAACGCACACTCTGCAGGAGGCGGTGGCGGTGGCGCAGGTGGCGCAGGCGGAGGAGCTTGGGGACAAAATCAAGAACATAGCTGGAGAATGTATGCTGGACACGGTTCACATACACCAACAACAGATGAAGGATCTTCTTCTGGAGGACATGGAATGGCTGGACAAAATTCAAGTTCACAGTCTACAACAGGTGGAACTGGCGGATTAGGTTTGTATGGCCTTGGCGGTGGCGGTGGCGGTTCAGGTCGTCACGCAATGGGCAACGGATCAAACGGTGGTGGCGCAGGTGGCGCAGGAAATGGAAGTCCGTATGGAACTGCTGGACAGCCTGGACAAAATGGTTCTGGCGGTGGCGGTGGCGGTGCAGATAATGGAGACTGCTCAGGACTTGGTGGAGACGGAGCATGTATTATTACTTATTGGTTAAAGGAGAATGCATAATGAGTGAACGCAGAAATATGGCGTTAGTAAAAGAAGGCACAGTTATAAATACTATTGTTTTTCCAGAAAAAGGAGAACTTTATGACAGCCTTTTGGTAGATGTAAAAGCACAATTTTCAGACTGCGACTTAATTGATGCAACTGATTGGGTAGATGAATCACATCCATATGATGTTGTTTCTCCAGGATTTTCATGGGATGGAGAAAAATTTATCGCTCCAGCTCCAGGAGTAGATACAGTAACAGAAGAAAGCTTAGAAGAAGCAAAATTAATGATGGAAGCAGATATCGCACGTAGGGCAGAAGAGGCAGCTAATGATCCTGCTGTAACTCCTGCACCAAAAACAGGAGGAAATGAATAATGCCGATTACATCAATTCCAGAAGCAGTTAGCCCTGCACTTTGGACATACACATACTTACAGGCACCAATAAATGGACAAGGTTATACATATTTTAACATTCCTGTTGAATTTATTAATCTTGGAACAATTGCTGCTGGAGGAACTGCAACATGCAATATTGCCGAAGATGGAGTTTTTAGAATGCAAGCAAGCGGTAACATGACAGTAGCATTCACAAACATTCCTACTACAGGTAAAGCAGCATTTTGGCAGGTAGAAATTAAAGCTGGTGGCTCTTACACAGTTACTTGGCCAGCAGCAGTTAAATGGGATGGCGGTGGAGCTTCTAACGTAGCACCATTGCTTTCAACCAATACAACAGTATTGAATTTTTTCACAAGAGACGGCGGTACCACAATTTATGGTGCGTACGCTTTTGCCGATCTTAACGTATAGGAGATAAATAAAAATGGCTGTAAATTCCACCACAAAGTTACAAGTACTACCAGGACTAGATAGCACAATGCAATCAAATATGCAGATTGCTTTAAACTCAAATTCAACTTTAGCATCTGTAATTTCTGCTACTGGTGGAGTTCAAACAAAGCTTTTAAAGCCAGTAACGGTTAAATTTAATTCAACTGGTAACTGGACACGTCCAGCAAACACAATGTCTTCAGTAGAAGTAATTTTGGTCGGTGGCGGCGGAGGCGGCGGAGGTTGCCATTCATCTGGTCACGCTGGCGGTGGCGGTGGTGGTGGACAAGTTATTAGAAGATTCGTAGATATTTCTTCGGTAGCAGTTGGTTCAAATATTCTTGTTACAATTGGTAACGGTGGTTCAAGAGTTTCTGGTAACAATAATACAAATGGTGGAGACGGAGGACAATCAACCTTTGGTTCATTCTTGACTGCAGGCGGAGGCGGCGGAGGCGGCGCTTATGGACAGACTGGAAGACAAGGTAGCGGTGGATCTTCTGGCGGTGGCGGTGGCCAAGCTTCACACTCTGCTGGTGGCGGTGGCGGTGGCGCAGGTGGCGGAGGATTGCATGGTCGTTGCATGATGATGCACCACTCTTGGTACACTTATGGTGGGCAGGGCTCACATAACGTTTCTGGACTTAATGGAGGAGAAGGAGCTTCTATGGGAGGTTCTGGAGAGTATAAGGCCTCGTCATCAGATCAGAATTGTTGCGGTGGAAATGGCGGACCTGGACTATATGGATTTGGCGGCGGCGGCGGAGGCGGCGGAGATTGGGGTATGGGAGCAGGTTCAAATGGCGGTGGAAATGGTGGCTCAAGAACTTCGTATAGCCCATATGGAACTGCTGGAGCATCTGGTATAGATGGAACTGGCGGCGGCGGCGGAGGTTGCCAAGAAGGAAACAGTTCTGGCTTAGGTGGCGCAGGGACCTGTTTAATTACTTACTACGTAAAAGAGAGCGCTTAATATGTACGCCGTAATTGAAGACAATAAGATTGTCGCATACGGCACAGCAGAGCAAATTCTAAATGTGTCTGTTGGCGAACAAGGTTTAAAATCTGTAATTAAAGAAAATAATCTTATTGAAGTTGTAACAAAAATAGATTATGACTCTGACACAGAAAAATTAATTTCAGTAGAACCTTATATTGAAGGCAAAAAAGTATATTCTGTTAAAAAAGAAAAGCTTAGTAAAGAAGAAATTAAGTCTAACATAGATGCACACGTAGATTTTGAACTAATGTCTGTTTCTGGAAGAACTGATAAAGCGGCAAAAGATTACATTAAAGCTTTGGAAAAAATTAAAGATTCGGCAGATTTGATTTCAAAAATTGAATGGCCAGAAAAACCAGCAGAGGAATCATCTAAATAATGTTTGTTAATCATCGTTCTATATTTAGAAGAAATCGTTTTACACAAAATGGACTACAACTTTGGGTAGACGCAGCCTTACCTGGAACAGTAACAAGAGATGGAAATAATAAAGTTTCTTTATGGAAAGACAAAACAATTAATGGAAGAAATTTTGTTCAAAATACAGCAGCGCAACAACCAACATTTTTACCTACAGGAATTAATGGTTTAGGTGCTGTATACTTTGACGGAACAGCATTTAATATGCCATTTTCAGATCAAACTCTTGGTTATATATCTGGATCATCTTTTACAATAGCATACGTTGCTACAAAAACTGCTGGATCAGCAAACCAATATGTAATTGGTGGTCAAGGAACAGGAACTAGAAATAATCTAATACTTGGATATGTTTCTTCTAACACATATAAATTTGGTCTTGGAAATGATGACCAAAATGCAATTGTCAATGTAGTAAATGCTGGTGTTCCAGAGCTTTATTTAGTAACATTTGATTCTTCAACATTTGAAAGAAGAATTAGAAGAAATACCGCAGACGAAGGACTTGGAGCATCTTCTGGATTAATTTCTGGAATGTCTGGACAGTCCCTTGGAAAATATTTGTCCTCATTTGGAAACTTTGCAATAGGAGAACTTTTAATTTATAACAGAGTTTTGACTGCATCTGAAATTAATAGCGTTGAACGTGATTTAATGTCAAAGTGGTCAATTACTTACGGTAGCTAGGAGACATAATGCCAATAACATATGAATATTATGCCCCACAAAGATTTGGAAACCCAACAACTCTAACTACAACACCACAAAATATTTATACATTTGATCAAAAATCAATAATGAAACAGTTATTGGTTGCTAATATTTTTAATGGACTTCTAACTTTCTCTATGTATCTTGTTCCCTCTGGACAAGTTCTTAAAGAACAATATAAAATTTTTGGAGATGTTCAGGTAGACGCAAACACAGTGTTAACTATTGATCTAAACCAGGTTGTATATCCTGGAGAAGCTATTTATGCTCACGCTAATGTGGCAAACGGACTTAACTTTATTATCTCTGGAGTAGAAATATTCAATCCTGTTGAGACGGCATAGTTTAAGGTGATATGCAATGGCATACAAACAGTATGGAAATGTAATAAATACTTTAAACATAAAAGCAAAAAATATATTTAATTGGAACACAAATTATATAAGTTCCTATGGTTTTCGAAATTTAAATTCTAAAAATGCCCACACCGCAATTTCAAGATCTACAATTAAAGTTTCAAGTGGAACTGGACAATTACTTGGCTATGTCCCTTCTTTAGTTGGTTTAAATTATGACACAGCATCATTATTGTTAAGAAATGCTGGATTTACTCCTGATCCAAATTATATTTATTCTAACAGCATTGGTTTTCAACAATATCTTTCTCAGGGAGGATATGTTTCAGCTCAAGCACCTGCACCTTCAGCATCTTCTGGAACACTACTGGCATTTGGTTCAAGCGTGAGGCTTGATGTTATTCTCTATACATCTACGCCAATTGATACAAGCACGGTTCCAAATGCCCCACTATGGTCTAATGCTACATCTACAGATTCTGCTGTTACACTAACCTTTTTGACTCCAAGTAATGGTGGGTCTCCAATTTTAAGATATGAGTATAGTATAACAAATGGTGCAACTTGGATAAATATTAATTTACCAGTAAACAATACATTTACTGTTTCTGGTTTAACAAATAATGTTAACTATACATTTTATATAAGAGCAGTAAATGCAAAAGGAAATTCTGCATCTTCATCTGGAGTTACAAAAGCGCCCGTTGCATCAGGAGGAGGCGGAACAGCAGTTGTTCCAGGAACTCCATCTTTTACAGTATCATTTATTACCAATACATCTTTTAGAATAGATCTTACTCCACCAGCAAGCGATGGCGGATCTCAAATTATAAGATATCAACATTCTCTTAATAATGGTGTTACTTGGACAAATGATTTTACAAATACTGGACCTATTACAGTTTCAAATTTAACTCCAGGTACATCTTATCAAGTAGCATTAAGAGCAGTAAATGCAATTGGAAATGGTATTGCAACTGCTAGTCAAAATATTTCTACTACTCAAATTGTCCCAGAATTAATTGGTATTTCTGTAAATGCTGCAAAAGCAATTATAACTGCATCTGGCTATGTTTATGGAGACGGAACAATTTCAGCCTCAAATAACCAGTTTTATTTAGACTATCCTGGAGGATATGTTACAGCACAATCTCCTACTGCTGGAGCAAATTTGGCTGGCGGAGGAACAGTTAGATTAGACTTTACACAATATCTTTCAGCACCATCATATGGAACGGTACCAAATGTTATTGGACTTACCTTATCTGAAGCGGTTACAAGACTACAACAGGCTGGATATTCAAATATAACTCAAATAACAACATCTGATCCAAACAAAACATATCAACAAATTTATGCACAAAATCCAGTTTCTGGAACGGCAGCTCTTGTCAATACAGAAATTACAATTAGCTATTCAGATTATACAGGTACTATATCAACACCAACAAATACAGTTAAGCCTTCCATTACTTATGACAATTTGTATGTAGGTTCTGTCTTTAAAGCAAAAGTAGGTTCTTGGACCGACAGTCCTACATCTTATGCATACCAATGGTATGATACAAATGGAAACAATTTTTTTAATGGAACATCGGTAAATTACACTGCAAATTCTTCTGCAATTTCTAGATCTATAAGACTAAAAGTTTCTGCTACAAATGCTGCTGGTACAAGCTCGTTTGTTTCTGCAGACAACGCATATGGTCCCATCAAAGATCTTCTACAACCTTCTACAGTTACTACTGCTTCAGTTAATGGAAGACAGTCTACGCAATTAAATATGCAATGGTTTGGAGGAGACTCACCATTTTATTTTATTGGTATATATAAACCAGGAACATCTGCATATGTAACTACAAAAATTGTGTCAACAGAGTCTACATCTTTAACTGGATTAACTGCTGGAACTAACTATTATATACAAATATTTGGCAACAACAATAATGAATATTCTGCTAATTCTAAAACAAGCGAAGTAATATCTACAGTATTTGCAGCAGCTCCATCAAGTATGGTAATTAATTCTACAACAAAAAGTGGAAACAATATAAACTTTACAGCAACAAAAGGATCAAATACTTCGGCAATTTCATTAATATTACAAACAACAGGTGGAGGTTCTGTGTCAAACGCCATTGAACAAAAATTTGGATATGACCAATCTACTAATAATGTTTCTGGCTCTTATGATATAACAAATATTGCTTCTGGTACATATAATTTGGTTGGATATGGTTGGAACCCAGATTACGGTAACTCCCTACTTGCCTCAATTGTTCAGGTTACGATATAATGGAGAGCAATGTCATATCATCTTAATGTAATTAAAGACAACCCCATGGCTTTCTGGCCTTTGGACGAGTCTATATTTTCTAATACAATTGACATTTCTGGTTCTGGAAATAATGGATCTTATGTAGGAACATTTTCTGGAAACATAATGCCTTTAGTATATGGAGGAAGTAACGCAACTAAAATAACTAATACTAGTTATGTGACTTGTCCAGTAACAAAAAATTTTTATAAAGAAGTAGGCAAAGGTGGTTTTGCTACTTCAGACTATTCAGACAATAGCTTTTCTTTAGAAATCTGGCTAAAGCAAAATATATCATCTGGTTCAATGACACCTATATTTGCAGACTCTACCAACAACATAGGGCTATTTTATTTTAATGGAAACATTATTTTTAAAGTAAACTCTCAATCTTTAATTTATAAGCTATCATTTGCAGAAAAAGCAATGCATATTGTTGCCTGCTACGGAACTAATTCTATGTCTATATATGTAGATGGTTCATTAGCCACATCCCGTTTGCTTGAGTCTTTTAAATTTACCAATAATACTTTGTCAATTGCTTGCGGTCCAACCAATGATGCTCAGGACTATTTTTTAATAGATGCCCCAGCCATTTATAGATATAAGCTTTCTGCAGAACAAATAGCAGAACATTTTAACTCTGGCCTAGATCATACACAGCCCATACATATTGTTGCTCCAGACAATGGCATTTTATTAGGTTTACATGGCCAAAATATTGCACCAGTTTTTATATATCAATACAACAAAGACGTGCAATGGCAATCTTTTATAGATGAAAATACATACTATGATGAAGTAAATAAATATATTTCATTTAAAAAATCTACAGGTCCAAAAACATTTATAATTAATGACGTATTTAACGTTCCAACTTCAACCCCAATTATTAGTTCAAAAATAGAGTGGAAGGGGGATAAGAATATAACTGTGGAATCATCCATAGACAATACAACATGGGTACAATGTATAAACGGATCTTCCCTTCCACAATTTAATAAAGAAAACTATACTGGAGATAGCTTGGTATATATTAGAATCACAATGACAACCGATGATTCTGAAATTGATTTTCCAAGACTCTCATTATTTAGAGTTTTGTTTTATTCTAAAAAAGAATTATATGCACATAATTATGGATACTACGCTACATCAGAAAAAGAATATGATGCTGCCAATTTTAGTTATCCAGTTTTAATTAGACATCCAAATGTTGGTTTAAAAACTTGTGGCACAGGAGGATTTAAGGTAGATATAGATTTGGACATAAGCACTGTAGAGTTTATGTTTACCCCGACCAGCCTTGCTGACAATATGGTTTTTTATTGTCCAGATCCAGAGTCTAAATTTGGATGGGCTGGAAACACAGCAATAAAATCCAATATATCCAAGGTTTACATAAATGAAGAGGATGTCACCTCTGTTACTAATATTAAATCTAAATTTGTATTAAATGAGCCACATCACGTAGTGCTTGTTTTAAGTTCACCAGCACAAAATGTATTACAGTTTAATTACTTATCTAATACAAATTATGGCCCCGTATGTAATTATCAAAATATAGGTTTATACCAATACCAGTTTGTTCCAGGAGATGTTGCCTTCCATTACGATACATATTGTGGCAAACCCTCTATTTCTGTTTCAGATTCGTCACTGGGCCTGACAGAATCTGGAGTAACAACCTATAATCAAGACTATTTAATAGTATCCAGTGCATAATTTTGTCAAACTAGTTGACAAAATCTGGACTTATACACATCAAAATGGTAAAATGAAGTAATGGAAATCAAAGGTATAAACAAGCAGATAATCGAAGAGACCACTCTTGGAATCTATGTCTGGGAAATGCCAGACGGAAGATGGATTGGCGACGACGATGGCAATTTTTTGTCAGTTACATCAATGAAAGGCAATAAGTCTAGAATGGATGCTCTGGCAAGGGAAGTTAGGTCTTATGGCATTTATGAAGGCCGTCCGCTATTTTTGTCAGGCAGACGAAAAATTGATGACGAAGAGTTTGAATATCAAAAGCAAAGATTAGAATGGGGTTTAACGCCAGACCCTTTAGATATTGGCGTATACAAAGATGAGGTCAGGAAAAACAAATAATGAAAGTTCAATACGAAGAAGATCCAGTATTTCAAGACAATGATGTACGTGTAAGCACATATGCTGATATGGTTAGATTTTCAAAGTCTCAAGATGAAGTTACATCTGATGAATTTAAAATGTCTGCAGAAGAATTGCAAAAGGTTGCTGGCATGTCTCCAGCTTTTAGACGCAAACTTAGCAGAGAACTTTCAAAAGCTTTTACTGGTAAAGAAGGAGCGCAAACTCAACAGAGCCTATTGGCCCAAGCAATCACTGGATACGCTTTCCTAGATGTTATTGAGCCAGTTTATAATTTAGAATATTTATCAAGACTATACGAAATATCAACATATAATTATGCTGCATGCAACGCAAAGACTTCAAACATTGTTGGTCTAGGTTGGCAGTTTATTGAAACAAGAAAAACAAATGACGCATTAGATAGCATTACAGATGAAAAGCAATTAGAAAGAGCAAGAAGAAAACTTTCAAAGCTTAGATCGGATTTGCAAGACTGGCTAGATCAATGTAATAGCGAAGATACATTTCAAGAAACTCTTATTAAGGTTTGGACTGATTATGAGTCTACTGGAAATGGCTATATAGAAATAGGAAGAACTGTTCGTGGAGATATCGGATATATTGGACATATTCCTGCGAAGACAATGCGAGTACGTAGATTAAGAGACGGCTTTGTTCAACTTCTTTATGGAAAGTTAGTATTCTTTAGAAACTATGGGGACCAAGAAACTCCTAATCCAATTTTAGGTGGAAGCGATAGACCTAATGAAATTATTCATCTTAAAAAATACACTCCAGTAAATCAATATTATGGAATACCAGACATTATTGCTGCACAGAACTCTGTTGCTGGAAATGAATTTGCCGCTAAATATAATTTAGATTATTTTGAGAATAAGGCTGTGCCAAGATATATTATTACCGCAAAAGGCGCAAAGCTTTCTCCAGAATCAGAAAGAAAATTATTAGAGTTCTTTCAGGTTGGATTAAAAGGAAAGAACCATAGATCCCTTTATATTCCACTTCCAGCAGATACTCCAGAGGCTAAAGTTGAATTTAAGATGGAACCAATTGAGGCTGGAACTCAGGAAGGCTCTTTTGACAAATATAGAAAAGCTAATAGAGACGAAATGCTTTTAGCACATCGTGTTCCAATTAATAAGGTTGGTACACCAGAAGGTGTCAATTTAGCAGTTGCTCGTGATGCTGATAAAACATTTAAAGAGCAAGTATGTAGACCAGCCCAAATGAGGCTTGAAAAGAAATTAAATGCAATTATTGAAGAAAAAACAGATGCTTTGATAATTAAATTTAACGAATTAAGCCTTACAGATGAAGATACTCAATCTAAGATTGATGAAAGATATTTGAGAATGCAGGTAATTACTCCTAATGAAGTTAGAATCAGAAAGGGTATGATCCCAATTGATGGAGGCGACGAAGTCGTTGATTTAAAGGGTCAAGATGCTGCCGAGCAGGCCGCTCAAGCAGGTAATACTAGACAGCGTTCTCAAAATAGACAGGCTAATTCCCCCGATATTTCTGGGGAGGGCAGAAATGCAAAAGGTGATGGAAGGCAGGCAGAATAGTAATTTTTTAGGCGACTATTCTTTGCCTTTTTAATTACTGGTTGCTATACTTTACTTAGTATGGACATTAAAAAAACTAATTGGTCTAGTGACGGCACCCGTCTATCTATTGGTGTCCCATTTACCAAGGTCAATAAAGAGAACAGAACTGTTTCTGGATTTGCTACATTAAACAATGTAGACCAAACAGGAGATGTTGTCACAGCAGAAGCGAGTCTTAAAGCATTTGATGGATTTAAAGGAAACATCCGTGAAATGCATCAACCTATTGCGGTTGGAAAAGTTGTTTCATTTAAACCAGAAACATTTTTTGATGCAGTAACAAAAAGTTTTTATGATGGCGTATGGGTTAGCGCATATATTTCAAAAGGCGCACAAGACACTTGGGAAAAAGTTCTAGACGGCACACTTTCTGGTTTTTCAATTGGTGGAAGAATTAAGGATGCGGAAACAGAAGTAAATAAAGCCGATGGAACATCAGTAAGATTTATTAAAGATTATGATCTTGTAGAATTGTCTCTTGTAGATTCTCCTGCAAATCAATTATGCAATATTCTTTCAATTGAAAAAGTAGATGGCAAATTGGTTCTTAAAGGAATTTCAGCAGGAGTTACAGCAGCAAACGTATTTTTCTGTCAAACAGATGATGTTGTTGTTTCAGACACAGAAGAAGCACGAGAGTGCACAGCCTGTGGAAAACCAATGCAAGTAATTGGTTGGGTTGAAAACAATGATGTTAATAAAGCAGATTCAGTACGTTATGTTTATGAAACACATGTAAAAAAGATTTCTAGTTCTGCAAATGAACTTGAAAACAACACCGAAATAAATAAAGGAGGTACAACTATGTCAGATGAAACAATGACAGAAGCAACAGTTGAAGCAACCCCAGAAACTCCTGCAGCAGAAGTTGTAGCAGAGGCTACACCAGAAGCTCCAGCAGTCGAAGAGGCAGCATCAGAAGTTGCAGAAGCTGCACCAGCAGCAGAAGTTGCCGCCGATAATGCAGGAGAGCCAGCACCAGCAGTTGCAGAAGAAACAGATTTTGCAAAAATGATTGGTGATCTTAAGGGCTTCTTGTCCGATACACTTACCAAGGCAGCAGAAACAAATGCGGCACAGGTTGCTGCAGTTAAAGAAACTGTAGAATCCTTTAGCAAGAGTGTTGAAGCAAGAATTATCGATTTGGCAGAACAACATAATACACTAAGCGAAACCGTAAAAGGTATTCGTGAAACAATCGGTTCCGTAGAAAAGAGAATCGAAGCAGTCGAGGGTGATACTGCAATTAAGAAGTCTGCTGACCTTGGCGGGTCAACAGAGTTTGTAAAGAAATCAAAATGGAGCGGCGCTTTCCTCGGTTCCGTGAACGACATTCTAAACTAAAAGGCAGGTGAAAGAAATAAAATGAGCAATGAACTATTAGAAAAAGCAGTAGCAGCAAATACTACTTTGACTACAGGTATGAATGGACAGACCATCACTGGTGCTGGCATTCACGTTGGAGCTACTCAAACAGGTGGTCTCCTAAATCCAGAGCAGTCCGCAAGATTCCTTGACTATGTGTTCGACGCTACCGTTATTGGTAAAGTCGCACGTACAGTTAGAATGAAGGCTGACACAACTGAGATTGATCGTATCGGAGTTGGCGAGAAGTTGATGAAAGTCGCTTCTGAAGCTAACGATACAGCATCAAACGCAGGCGTTACATTCTCCAAGATTTCTCTGACCACTAAGAAGCTTCGTCTTGACTGGGAACTCTCAACAGAGTCTCTAGAAGACAACATCGAAGGGCCAGATCTTGAGGACCATATCGCACGTTTGATGGCAACACAAGCAGGAAATGACATTGAGGACCTAGTTCTTAATGGAGATGCTTCTGCAACTTCAGATGACCTATATAAGGCATTTGATGGTGTTGTCAAGAAGTCAAAGGCTAACGGTCACGTTGTAGATGCAGCGGGAGCTAATATCTCTCGTGCAGTATTCAACAGTGCACTTAAGGCTCTTCCACGTAAGTACAAGCAACGTCGTACAGACCTTCGCTTCCTTGCTGGATCAAACCTTATTCAGGACTTCCTATATACACAAAGCATTGGTACAAACCAGACAATCCCACAAGATATCGCTTCTAGCGTTATCCGTGGCGATGTTGCTCCACTCGGTGGACCAGCTGGTTACGTAGCACCATTCGCATTTGGTATTCCAATTGTTGAAGTCCCACTTCTAAAGGAAACTCAGACTGGTACCCATACTGGTGCATCAGGAGATCATGGTGACGTACACCTCTCATTCCCAAATAACGTTGTTATTGGAATTAAGCGTGACGTAACTGTATACAGATTCTTCTGGCCACGTAAGGACTCAGTAGAGTATACACTTTATACTCGTGTTGGCGTTCAGATTGAACAAGCAGATGCTTGGGTAGTCGTAAAGAACGTTAAGGTAGCTTCTTAATTAAATAAGAAGATCTTGTAGAGGCCTCTAAAATTTAATATTTTGGGGGCCTTTACCTTTTAATTTTACAATGCTATAATTGATAAGAACAAAGGAGAATGTATGTCATTTTCGACATTAAAAATTGCTGAATTACGTCAGGTTGCCGAAGACTTTGCGGTTGAACTACCAAATTCAAAAAACAAAACAGAAATAATTGCAGCCCTCGCTGAAGAAGGCGTAACATGGGATGTATACCAAAAGACTATTGAAAATATTGAAGATTCAAAATTAGAGGCAGACGAAGTATTGCCAACTTTTGATCCAAAGAAGGAACAGCCAGAAGACACTGTTCTAGTAAAAATGGAACGTGCTAACTTTAGGTATGACGCAATGGGATTCACATTTACCAAAGAACATCCTTTTGTAGCAATGCCTACAGAAAAAGCAGAAGAAATTTTTGAAAAAGAGGAGGGTTTTCGTTTAGCGACTCCCGTAGAGGTTAGAGAGTTCTACGCATAACGAAAATTTTAAATGGCAGAATTATATGTAAACAGTAATGGAGCAATCCGTCAAAAAATTTATTGGGGAGGTCAACCAGTAGATGCAGACGGAAATGTTACCGTTACTGTTTACGATGTAACACAGGATCCAGCAGTTGTACCAAACTTAAACCCAACTACACCAATTGGAACTTATATTGCAACAAATCTAGAAACAGATAATGGTAATTATGAAATCGTTTTGCCTTTCAATATTACTTTTAGAAATAGAAAATTAAAACTTGTCTGGTCCTATCAAGTTTCTGGAAACTCTGCCAGTAACACATCATATGTAGATGTTGTAACACCTTACGCAAATTTGTCGGAAGCAATAGATGCTCTTGGAATAGGCGTTGATCCAAGTGATGCAAATTATAAATCTTATGATGAAATAAAGATGGCTGAAAAATATGCCAGAAAATTAATTGAAAGTTACACAAACGATTACTACTATATATATGATGATTCTGTAACTATTTATGGTAACGGAGATGATTCAATTCAAACACTTTATAAGATTCAGGAATTGCATGAACTATATGCAGATGATATATTGCTTATAGACAATCCAAATCAAATAAATAATGTTGGTTATAGCGTTGTGCCAGTTTCAAGTGGATACGGTCTTAAAATTGATAGAAACCTTACAATAGACAACACCGTGTATTTGGCAAACGGCATGGTATCACCAACAGTATATGATATTGGATATCAAGGGTTTTTTAGAAAAGGAGTTGCTTATAGAATTCAAGGAAAGTTTGGATGGTCAGATGTTCCAGATGCAATAGAAACAGCAACTATAGAACTAATGAAAGACTTTTTCAATAAAGATACCCAATGGAAAAATAAATACGTAAAGAGTATATCTACCTTTGACTGGGACTTTGAATATGACCCACAAGTATATAGCGGAACAGGAAACTTTTTTGTAGACAATATCCTCTCTGGATATGTTATTAAACAAATGTTGGTGATTTAATGAAAGATTTAGTTAATTCAATATTAACAATGAAAGCCGATATTTATTCTCAAGAAGATACGCAAGATGAAGATACTGGCGCATTAAAAAAGAATTGGATATTTACAGATACCGTTGATTGCTTTGCAAAGGGTTCGGTAAGCTCTGCTGGTTCTCGTGGTCAAGACAAACAACAATATACCACTAAATATAAAGATACGGAATCTATACAAATTCGTGTAGACAAATATATCAATCAAAGGCAAAAAATAACAAACATTAGAAATAAAAATGGAGAAGTTATTTGGTATGAATTAAATTACCCAACTAATACTCCAACAGTTTTTGAGATAGTGGGAAATACTCCAATAACAGACCCATTTGGAGAAATTCTTGGATGGAATTTATTGGCTCAAAGATCGGAGAATCAGACAATTGGCAACTAGTGCTCAGGCTTTAGATGCAGCTTCTAGGGGTCTAGCAGGCCTTATGAGAGGCGTAAAGCCATCTGGAGTCATAGACGATGGCGGAATGGTACAAAAGATCTCAGCAGCCTTATATTATCAAGCACAGGTAATGACTCATATGGCAACAGAAGATTGTATTCAAGAAGGTTTTACAAATAAGGTGTTTAACAAGATTAATACTGATCTAGGAAATTATATAGATATGCAGGCAAGATCTAAACCAAAATATTTACATCATGTTTATGAATGGGGAAAAACTGGAGACAGAACTGCAAGACTATTTACTTTAACAAAAAAACAAGAAAAAGATTTTAATTTTACATTATCTTATAAATTTAAACTGTCAAAATCTACAGTTCCAAAAAACGATACTAACAAAAAATCTTACGTTTTTGCAAATAAAGCATTTGTAATGGAAACTGGAAACCCAGTAACAATTACTCCAAGAACACCACAAGGAAGACTTGCCTTTGCAATAGGAGATAAAAACATTATTTTGCAGTCTGGTAGATCTGTAAGAGTTTTAAACCCTGGAGGAAAGCAAACAAAAATGGGTTTTGCCAATACCTATAAGTTTTTTGTTGGAGGTAATCTAATTCAAAATTCAATTAGATCTTCTGGAATTGAAAGAGCATTTGAACTTGTTGTGAGAAGATCTATAATGCTTCCGCCATTGGTAAGAAGAAAATCATATAGTTATTCTGCTTCTGCAGTAAAAAGTTTAGCTCAAAATGCTGTTCAGTCTAACGGTAGGAATATGTGATGGCAAATTATAAATTAGATGCGGCTAACGAAGTTAGAAAATTTTTATGGGAAGAATTAAAGTCTCATGACATCTTTGATGCAGACGACTATTATTCTGACAATTTAAATGAAGCCATAGTGCCAATTCTGCCAGTTCAACAGCTCCCAGAAATGAATCAGTTTTTAAGCGGTAAAAAGCATATAATTTATGACAAGAGCGGGATGACTTATGAGGATAATTGGCTAGTATGTAGCGAACAAATGATGTTTACCCTGTATGCCGTAGACATTTCAGAGCTGAATGAAATGAGGAATTTTATAGTAGATTTGTTCAGAAGAGCAGACGAATCTGCCAGAGATATCAACAATTTCATAGGAAATAACAATAAATTTAGATTTCATACCTTTTATATAGCCGATATTACGCCAACTGGGCCTTCAGAAGAGGTTCAGGGCTTTCTTTCGTCAGACGTTATTATAGAAATGAAGTATTCTAGGGATGTTTCTGTCAGCGGCAGGTTTAATTAGCCTTGCTTTATGAAGCATTTTGGCCTATTATTATACATAGAGGAAACGCCTAGCCAGCATTGATTTACAATTTTTAAAATTCCAGGAGGTGGAAATAAAAAATGGCATTTGAAGCTAAGAATATTATCGTCGGAGCAGCACCACTGTTCCTTTCAAAGAAAGATTCAACAGATTCAACTTATGCAACTGTTCTCCCAGAAGGAGCAGCAGTAACAGCTAATACATCAATTTATGATGCAGATACTCGTGAGCTTAAAGGCGCAACATTGTCTGGAGCATATGCAAACGTTGGTTACACAAACAATGGTCTTCAGATTACATATAACCCAACATACGGTTCTGTGACTGTGGATCAGCTTCTTGATACAGCAAAACTTTTCAAGGAGTCTATGGAAGTTATGCTTGCAACTGAATTTACCGAAGCAACACTAGAAAACGTTCTTCGTGTATTTGGTCAGGGAGCATCAACTCTTTCAAACGATGCACTTGGTCTCGAAGCGGGAGCCTTGGGACAGGAGCCAACAGAGCGTCAGCTAATCGCTGTCGGTTTGGCACCACGTAACACAGCTAATAAGAAGCGTGAGCGTGTATATTATGCACGTCGTGTACTTTCAGTACAGCAATCACAATTTACATTGGCTCGTAACAATCCAACTGTATTTCCAGTAACCTTCCGTCTTCTTCCTGATGCAGCATATGCAGGGGCAGAATACGGTAAGATTATTGACCGTGTAATTGAAGCTTAATACAATTTAATAACAATTTAATAATATAACAGGCCCTCAGAAATGGGGGCCTCGTTATTTGCTTATGCTAGTATTTTTGCTATAATGATATGGAGTATCCAAGGAGGATAATTTTGGCAACAACAGTATATGACGTTCAAGAAATTGAATTGCAAAACGGATCAAAGGTAAAACTAAAACCCCTTACCATTAAAGAACTTAGAAAGTTCATGACTGTCATTCAGAAGACAGCAGATGTTACAGGAGAAGAAGACACTCTAAATATTTTAATTGAGGCTTGCGGAGTAGCTTTGGAAAAACAACTTCCAGAACTTGTTGCAAACAAAGATGCTTTTGAAGATGCGTTGGATGTTCCAACCATTAATCGCATTCTTGAAGTTTGTGGCGGAATGAAGATGGACGACCCAAATCTACTGGCGGCAGCAGTTCTAGCTGGTCAGAACTAGACTTAGCCGCCTTAGAAGCACAAGTTTTTTTATCTGGTAGATGGAAAAACTTTGAAGAACTAGAAGAAAATCTTTCAATGCCAGAACTTATACAATTGTTAAAGTCTATAAGTAAAAAGGAAGATGACAATAGAAGATTCCTAGCGTCTCTGCAGGGAATAAATCTAGGGGAGGATGAAGCAGAAGAGGATGAAAAATTACATCCAACTTTTGAAGAAATTCAAATGAGAGCGCAAGGCATCAACGGAATTAAAAATGACGTGATTGCACTTCGTGGAAATGCTGCTGCATCAAAAGGTTTCGGTATAAATCAAGGATTGGGGTATACCGAGGAGTAAATAAGTGGCTGAAAATATAAATACTAATATAACCGCCAATGCTGATTTTTCTGGTTTAATAAGTCAGATACATAAAGCAGTATCACAACTTACTCTTTTACAGCAAAAATTAGGTTCTTCAAACGTTGCATTAACGCAACAAATAAATGCAACAAATAATGCTTTTTCAGATATATTAAGAAAAAGCAATCAATTCAATACGCACTTTGTATCTTTAGCAAGTGACACAGAAAAATTTGGTAAAGCCCTAGATCAGGGTAAACTTAAATTAAAAGACTACTACCAACATTGGCAATCATACCATCGCCAAGCTGGCGGTATGATACGTGATCTCGCTAAACAACAAGTAGCATTACAAAATGCAATTGTTCAGCCAATGGGAAGAAATGCCCAGGGTCAAATGATGTTCGATGTGCATGTCCCAACTGGCATAAATGAATTAGCAAATAAGACAAAGCTTGCAAGAATGGAAATGTCTATTCTGAACAAGGTAATGTCTGATGGTGCTAATCAGCTTATAAATTGGGGTAAAAATACTCAATGGGCTGGTCGTCAGTTAACAGTAGGATTAACTGTGCCGATGGCAGCATTTGGCGCTGCAGCATCAAAAGCGTTTAGAGAAGCAGATCAAGAACTTACAAGACTTACAAAGGTCTATGGCGGCTTGGCTCCTACAGCAACTGCAGAGCTACAAAAGGTTAGAGAAGAAACTGTAAAAACAGCAAAAGAATTGTCTGCTGCATATGGAGTTTCATTTAAAGATACAATTGGTTTAGCAGCGGATATTGCAGCAACTGGTAAACAGGGCGATGAATTACTTGGATCTCTTAAAGAAACAACACGCCTATCAGTACTTGGTGAAGTTGATAGACAAGAAGCAATGAAAGCCACTCTCGCTATTCAAAATGCTTTTAAAGAAAACACAGATCAACTAGCTAATTCAATCAACTTTTTGAACGCTGTTGAAAACCAAACATCTACTACTTTACAGGATTTAGTAGAAGCAATTCCAAAAGCTGGTCCAGTTATAAAAGGTTTGGGCGGAAGCGTTAAAGATTTAGCACTTATGATGGTTGCCATGAAAGAAGGCGGAATAGATGCAGCACAAGGAGCTAACGCTCTTAAGTCTGCAATGGGTTCATTAATTAATCCAACTAAGGTTGCAGTTGCTCAGTTCTCTTCATTTGGCATTAATCTAAAACAAATTGTTGAAAGTAATGCTGGAAATATAACTGCAACAATATTAGAGTTGCAAAAAGCGATGGATAAATTAAACCCATTACAAAAACAACAGGCAATTGAAACTCTATTTGGTAAATACCAATTTGCGAGAATGGGTGCATTATTTGATAATCTGGGGCGAAAGGGATCTCAAACATTACAGGTAATAGATTTAATGAAAGCAAGTACCGACGAACTTGCAAATGTGGCTGGCCGAGAGTTGGCACAGGTAACAGAATCTGCTTCTGGTAGATACAGAAGAGCTTTAGAGTCACTAAAGGCTGACCTTGCAACTGTTGGAGAACAATTCTTAGATATTGCAACAAAGATAATAACATTTGGCGACAAGATGCTTAAAACATTTAATAGTTTGCCAGAACCAGTTAAAAAGTTTGTTGCTTTACTTGGAGGAATAACTGCTTTAGCTGGTCCAATTATTATGTTGACTGGTGTATTTGCAAACTTCTTAGGATATGTACTTAAAGGCTTTGCTGGCATTAGAGCTTTCTTTAGCCAAGCAAAAGGATTTAAATTATTAACTCCAGAAATGAAAGCTGCTTCAGAAGCAGGAACTTTAGTAGAAAAAACATTTTATTCGGATGCCGCTGCAGCAAAAGTATTAACAACAGCATTAACTGGTTTAAGACTAGAAATGCAACAAATAGCAGCATTATCAAGAGCAGGAACAATAAGTGCTGCTCCAGTTATCCGTGGTGCAGGAGAAGGGGTTGGAATAGCACAATATGATTTTGCACATTATAACCCTCAATCTAAGTTAAGCGAAGCAGATAGGTTAAAGCAAACCTTCCACACATCTGTTCCGCTTGACCCAATGACAAATAAAGCAATTGGAAGCAATCCACAAATGATGGCTATGCCAGGATCAAAAGTTCCAACAGTTCCTGGACTTACAATGATCAATGGTGCAAGCACAGCAATAAATGCTTCAGAAGCAGCAAGATGGCATACAATGATGACTGCTATGGCAATGCGTTCTAAATCTGAAATGGCAAACATTGAAAGAATTATTGATACAACTGGTAAACTTCCAGCAGAATTTTTAAATGATTTTAATGTAATACTTCCTAAAATGGAAGCAATTACACAAACTGCAGCTCAATCTTCTGCACGAGTTGCAGCAGCAGCAGAAAGAGGAATTATATCTGTTGAAAGAGCTCAAGCTGCATTAACAGCAATTAATGCAAAAATGATTGAAAGAATGAATGCTCTTTCGGTAGCATCTGGAGTCCCAATTGATAAAATGACATTGGTTCCAGGAACTAATACGACTATAGCCACAGGAAACGCTATTGATAAAAATCAAGAATACAACATGAGATCCGCTTTGCGTTCTGGAGAAGGAAGAGCTGGATCTATTACAAGCAAAATAGCTAGAGCAGTTGGATCATCTGTAAGAAGAATTAAATTTGCAGGTGGAGTAACTGCTTTAGGAAAGTTTTTGCCTAAATTTACAAATATGAAAAAAGCAAAACAAGCTGCAGAAATGCTCAGAAGATTTGCTGAAGAATCAAGAAAGTTTAGCGGAACTAGAACTCCTAATTTAAGACCTGGTAGCACAAGTGGTTCTTCTACAAATACTACAGCAGAGGCAGATGTAGCGGCAGCTTATGGAAAACTTGCACGTAGAAAAAATAAAATTTGGGAAGATCCATGGCTAAAAGAAGCTGGTATGACTCCAACATCAGGAGACGATTATTTAGTACATGCATACGGCCCAGGCTATGCTGCCAGAACAAAGGGTCTTGAGTTTAGTAAAAATGCTGCAAGAGTTCCTGCTGATAGATTATCAGAATTTGGTTTGGGACATGTCACTACAAAAGCTCCATATTTAGAAGTATTGCCATCACAATTTATAAAAAATAAAAAAGCTTTCAATGAAGTTTTTGGCACTACAAAATCTGTACAGGATGCATTTAGAAGAGTAGAAGCTGAAGACATGGTTAGCCTTATGCTTTTCTTAAAGTCTCAAGGCGTTAAACCTCATACTGCAAAAGAGTTAGCAGGACGTGCTGCAGATCTTCTTAATAAACAAATGAAAGCATGGGGAAATAAACCTATGACAGAGGCTGATTTTGGTAAAATGTTAAATCAAGTTTCTGTTAGAGCGATAAGAAGTGGTTTCCACCCAAGGATGAGAGAAGTAATTAATCCATTTGGATATGATGCACATACAAAAAGACGTGGATATGAAGCAATGCCATATCAAGGTGGAGTTACTAAACTTCCAGGATATGGCGGCGGAGATACAATTCCAGCTTTGCTTGAACCAGGAGAATCTGTTATAACAAAAACAGCAACTGCTGCCAATGAAGGTGCAATTGCATTTATGAATGCTGGAGGAAAAATTCCAGGATTTGCTTTTGGCGTAACTAAAGTTGGCGCAAAGGTACGTGCTGCAAGAGCCGCTAGACAAGAAAATCTTGCTGCAAATCCATATTATCAGCCAATGGGAATTGGAGCAAACATTGGAGCTTCAATTGGTGGAGGAATAGTTGGAAAAATGACTGGACTTCCAGGCGGAGAACTTATAGGGTCTTTAATTGGTCCTGCTGTTCTTTCTAGAATTATTGGTGTTTCAAAAGCTTTAGCTCAAGGAATTAAAACTGGAGCAGGCTTTGTAAATATTATAAAGAATATGTCTATGGCTTTAAGATTAACTCCATGGGGACTTGCTGCAACTGGAGTTGCAATGCTTGGGCTTAAAATATTTAATATGTGGAAAACTGCAAAAGCACAATCAGATGCCGCAGCACAATCATTTAAAGCAAATGAAAAAATTGCTGGCCAACTTGGAATTAAATACACAACTCTTTCTGGTAAAATTAAAGCGGCACAGGAAGATGCAAAGAGACAAAAAGCCATCCTTGATGCCGTGCTTGAAACAAATAGAAAGGCTGGCGGCACAGGCGGACTTTCAATAACAATTAAAGAGTTAAAAGATCTTCAGGACAAGGCAAAGAAAACACAACCAGATGTCATTAAACTATTTGATGCTATGGATAGAAAAGATGTTGTTGCAAATGCAGCGGCATTAAAAGCGCAAATGGTTGCAAGCGGCATAGCTGCTGAAGATGCAACTAAGCAAATATTTGCAATTATGACTCAGTCAAATAAGGCTGGGCAAGCAGTTGCTGCAATATCTTCTAAACCATTTATGGAAATAAAAGACAAGGTTTCTGCTGCAACAGTTTCGGTAAATACATTCAATAAGGCGTTAGGCATTTATGGCATTAATGGAAACGAGTTAGCGGCAGCTTTTGAAGGATCAATGGATGCAATTGATTCTTATTATAATAGTCTTGTTGGAACAAAAGATGAGACTGGAAAGATTATTACTGAAACAGAAGCATTAAAGATGACCATGGATAAATTAAATGGTTCCGCTTCTACCAATAGACAGCTAGGACAGTACAATCTTGATTTAATATTAAAACAAAAACCAGAATTAAAAGGCATACTATCTGCAACAGATTCAACAGCAGATGCATATGCCAAGATTAAACTTTATACTTCTGGAGTAGTAGATGATTTAAGTAAGATTAGCGGTCTACAAGCTCAAGCAATGTTGGCAGTACAAAATGCTTTAAATCAATCAGCAACAGGATTGACAACGGATGTAGAAGGTAATAAGAGTCCATTAGCTGCACTAGCTAAACTTGGTTCTGCTGCAGCAAAAGCTGCAGCAGCCTCAGCAGCCGCATCTTCTAGAGCTTCTCAGGCTGCACAAAGAGATATTGATAAAGAGTCTAAAGCAATTGATAAAAAGATTGCTGCAATTAAAAAAGAAGCAGATGCTAGAAAGAAAGCTTTACAGGTACAACAAGATGCTGCTGATGTTGGATTACAAATTCAAGAAGCACAACTTAAATATCAAAATGCTATAGCAACTGGTAACATGACAGAGGCAGCCAGTGCCCAGCTTGAAATACAAAGACTTACATCAGCTCATCAGACAAAACTTGCACAAGAAGCTATTGAAAATAAAGCAGATAAAGATACTGAAGCTTTGCAGGCTAAAAAAGAAGGACTAGCGGACTCTTTAGCTGCTGCACAAAAAGCAGCTGCCGCTGCTGCAAAGAAAGCGGCTGATACTGCAGCAACTTCAGATAGCATTAAAACAATTCAATCTACAATTGCTACAATTATAACAAATGCTGGTCTGACGACAGATAAAAATAAAATTGAAGCATACGGATATCAATTAAAAGATCAGCTTGAGGCATTAAGAAAGCTTGGCAAAGAAGGTGTAGCAGCAGCAAATGCTATTGCTCCAGCACCTACTACAGCATATGAAGGTTCGCAATTAGTTACTAAGACTCCAGACTATAGCAAGATTGTTTCAGATTTAGCTAAAAAGAATATTGAAGCAGCAGCCGCTACTGGTAAATTTACTGGATCAGTTGAAGAATTTAAAAAAGCAGTTGCTGATTTTGCAAGAGAAGCTGGCGGAGGAAAAACTAAATCTTCTGCAATTCAAGTTGGATATAATGCAAAGTATAAATTAGATGCAAATAAAACAAATATTTTAGACAATGATTCCAAAAAGGCTATTGTAAAAGATTATGGATTTAAAGCAGGAGAATTTTTTGAATATAATGGAAGGGTATATAGAGTAAAAAGTTCAACAGATATTGTTGCTCAAAATTATTCTGACGGCGGTACAGTTTTTGGTGCAGGAACTGCAACTTCTGATTCAATTCCAGCTATGTTATCAAATGGAGAATATGTAGTTAGAGCTTCTGCTGTTCAAAAATATGGGACAGCAACAATGGATGCAATAAATTCAATGAAGTATGCTACTGGCGGAATGATATCTTCATATGGTAACATTAATAGGTATTCCACAGGCGGAAGATTAAAATATCATGATGGTGGAATGGCTGGAAATGCTATAGGAACAAACGTTGTTATTAATAACGATATTCAAGTAAATGGAACTAATTTAAGTGGCGAAGAAATTGCAAGAGCAATTATGATTGAACAAAATCGTCAGATTTCAATGTCTGGAAAGAGTAGGAGCTATTAATGCCAACAGTATATTTACCTCAAGGGTCTTTGCTATATTTTGACATATCTACAACAAGTACTCCAGACTGGAAAAAGATTTCAGAACATAACAGGTCCGCCCTTGCCCTAGATACACAAAGATTTGAAAAGGTTCAGAGAATGTCTAATGGAACCCTGAGAAAGATATTTATTGCAGATAAGAAAACATTTTCTACTTCATGGAATATGATTCCTTCATATAGCACAATGACTTTAGATGGCGGATGGGGAGCAGAAGATATTAGATCCTTTTATCATGGGATAGGTCAAAAAACATTTAAAATAAAAATTGCATATAGTGCCACAAGAACAGAAGAGTTTGTAGTCTCATTTACATCTGCTAATTTTAACATTTTAAAAAGAAATGTTAAGGCTAAAACATCTGATTCAGCACAAGAGTTTTGGGATGTAAATATTTCACTGGAAGAAGTATAATGATTCAAATATCTTCATTAGAAGCAGTTAAGGACATTTTTAAAAAGAATTCTTCTATTAAAATGGGCGTGGGCGCAACCATGTCTATTAATGTTAATAGCATGGTTACATTTTCTGAAAGTTCAATAACTGGAACTCCATACCAAACCATAAACGGACGTCAACCATTTAAAAAATTGTTTCCATTAGATACAATTGTTAGACCATATAGGCCCCAATTAGCAGGAATTAAATACGGAATTTCTGGTGATGTTGCTACTAAAACTTATGCAGATCCAAGATCAGTTGATTATAAGCCAGAATCTCAATCTGGAAATGTTGTTAAGTATAGAACTTATTATCCAGGAAATTCTGTATATTATAAGTATTGGTTAACTCCTCAAGGTGAAGCTGCCTCAATAAATATTACATATCCTAAAACGGTTTATGCAAATAAAGTTGTTGTCAAGTTTGAGATATCACATGCTAAACCATCAGCTTGGTCTTTAAATATTGGAGGCAAAACTGCAAGTGGTAGTTCTTTAGACATAGGATCTTTTACAAGCACATCTTATGATGCTGGAGTTTTAACTCTTTATTATAATGGTACTTCCTGGTCAACAAATAAAAATGATTTAAATTTAAATCAATATCATTCGTTTACTTCGCTATCTTTAAATGCTACAAATCCTGGCGGTTATATTGGAGTTATTGAAGTAGCTCCACATATAGTTAGAGACTTAACTCCATATATAGTAGATTTTGATTTAAGAAAAGAGTCTAGTGCAAGCACAGAAGGACTTGTTCCAGTTGGAAACATTACTGCTAATTCTCTTTCTCTTAACCTAAATTGTTATAAAGATAAAGTTGAAGGAAACTCAATAACTTTTAAGTCCTACTTAAAAACAGATGTAATTGATTTAAACAATATGTATTTGTATAAAAATGCAGAAGTTGATTTATTTATTAAGGTTTATGATTCTGCTGGAGAATCAGAAGATATTGCGGGCAAATATTATAAAGTTCCACAAGGACTATTCTATCTAGATTCTTGGGACATATCTGAATTTGGAGATGTATCTTTAAACATGTTAGATTCTGCAAAGGTTCTTCAAGATACTTTATCCCCAGACCTTCTATGTGAAAACTATTCTTCCGTTGCAATTATTAGAAGAATGTTAGATTCGGTTGGGTTTACTAAATACAATTTTAATTATGTTCAAAATGATAATTCAATCATATCTCCAAATTATTGGTGGTCAGATAGCACAGCAACGGTATGGGAAAATCTTCAATCTTTATGTAGAGACTCTCAAATGAGTGCCTTTGTAGATGAATTTGGTGTGTTACAGTTCTATACAAGGGAATATCTATTTGGAACAAAGTCTTCTGTTTGGACATTTAGATATGATCCATTAAAAGATGCACAAAATAATATAACTGAACAGTCTAATATAATTCAATTAAGCAAAGTTGATTTACCATCTTCAAATCAAGTTAAGGTTGTTTACTACAGCACTGTAACATCCTCATACGAACAAAGTAGTGCTCCGCTGTGGTCTTCTGGAAATTCCTGGCTTGCCGCCGCATCTCTTAGCGAAAATCTTTTATCCAATGAGGTTCCTACAGAAAACAATAAAGTTTATTTATCTTTAACTCCAATCACTATAAATACTTTATCTCAAGAACAAATTGTATACAGCTTTGCTGGACATTTCCTATTGGGATCAGAAATAATAGAATACGATGCAATTGAGTATCAGTATACAGATATTTCAACTGGAAGTTCTGTAAAGGTTGATGTTACTGGAGAATCAGATTTGTTAAAATATAGAGGCAAGGCTTTAATAATTCAACAAGGTCCAAAGATGTCGACAACATTTATTCCTAGTGGTAGATATAGAATTAAAAAAAGAGGAGCCTTTGGAACTACCCCACAAAATCATTTAGTTAATGCTCAAAATGAAATTTCTGGGTGGAATGGAAAAGTAGGGGCGGTGTGGAAGTAAATGTTGCCACCAGAGGATAGAGAGCCAGGTACACAGCCAAATGGACTTCCGTGGCCTTCAGGATCACCACAAGCAGAGGCTGCAGGTTCTGCTGGAAATGATTCGCTTAAAGCAATTGGAGTTGTAGACGCAAGTAATGAAAAGTATGACGGTGTAGAAGTTTTATCGTATACTTTAAACAAAGAATTTACAGTTGAAAAGTCTTTGTTGACAATAAATACTGACCAAAGCGACAATACAGTTTCAATTATTAGCAAAGATTCTGGAATGTCAACAACGGGATCATACTATGCTTTTGGAACCACCATGTTTTTTAAACCAACATTAGAAGATTTAAAGCAAAATGCTGGCATAGGATTCTTTTTGTCTGGGGAAGGTTCTACTGGATACTATGTTCAAATTAGAACCACTTCAACAGCAGCTGCTCAGGGTGGTAATGAGTTTAAATTTTTAAAAATTAAAAATGGAAATATGACAGCCTTAGAAGATTCTCAAGGAGTTTCTGATGCAGCTAAATTAACTGCTGTTTATTCTGGGTCATCATATAAAATTGATGTTTATGTAAAAGTTTCCGCAAATAGAGTAGACTTAATTGGATATGTAAATGGATTTAAAATTACAGCATCTGACACTGGAACAAAATATGGTAACACAACAACTCCAAAACTTTCAACAACAAGTAATATTGGACTGTATGCAAGAAGAGGTACCGTAGCTTTTGACTATGTATATGCAATTCCAATTACTAAAGACCAATACGATAGCGCTGAACTTTTTAATGTTTATAAAAGACAGTTTGCTAATACTGCCGTAACCACTTCTTATGGAGATGTTTTTATATCTGGATTGGAAAAGGTAGAACAAAATTCAAATGGATACATAGAAGAATTTGGTCCAGTTGCTAGAGAAATAAGAAGCATTAAAATTAGATATGATGCTGCACCAGCATATCCAAAGTATCCAACTACTGGAGTTAATCAGGCAGTTTCAATTGTTGCTTCTAATCTATCTACGTTTACTGGAGAGGTTTATGTGTTAAATAATGCGGGAACTTATATTCCGTTAGATGATTCAGCAGGAACATCTTTTGCAATTATTGGTAACAGCGTTATTCAGTCAAGCCCTTTAACCTATACAGAAGATCCAACAGACCCATACTCTCCAACAGAACCAGTTTCCTTTGATTCTCAATGGATACAAAGAGCTGATGACGCTAAAAATCTTTATGATTGGATTGTAAATCAATGGAAAAATAAACAAATGGTTATTAAAGTAGATACATTCGCAAACCCTTTAATTTCAGTAGGAGATGTTATATCTGCAAAACACGAATACCTTGGAGTTACAGATAATATAAAATTTGTTGTTACAAACGTTAATCAATCTTGGGGGGATGGACTAAGTACTCAAATAGTCGCTAGATCAATTTATAGTTGACCAAATGGTATAATAAAAAAATGGCAAAAGATAATATTGCAACGAATGAAGTTAGTAAAAATGCTCCTATATTTTTAGCTGTTGGACAATACGAGCTTGCAGACCTAGATCCTTTATTTGCTAGAATTCTAGGTTCTGGTAAATTTAGTGGCTATGGAGCCGCAGGACTTTTTGGTTCTGGAGATGGTTTAGGTAATTGGGGAGGCAGCAGTGGAACTGGTACGGGAACTGGAACGGGAACTGGTACGGGAACTGGAACGGGTCCTGGAGGAACATTAACTGTCCCACAAGGTCCAGGCAAACCATTCTTTCCAGAAGTTACTTTAACATTTGATTACCCAGCTCCAGATTTATCAAGCATTGAAATTTATAAACAAGAAATGAATTATAGTACAAATCCGCCAACAGTAGATATTACTTTTAGAGTAAGAAATACAACTGGGTATCCAGTGGTTGGTTTAAATGCAAAGGTGCCAAAACAATGATAACTAAATTTGGAAGAAGATTTATAGCTCAATACTTAGCTGGACAAACATCTTTTCCAGCCCAAGATCTTGCGGTTGGGATAGATAGTACTCCTACAAATGTAAATGGAAACGATACAAGGCTTGGTTTTGAGTTTTATAGAATTCCTATAACATTGGGAACAATTGATATTCAAACTGATCAAAATGGTAACAGCACATATGCGGTAGTTTATAAAACTACTTTGCCACAAGATGTTGCTGGCAAAATAAAAGAGATAGGATTGTATCCTTCTTCAAGATTATCAGTTAATAATTATGATAGCAAATTTATTTCAGATTTTGAAAACAATTTGCTTTGGACAGATTCAAATGGGAACAATCCAGAATTGGTTACAAGTCCATCGGCAAGAATTGGTGCTACTTTAGCTAAATGCAATGTTGTAAGTTCTCAAACAAGAGAATTTATAACAAAAATTAATTCCTTAGATATGTCTGGATACAGCGCAAATGACACGCTTACATTTGCATTAAATCAATCAGACATAAATTTAAATTCAATAAAGATTAAATTTTATAGCTCAGATACATCCTATTCCTACATTAACTTTACTTCATTGTCTGGAACTGGAGAAAAAATCTTATCAGCTAATTTGTCTCAAATTCAAACATTTGGAAGCCCAGATGTTTCATCAATAAACAAAGTTGGTGTAGAAGTGGTTGCAAAAAATACTGGAGATACCGTAGTTTATTTTGATGGAATACGAATAAATGATGAAGACACATTTGATCCTAGATTTGGCCTAATTGCTCGTTCTGTTTTAAGCGAAACATTAGACAAAAAAGCTGGAAGGCCAGCTGATATTGAATTTAGATTAGGAATTAATTTCTAATGGCAGATCCAAATGTTCTAATTCCAGCAGATCTTAACTTTAATGGCTATCCAGATCCCAGCGATAAAAATTATTGGGACGTAAAGATAACTGGATTAAAACCAAATACTGGCTACGGAATACAATTCCAATGGGTATTTGAAGGTGGAAAGCTTGGCCTTTGGTCTGCAACAAGATATATTTTAACTAATGCAGTTCCAGCTCCAGGTGAACCAGAATTATCTTTAAGCAATGTTCAAGGTGGACAAGGTGTAATTAAAGTTACATGGAGTGGAAAAGATTCTGGTGGAAATACAATTCCAAATGTTAAACGTGTCAACATTCATATATCTGGCGGAAAGTTTGGGGATGGATCTACTCCAGCAGATTATTTTTTAGAGCCTGGAACCAAAATAATTGCAGCAGAAGCTGGCGTTTATATGGTTCAGTTAAAAGCTTTAGCTGCAGATGAAAAAACATATTCGGTATTTAGTCAAGTAAGAACAGTTACAGTTACTGGAACTTCTGTAATTGTAGAAACCCCAACTCTTCCAACTGGTCTATCCGTTTCTCAAAGTGCTTTTGCGGTTGCTGTTAACTGGGGAGGAACATATTCTGGAAATAATTTTGAAGGATTTAAATCAATAGATGTTCATGTAAGCGGATCCGATCTTGGAGCAACGACTACTTCTGGATTTAGTGCATCAACTCAAGTAGCAACGTTAACTGTTAATTCAACTACAAACAGACAAAATGTTGGGCTAGATAATTTAAGAGTTGCTTTAGGCTTAGCTTCAAATAATGATGCTTATACTGCGCCAATGTTTTTTTATTACATTGCAAGAAACTCTAAAGACGAATTGTATAGTGTAAATGGAAATCCAACTTACACTAGAATAAACTCTACTTCAGTTAATCCTAAAAAAGCTAATTTAATAGATTTAGAAAACGGATTAATATCTATTCAAAATCTTGTTGCTGGTAATGGCCAGTTTGCTTCTTGGCTACGTGCAGGCGGAGATGGCGGAGCAAGGATAGAATTAAGTGGAACAGATACAACAACTCCATCAGGATCAAGCTATCCAGTTAAAAAGGGTTTGGTTGCATATTCTACTGGCAATGTAGAAATATTTAATTTAGATATTGGAACTTCTCCAAAACTTACAATTAGGGGAGATGGGGAATTTAGCGGTAGCCTTGCAATTGGTGCTGGAAATAATATTTTTAAGGCTGAACCAAATGCTGGTTCAAGTGTAAGAGGAATTTGGCTCGGACACGCTGATTTTGGTTCTGCCCCATTTAGCGTTGCCAACACTGGAATTATAAAAGCAGAGTCTGGAACAGTAGGTGGACTTACTCTTTCAGCTCAATCAATTGGAAATACTGGAAATACTTTTAAAATTGATAAAGACGGAATAATAACTTTAGGTGCAACTAGTGGAAATCATATAAGAATTGCTTCTGATGGAACTGAAGCTGGAATTTATCATAAACTAAATAATAATACTGTTGGAAATTTTAAAATAACAACTTCAGGAACTATGCAATTAGGCAATGACATTGGAACTCAAAACTTTTTAACTTGGAATGGCAACTCTTTAACCATGCGAGGAAATATTGAAATTATTGGTGGAGTTACAAAGCAAGCAATTGATGAAGCGGCTCAAAAAGCACAACAAGCAAAAGATGCACAAGAAGGTTTTGCAGGATCTCTTGCAGGACTATCGATTACTGTTAGCGGAAATACAAGTAGTATTGGTCAATTAAATACATTTAAAGAAGGTGTAGCGGATCCAAATACAAACTATACCACTATTAATGGTGGTAAAATATCAACTGGAGTTATAGCTTCAAATGCACAACTTGGAGGTCTTCCGTATACAGCAATAGATTTAGATTCAGGAGACCTCTATCTTGCTGGAGGTGCATTAACATTTGATTCAAATCCATTAAATAATTCGTTTATTATGACAATTGGAAATATGAAAATTGGTAGAAATTTATTTCCTTCAAGTGGCACAAGTACTGAAGGTATATGGATTAATACTACAAATTATTGGCAAAGCGATGGAAAATTTGCTCTTGGGGATAATATACTTTCATTTGGCGGAGGAACAGCTGTAAGAGGGAATCCTCTTTTTATTAATAGTGGATATATAAGATTTACTAATTTTACTAATTCTATTTTAGAAAGTGATGGAAATAATTATGCTGGAGATAATACTGTAGTATTAAATACCAGTGGAGAATTAACTAGAGGTAGAGCTTTTTATTATGGATCTACAACAACTCCAACATCTGCAAATACTTCAAGACAGGTCTACGATTCCTATACTGGAGGTTATGTAAGTGTAGCTTTTAGGGCAGGAGATATATGGATGACGGTGGATTAATATGGGCATGTATAGAAAAACAGATCCAGACACAGCATCTGGTGCAGCCAGTAATTATACAGATTCTGGTAAAAATTGGAGAAAGCATTCAAATTTTTTTAGAAAAACAAATGATAATGAGACTGCATCTTTAACTGCAGTACCAGGAAGATATACAGATAATACTAGAACTTGGAGAAGAATAAATTCTTTATGGATGTATAATTTTTGGTACGATTCATTATCTTGGGGATGGAAAAGAATACATTATAAAAATGCTAACGTACCATATGCAACAACTGCACCAACGCTTAGATACAATTCTTATAATGGCAAAATAATAGATACTTATGAAACTGATGCGGTAGCATGGTGGGCATCAGATCCTTACCAGCCTCAATGGGCTCAAATGGGTCCAGGTCCAGCAGGAATTGGTCAAGATGTATGGTATTTAGACAGCAATGGTAATCAAGTTGGATCATCAACTCCAACATTTTTATGGGGAAAAGATGGGGTATGGTTTAATTCTTCTACTGCAACAACTGATGGAACAATTGTTTATAATAGCGAATTTGCTACGCCAGAACTTGCTGCATATTCTTATGATGACGAAGGAAACTATAATGGCGACAAGTTAAGAAATTCTCAAGCGGTGCTAGAAGCATATGATAGATATTATATTTGGTACAAGGTAAGCAAAAGTCGTACAGTTGGAGGAAATACATTAACTGGACAAGCATTTAGTCAGGCGGTATATATTACCAGACAAGAACCTGTAGTAACATCTTTTGTAATGCAATCTCCAGAAACAGTTGCAGTAGGTACCGCAAAAACTGTAACATTTAATATTAGAAATGAATGGTGGAGAAAGGCAAGTCAAACACAATCATATATTGAGTGGCACGAACTTGATACACCTACACAAACTCCAACATACTCTACTTTAAAAAAATCAGATTTATTATATCTAACAACAATAACAACAGAAAATTCTACCTCTTTACAAGGATCGTACTCTTACACGCCAGTAGGCGTTGGTAAATACGTGCTTGCTAAACTTGTTGTAAAAAATAGTTATACAGATAAACCTCCAGTAACCGATATAGTTAGAACTCAAATAACTTCTGTTGCAACTGCAGCAACAAGTGGTCCATTTACAATTAGTGGTGTAACTAAAAATTATCCATCTTATGATTCCACTTATGGATACCAAAGATCTGTATCTGTTAACATAGGTCAATCTGCAAATGCAACAAAATATGAAGTACAGATAGAAGGGCAATATCCGTTTGATGGTAGCGGGTATGGAGGAGGATCCTATTCCACATGGACTGTTTTACAAAGTTATGCTAGTGCTCCTTATGTAAACGAGTCTAGTCGTTCTGGAGGAATATTAACATATTCAAAAAATGTTGCAGATTATCAATTTTATAGGGTTACAGTAAGAGCAAGTGTTGACGGAAATAGTGCTACTTATGCATATAGTAATAATGGAACAAGTAGTACTCCATCTTATGTTTATGCAGAAGGATTTGGCCCATCTACACCTTATATTTCAAACATAACCACCAGTTCTAATACAATTGGAACATACATTAATTTTGATGTAAGTTTATCAAGTGAGGGAAGTAATAGATTATCTTATTGGCAATACTCAATGGATGGCGGATATAGCTGGAATACCCCAAGCGGTTATGATTACATAGCGTTTAATGGAGCAAGGTTTTATGTGTCTTCTGGAACATATTATTCTTTTATGATTAGGGCAAATAATATGGATGGATTTACATCTTCATCTAGTAATCAGCTTTCAATAACATCTTTTCAAAAACCAGGAGACCCTACAAATGTTGTTTTCCATACGTACAACAATTATGAAGGAACAATATACTTTACGACTGGAAGTAATACTCAATCAGTTCAGTACTATTTAGATTATGAATCTGGACTACAATATGAAAGCAAAGATACTTATATAAATATTGGTTCTAACGATTATGGAAGTATGACAATTTCTGGAATGTCTTCTCTTAGCAGATCTTATACGCCGTACCTTCTTGCTTATTCTGGTACAAATAAAACTGGTGGACAAGGAAACTCTTTATCATATTCACCTAGATCTTTAAATGGTACAAATAAACCAACGGCAACTTTTAGTGGTACTCCTACAGTTTCTAATCAAAGGACCGTAACAGCTTCTTGGACGGGCGGAGGAGCAGCAAACGAATATTATGTTCAGCTTTATGATTACTATGGAGGTTATGTTGTAGCCTCAACAACCACAACTTCAACTTCAGCATCTTTTGGACCATCAGATGGAACCGATTATGCAAAAACATATTATTTCTTTATTACGCCAAGATATAGATATGCTGGAAGCATTTATACTGATGGACAACCAGCGGCGTCTAGTAACGTTACAACATATGCAAATTTGACTGCTCCCACAATTACTGATGTTCAAACATCTGATGGTAATAATTGGACAATTACTGTAAGTGGTGGAGGGCCATACTATCAAGTTTATTGGTTATCATCAACCCCTGGCCCATCAAATACACTAACCAATTATGATGCCGCAAGTACATCTACTACAATTTCTGAAACTTATTCAACTACAGGAAGCGTTTATTGGTGGGCCAGATCTTCTACAGAAAATAGAGGAAATACAACAACTAGTGGTAATGCAACAATTGGAACATTTTCAGACTGGTCTTCATATTATTTGGCGCATCAAGTTACGTATAATTATAATGGCGGGTCTGGAAGTACTTCTAGAGCAACAGTAAAAGATTCAACATACACACAATTACCAACCCCAAATAATAGATCAGGATATACATTTAATGGCTGGTATACAGCATCTTCAGGAGGCACCTATCTTGGAGGAAGTGGAAGTTATGTATATATAACTTCAACCCAAACAATATATGCCCAATGGACTTTAAACCTTTCTTCTCCAACAATTTCAAGTGTTACTTTTAATTCATCTAATAATACATGGACTGTTAATTATTCTGGAGGATCTGGTCCATACTATCACATATGGTATCAAACAACTTCATCAACAACTACAGTGCCATCTTTATCTGGTACTAAAAATAGTGTTGCAGATCAAACTTCTAGCTCTGCTTCTTCAACAGATAAAGTTTTGTCTCCATCAGCTGGATACGCATATTATTGGTGGGTGAGATCATCAACTACGTTAAATGGAACTGGTGATGGAGTTGTAAGCGATTGGAATGGTCCAGTAACAATGTCCCCAATGAATACATCTGCCCCTACATTATCTGGAACAACAAAAGTTGGACAGACACTCACATTTGGTGTTGGCTCGTGGGTTAATGCTACGTATTACGATCTTGAATTATATAGAGGAACCGCAGGAGTTATTACGTCTGAAACACAGTCAAAAGATGCTGGAAATTCAACAAGCAGCACTTATGTTATTCCTTCTTCAGATTTTACAGATCCCAATAATAGAAAGTATTATAGATCGTTTGCTAAAGGATTTAATCCATCATATACAAACACCTCATTTGTTGCTGGTACTGAACTTGGACCACTTGTAAACCTTACCTTGTATACAATTTCATTTGATAGCAAGGGTGGTTCTGCTGTATCTGATTTAACTCAGTCTACAGAAGGTGGGTCAATTGCAAAGCCATCAGATCCAACATTGAGTGGTCAAAATTTTGGTGGCTGGTCTACAACCAATGGCGGTACCACAGCGGTATCTTGGCCAAGAACTCCATCCTCAAATGAAACACTATATGCTATTTGGACTTCAGCAGCATCATATTCTATTACATATAATGGAAATGGAAACACTGGTGGAAGTACTACAGCAACAACTGGTAATGGTTCTGTTACTGTAAGAGCAAACGGGTTTACGAGAACAAATTGTACATTTTCAAGTTGGAATACTTCAGCGGATGGTAGTGGAACAACCTACTCACCTAATGATAGTTATAATTTAACAGCCAACGTTACCTTCTATGCTATCTGGACTGCTGTTACAAACTCAGCTACTGCACCTACTGGATTTAAATTTGATGGAAATAACCTTCCAACTTCGGGAAGAAAACGATGGTCTTGGACTGGTGTTGGAACAGTTACTGGTGGAACAGCAACTGGTATTAGGGTACAGATAAGTTCAACAAGTTCTACTTCTGGATTTTCCATAGCAACTGGCTCACCACTCGCTCTAACTGCAAGATCTTATGATATTGCAGTTAGCCCAGTTACCAGTGCCAGATGGTTAAGAATAGCAATGGAGTATACTGATGGTCTTGGAGTAACTAGGGTTGGAACATATACAAGTGCACTATAAGGAGAAAATATGATAACAAAAGATGATAAAATACAAATTGTGAATAATAAAATAAGCATACTTGAGGGTGTGATTTATAATTTAGACATTGAGATGGCTGCAGAATCAGCCAAATCTAATCCAAATAATGAACATATTGAAAATCTTTTATCTGAAAAAAACGACAATTTACTAGCGTTAAACGCTATTAATGAGATCCTAGACATTCTAGTTTTAGAATGATATAATATGAAAGGAGGAAACAATGACAGAAACAACAGAAACACTGCTTACCACTGAGGATAAGCATGCTATTTTAAATCAACATATTAAAAGCCTAGAATATAATATATATGGTCTTGAGCTTGACCTTATGGTTGAGAATGCTGGAACACCAGATCCAGATAGAGTTACATCTATTAATGCACAGATATCAACTGCTAATGCAAAAAGAGATGTACTGGTTGCAGAACGAGCAGAAGTATTAGGATTGTAGGATACAATGGCTGAAAAAGCAGAATTAATAATTACAGCACTGCAACAAAGAATGGGTGAAATAGTAGCAAACTATGAAACTCAAATTGCAGTATTGAGAGCAGAAATAACTATTCTTATGGAGCAGTCAAAGAAGCAGGATGCCCTTGCGGAATATGCAAATTCATTAGAAGAAAAAATTAGTGGGGTAGAGTAAAATGGCAGATACAAGTTTTAATTTTGAAGATGGGGCACCAATTTCTGCTTCAGAGTTAAGAAAACTTGTCGAGTATATTAACAAGGTAAATGCACAGGCCATATCCTTGCCAAGTCAGTTTGGTACTTTAGCTGATAAAGCTATTGCACAAAAAATGACTGCTGGATCTGTTTCTGTTCCAAGCCTAAGTTTAACGGCAGCAAAAGAAGTGCCAATTGTATTTACCCCACCACTTACTTCGGTTCCAGCAGGAGTCCAATTAACTGTAGAGACAAGTTCTGTTGACTCAGAAATAATTGTTTTTTTGAAAGCAAATACTGCAACTTCTACAGGATGCACTGCAGTTTTAACCAGAGCCGCTAACGCTATTGGAAAATCTATAACAAGCCCAGGTTCTGTAAAAATACATTATTTTGCCATAGCAAAATCTTCTTGACAAAATATAAAGTAATAGTAAAATTATACAACCAAAGTCACTGACGTGACTTTTTTCATGTTAGGATTTAAATGACAAATGATTTAAAATGGATGCTGTCGTCAGACCAGCAGTTCCCTTATCAAGATGATAAGATGATTGAATTATGGTTTAAGGTTTTAAAATGGTTTAAGCCAGATGTAGTAGACTATTTAGGTGACACAGACGATCAGGCATGCTATAGCAAATATACTGAAGGTCGTTCAGCAGAGTTTTTAAATCTTCACAAAACAGACAGCGCTGACCTTATTGTTCCTATGATGAGACACGAAGCTAAAGGTGCAAGAGATTTTTATGCTAAGACTCGTGAGATGCTTCCAGACGCACAATTATTTTCTGCATTAGGAAACCATGACATACGTATCTTTGATTATATAGATAAAAAACTTCCAGAGTATGCAGCACAAGTAACACCAGAAGCGCTATGGTCTTTGGATTCATTAGGGTATGAATATATTTATTATAACGAACTCCCTAAGCGCCGTTTTGGCGATATACATGTTCATCATGGAATTTCTATTGCCGCAACTGGGTCAGTTCGCAAGGATATGGAAGATCTTCAAGTTTCATTAATACGTGGTCATTCACATAGAATTGCATCACATTTAGTTACATATGAATTAAGAAACAATGGAGAAGGAGAAACTCTTCGTGGTTATGAAATTGGACATATGTGTGATGAAAAGGGTCCAGGCATGAAGTATACCCAACATCACGATTGGCAAAAAGGATTTGCAATTGCACATATTGTCAACGATTATCCTCATATTCAAATGATTCACGTAGCACCAGATTATTCATGTGTTGTAGATGGGAAAGTATTTAAACTATGATGCATTGTAGAAGATGTGGCGGACGAGTTTTTATAGATAGAGTCTTTTCACAAAAACTACATATTGAATTGTATTGTCTGCTTTGTGGAAGACGTTGGATGATTAATAAAGAAATGAGTATATTTGGAAGATGGCTAGACGAAAAAGAGCTAGAACAAAGAAAAACTTTCGGTATTTCTTCTTAAATGAAAAATTACATAAAGTTTTAAAATCTTCTAGAGTAAAAGATCAGATCATTGCCTGGTCTTATTTAGATAAAAAAAGAGTTTTATACTCATATGCTGAAGTAATCAAATATATGGAAAGAGCGTATTCTCTTAAAGAAGTGTGCTTTATTTTAGATAAACATGTTGTAACTGTAAAAGACTATATTGGTGAAGGCAAAATTAGACAGCCACAAAAAATATATCCTATAGGAAATTCTGAAAGCACAAAATGGTCTCAATATATGTTTAATCAAAAAGACATATTAGAGTTACATGATTACATATTGAGCAGCGGTAGAAATACTGAGAACCTGCCAACAAAAACTGAATTACTGGCCTTGCTAAATCATAATGTCATATTGTATACTAAGACATCCGAAGGCACCTTTGTCCCAGTATGGAAAGCAGAATGAGAAAAAAACAAGAAGAAGAATTTGAAAAGCTTGACAGTTCTACGGCTTTTACTAGAATTGCAGGCAACCTAGATCTTGCATCTATGCATGCAAATAAAAAGAAAGATGTGCAAGGGCTAATCACAGTCGCAGTTGCTTGGATGCAATTTTCTGATTTTATTGCTAATGGAGAGATGCCAAAAAAGAAATTTACAATAGGATTTGGACCAGAAGAGGAGGAGCAAGATGAAAGACCAATCAACCGTCGTAAAGGTAGATCTTCAATTCACAAGAAATCTAGGGAACTATGAAAGTATTAAGATTGGTATAGGCGTAGAAGATATTGTTCGTGACGGCGAAAATGTTGATTCTGCCACAAATAGAGTTTATAAATTTGTTGAAGATAAATTAATTCAAAAAGCTTCCGAGATAGAAGAGGAATTGAAAGTTGGCAAGCAAGGAAAACAGTAAACAGGCTCACGCTCTGCTTACACATTATATTTATTTGTTTAAGGATAAATATAATCGTGACCCAATTTTAAATAGGTATAGAGAAAAATGGGGTATGCAAGACGTTATAGATACTGTTGGATATGAACGTGCCAAAGATTTGATAGAATATTATTTTACTTTTAATAGATATAATCATCCCTTACAATGGTTTTTTTATAATTTTGATAAATTAGATAAGCTTTGGAAAGATATAGAGGATGACAAAGTGCATAGAGATATGCTAAGATTAAAGACCAAAGAAATGGTGGAAGAGAGAGAAAGGCGGTTAGATGAACACGGAAGCAACGCTGATATCAGCAGTATGCAAAAATAAAGATATAGCCACTTTACTTGCCGATAATGTTGACGATTTATTTACCTCCCATAAAGATGTTTGGGAAGGCTTAAAGTCTTATTATTATAAATTTAAAGCAGTTCCAGATATCGGAATCCTTACGGATAGGTTCAGAGACTTTGACCCATCAGAGGTTAAAGGTGAAACTGGATATTATTTAGACCAACTTAAAGCAGAATATCTTTCTAGCAAATTAAAGGGCATTATATTACGTGGAGGGTCTGCGTTAAAAGAAGATGCTCCTTCTAGAATTATTGCTAATATGCAAGCGGAGCTTGCAAGCCTTTCTAAATTTACTAGCAACGTAAGAGATTTAGATGTTACCGATTTTGAATCTGCAGAAAAATATTTTGAGCAAGTCAGAAAACGTTCTGGCATTATGGGTGGAAGTCCAGGAATTCCTACTGGCTTTAAAGCAATTGATACAGCATATGCAACTGGAATGGCTCCAGGACATTTAATTGTTGCTATTGGTTGGCCAGGTAGAGGAAAGACTTGGTTTACTTCCTACCTTGCATGCAAAGCATGGGAACAAGGTTTTAAACCCATGATTATATCTCTTGAAATGTCTCCAGAAGATATGCGTAATCGTATTTACACAATGATGGGATCTGGATTGTTTAAGGCAAGTGATTTTTCTAGAGGCGATGTAAATGTTGATGACTTCAGGTCCTGGAGTAAAAAGAATTTTGAAAACAAGAATGGTTTCATACTTGTTTCAAATGAAGGAATGGGTTCGGTAAATGCAAATACTGTTCAAGCTAAAATTGACCAGCATAAACCAGATATTGTAATCCTTGATTACCACCAGTTGTTTGCTGATACAAAAGGAAGCACTGGGGCTACTGAGAGAAATATGAACGTTTCTCGTGAATTTAAAATGTTGGCAATGAACAATAATATTCCTATTATTGACATTACCGCTGCAACTATGGATGATGTATCAGATCAAGACAATCCGCCTATGCTGTCACAAGTGGCATGGTCAAAAGCTATTGAGTATGATGCTGATATGGCAATAGCCATTCATAAATATAATGACACAAACATGATTGAAATTGTGTCCAGAAAGAACCGCCACGGCAGCGACTTTGGCTTCTATTTGGACTGGGATATTAATAGGGGTATAATTAAGGAGATATATGAAAATATACCTAAATGACCCATCAACGTATACAACGATTTCAGGTCAGAGCAGAATTCAATAGTGATGCAGATATCATCCGAGTTCGTGCTCAGTACGAGTCACTTCTAATACAGGAAATGAGAGACAAAGGATTTGTAAGAGTCCTAGATATTGATCCATCATTTTCAACATCATATGAAAACAACATATGGTCTTTTATATTAACAATGCATAGCGTATACGTAGGAAAGAAGAAAGCATGGGAATCAGAGGGAATCTCGCAAGGAAAGTTGATTCCACGAGATACACGTCGTCACACATTAAATCAATTCTAAAGTCATTAAATGTTTCTGTAGTTGGAGAGACTGGCAATGACTTCCTGTGCTATTGTCCATTCCATTCCAATAGACATAGTGCCAGCTTTAGCGTTTCTAAAGAAATAGGTGCTTGGCTATGTTTTAATCCTGCTTGTGGCGAGAGCGGAACATTAATTGATTTAGTTAAAAAAATAACTAAAAGAAATGATTTTGAGGCTTTAAGATTTGTATCTCTTAAAGAAGCAGAAGTTCTTTCAAATTTTGATGAACTTTTAGAAAGTGCCGTGGAGGAAAAAGAAGATTTTATTGAGTTTGATTCAAGCACACTTGACAAACTATCTTTAGAAATGAAAGAATATTCTGAAGGAAAAGAGTATATGTATACTCGTGGATTTAAAGATGAGACATTGGAGTACTTTAATGTTGGATATTCTAAAAACCGTAATATGGTTACAGTTCCTGTTCATAGCCCAGACGGCATTTGTGTTGGCGTTGTTGGGCGCAGTGTTACACAAAAAGAATTTAAAAACTCACCAGGGCTACCTCGCAATTCTACTCTTTTTAACATTCACCGTGCTAAGCGTGTGGGGGCAAATTGTATTATTGTTGAATCTTCGTTCGATGCAATGAGAGTGCATCAGGCTGGATTTCCAAATGTTGTTGCTACTTTAGGCGGACATATATCTTCAAATAATTTATCTTTATTGAATAGATATTTCAATAGACTTATAATTATGACAGATAATGATGAGGCTGGCAGATCTTTGGGAAATAATATTTTTAATAAATTAAGAAACAAAGACATCTTGTGGGCATCCTATGAATATGGTAAGATATACCCACATAACGCAAAAGATGCTGGTGATATGACTGACGAAGAGATAAAGCTTTGTATAAATAACTCTGCATCACATATTGAATATATCAACTGGTAGTGATATAATAATAATACAGATGGATATATACCATCACCTATATAGCAAAGGAATAAAATGGGAATAGTAAAAGGTCTAAAAGACCTAAATAAAACATTAGACAAGCCGCAATCTTCTGGCGGAGACTCAGCAAAAGGTCGCTGGCTCAAACTTGAAGATGGAGAAAGCATCAAAGTAAGATTTCTTCAAGAGTTGGATCCAGATTCTCCAACGTACAACGATAAGCTTGGACTGGGCTTTATTGCAGTCGAACACACAAATCCAAAAGATTATCGCCGTAAAGCGCTATGCTCTATTGACGACCAAGGAAAGTGTTGGGGTTGTGAGCAACACCGCAAAGATTATAAGGCTGGCTGGAAAGGTCGTTCACGACTTTACATCAATGTTCTTGTTGATGATGGCAAAGAAGAGCCATATGTAGCAATCCTTTCTCAGGGCAGTAGTGGGAAAACAATTACTCCAACTCTTATTGAGTATGCTGGAGAAATGGGATCCATTACAAATCTCATGTGGAGAATTAAGCGCTCTGGCACAAAAACAGACACCAGTTATACAATCATTCCTCTTGCTAAAGACGAGGTAGAATTTGATGCGTCAAAGCTTGAGATTTTTGAATTGGAAAAGACAGCAATTCGTGATCTTCCATATTCAGAACAAGAAACATTTTATCTATTCGGAGATAATGAAAAGAGCGAAGGCTCAGAAAATACCACCAGTAATTTAGAGTGGTAACTATTGACAGTTCATGGGGGAAAGTGTTAAGCTTTCCCCCTATAACTTTTTAGGAGTAATATGCAAACTTTTTTACCTTATCCGTCTAAGCGTGAAAGCTTAGATGCTTTAGACAATAAACGACTTAATAAACAAATCTTAGAGTGCTATCAGATACTTAATATATTAACTGGCAACTCAAAATCAAATGCTTGGCGTCATCACCCTGCCGTTTTAATGTGGGAAGGCGCTGAATCAGAATTGTATCGCTATGCTATGACTGCTGTTGTTTTAGCCGATATGCGTGGTATCAAAACAGATAAAAATAAGGAAAACCTAGAACGTCTATCTCGTTCTCGTGCTTCTTTAATATGGGAAGATAATACTCCTTTATGGGCTATTAATCCAACTACAATTAAACGTGTAAATGCTACACACAAGGCCAACCTATATCGTAAAGATCCTATATTCTATGTAGATTTTGCAGATTCAGTTGATAGCGAATACAACAAGCCTTGTTGCGATAAATGCTTGTACTATTGGCCAACACATGTTTTGAGGTCAATTGCAGCATGAGTTTTGCACACCTTCACGTACATTCGTACTACTCTTTAATGGATGGATACAATTCTCCAAAAGAGTTATTGGAGGCTGCAAAAAATGTAGGGCAAACGGCATTAGCAATTACAGACCATGGAACCCTGTCTTCTCACAGAGAAATGCAAATTGCTGCAAAAGAATTAGGAATCAAACCAATACTTGGAGTAGAAGCATACATTTCTCCAACAGATAGGTTTGATAGATCTTCTGGAACAGATAAAAGCATACAGGCATATAACCATATTATTTTGTTAGCTAAAAATGACGTAGGCCTTAAAAATATAAATAGATTACAAGAAATTGCTTGGACTGAAGGATTTTATTCTAAGCCACGTATTGATAGAGAAATATTAAAAGAGTTTTCTAAAGATATTATAATCCTTTCTGGATGCTTGAATGGTCTTATTTCAAAATGTATTGAAAAGAATGAATTTGCTGATGCCAAAATGATGGTCAAATGGTTTAAAACAAATTTTGGAGACAACTTTTTTATTGAAGTTCAGCCTGCTAATCCACCAGAAATTAATAAAAAGCTTTTAGAATTGGCTGATGAATTTAATGTCAGGCCAGTAGCAACTGCCGATGCTCATTTTTCTAAAGAAGAAGAAAGGGCATTAGAAGAAGCAATGCTTATTCTTTCAACTTCTCCAAAAGTAAACAAGGATCTTGATTTTGATAAATCTCGCAAGTTTGACAATATGTTCGATAGATTCAACTACCTTTGGCCAGATAGAAGAATCTCGTTTGAGCATTTAGACCTGTTTATTATGAGCAGAGAACAGATGTCTGAAAGATTTAATAAACAAGGAATTAGTAGAACCGATATTTATGACAACACCATGTATATTGCAGACATGGTTGAAGAATATACCTTTAAAGAGAATCTAGACCTTCTGCCAGTCCCAAAGACTAATGCTGATAAGAAGCTTAAGGAGATGGCTGAAGAGGGTCTTAAAAGGCTTGGAAGGGCTTCTGATGGGGTCTACAGAGAGCGCCTAGAGGAAGAACTTGGGGTTATCAAGGATAAAAATTTTGCCTCCTACTTTCTTATTGTTTCAGACATGATCAATTGGGCCAAAGACAATGGCATAAGAGTTGGACCAGGTCGTGGCTCTGCAGCAGGATCTTTAGTTTGTTATACATTGGGAATTACAGATGTAGACCCAATTAAATATGATCTACTGTTTTTCCGATTTATTAATCCAGAACGTAATGACTTTCCAGATATTGATACGGATTTTGAAGACCGCCGCAGAAAAGAAGTTAAAGATTATCTAAAAAAGAAGTTTAAACACGTAGCGTCTATTTCTACATTTACTTACTTTAAAGATAAAGGTGTAGTTCGTGATGCTGCTCGTGTATTTATGATTCCACTGCAAGAAGTTAATCGTGCATTAAAAACCGTAGACACGTTTGAAGATTATATGGAGTCTCCAAATACAAAAGAGTTTAGAATGAAATACCCAGAGGTCGGTTGGCTTGCTGAAAATTGGAGAGGCCGAATTAGAAGTACTGGTGTTCATGCCGCTGGAGTTGTTGTTGCTAAAGATGAATTAAGAAACTATGCACCAATTGAAACTCGTGAAGATCCAAAAGATAAGGTATCTGGAAGAATTCCAGTGGTTGGTTATGAAATGGAAACCGTTGCAGACATAGGTTTGATTAAGATGGATGCTCTTGGACTCAAGGCATTGTCTATTCTCTCAGACACTTTGTCATCAATTAAAGATAGATACGATAAAGACATTGTTCTTTCTGATTTAGACTTAGAAGATAAAAAGGTTTATGAAAGTTTAAACCAAGGCTACACCAAAGGCATATTTCAGGCTGAAGCAACTCCGTATACAAACCTTCTAATTAAAATGGGCATAGATAAGTTTGAGGATTTGGTAGCTTCAAATGCTTTGGTTAGACCTGGTGCAATGAATACTGTTGGAGCTTCCTATATTAACAGAAAAAACGGTAAAGAAGCAGTTGAATATACGCATCCAATACTAGAGCCTTTTACAAAAAATACCTACGGTGTTATTATATATCAAGAGCAAGTTATGCAGGCTTGCGTACATTTGGGAGGCATGACTTGGTCTGAGGCTGATAAAGTTCGTAAGATCATTGGTAAGAAAAAAGATGCAAAAGAATTTGACCAATTCAAGGATAAGTTTGTTACTGGGGCTTCAAAACACATTTCTAAGAAACAGGCAGAGGAACTCTGGCATACTTTTGAGGCTCATGCTGGCTATTCCTTTAATCGTTCTCACGCTGTTGCTTATTCCATGGTATCTTATTACACTGCTTGGCTTAAGACTTACTATCCCCTTGAGTTTATGTTTGCGGTTCTTAAAAACGAAACTGATAAAGATGCTAGGACGGAATATTTAATTGAGTCTAAAAGATTAGGCTTAAAGGTATTGTTGCCACATATTAACGAATCGGAAGTTGATTTTTGTTTGCAAAAAGACTCTATGCGATTTGGACTAGCAGACATTAAATATATTTCAAATAATATTGCTAATAAGATTATAAAACATCGTCCATACATGAATTATGCAGATTTTACTCAAAAAGCTGCAATGAAGAACAGTGGAATTAATAGTCGTGCAATTTCAGCATTAAATTCAATTGGTGGCGCTGCATTTAAAGATAATGAGCGTAGAGGAAATGAACAAGAAAACTTTTATGAATATCTAGGTATTCCTCAGTTTAATCTGCAAGATTTACCTCCAAGAATTAAAGCTCAAGCAAAACCAATAGAGGATTTTGATGACCTAGGTTCTTTTGTAATGTTTGGTATGGTTAAAAACATTAAGCGTGGCACTGGCTGGGCTAGAGTTGAACTAGTAGATGAAACTGGTTCTATTGGGTTATTTCATAACGAACAAACGCAAATAGAGACTGGACAGATGTACTTTGTGCTTGTTGGAGACAATCGCATTGCTAGATACGTAAAGGTTTCAGAAATAAATAAAGAAAATGACGACGTATTTGTTGACTATTTGTATAGAAAAGAGTACGAAGATTTAGATGAAGACAAGTATCTGGTATTAAATTTTACTCCATATAAGACAAAGGCTGGGAAAATGATGGCCCACATTGTTTTAACAAATAAAAATAAAGAGTTAAAAAGAGCTATTGTTTTCTCTACTATGTATAAAATTGCTTTGGCAAAAATGAGAGAGGGAATGGTATGCGACGTTGTTATCAATAAACTTGACGATGGAACACTAATGATAAAGGAAATAAAATGATAGAAGTTATATTAACAGAGGATGAGGCAAAAGATCTAGAAGATACACTGATTCATCACATGGAGCAGTGCTATAACACTCTTTATGATTTAGAAGGAGTAGAAGAAAATTTTGAGCCGTATAATCCCTTTGACGGTTGCTCAAATTGTGAAACAAGAGAATTTTTGATGAAAACTGTAGAATGGTTTAGAAATAACAAAGACCTAGCAATTTGGGTCGGAGAAAAGGAAATAAAGCATGACTGAAACAACAGAAATGTCGCAAGAGATAAACGTAACTAGCCTTCTCGTGGCTATATTAAAAACACTTAAGTCTGTAGAAGTTTCTTCAGAACTGATTTTAAATCCAGCAAATGAAGATACTGGCTTAATGGTTACATACAATGAAGAAAATAGAACTTTTATTATATCGCTAGGAGAGATAAATGGGAGTAATTAAGACAGATAATTTTAGAACACCACCAAATACAGAAAAAACTACTCAAACTGCATCAAGTGTGCTTTTAGATTATGGTTTAGATGCATTATCTGCAATTTTGCATGAATCTGCAGTAGAAAAAGGTTTTTGGGATGGAGAATATGATTATGATAAGTTTGGAAATAAATTAGCATTAATTCATTCAGAAGTAACAGAAATGCTTGAGGCTATCAGAAAACAAAAGGGTAGCCGTGAAATTACTGAAGAAGCAGCCGATATTCTAATTAGACTTTTAGATCTATATGCGGCTCTAAGAAATGCTGGATTAATTGAAGATTCACTAGACGATATATTAGACTATAAAGTTGATAAAAATAGAGGTCGTCCAAGACTTCACGGCAATTTATTTTAATGCTATACTATGTAAACAAAAGAAGGAAAATCAATGGATATAGAAGAAATTTTAGCGGGACTGGATCCCAAAACTCGTAAAAGAGTTCAAATAGCAGTAGAAGTAGAAAATCATAAACAAAAAACTCCTAGCATAGGCCTATCGCTTGCGCTTAAAGGTGGATTTGGTTATGGCAGACAAGTCCTTGTATGGGGAAATAAATCTGCAGGAAAGTCTTCATTTTGTTTACAAATGATTGGTATGGCACAAAAAGAAGGAAAAACTTGTGCATGGATTGATTCTGAAGAGTCTTATGACCCACAGTGGGCAGAAAAACTAGGAGTTGATTCATCAAAGCTTATATATTCTACAGCTAAATCTGTAAACGATATGGTAGATGTTGCTACTCAATTAATGAATGCTAATGTGGATGTTATAGTAGTAGACTCAATATCAGCGTTGCTACCAGCCATTTACTTTGAAAAAGATAGCGATGAATTGAAAAAGCTTGAAGATACTAAGCAAATTGGTGCTGAGGCAAAAGACATGACTCATGCAGTCAAAATGCTTAATTACGCAAATAAAAACACGCTGCTTGTTCTTATATCACAACAGCGTAATCAATTTGGAAGTATGCATGCTTCACACATTCCAACTGGTGGAATGGCAGTCAAGTTCTTTTCTTCAACAGTTGTAAAGCTTTGGTCTTCTGAAGCTGAGGCTAATGCTATCAAGTCTGGGGTTAAGGTTGGAGATAAAATTATTGAGCAAAGAGTAGGCAGACCAGTTAATTGGATTATTGACTATAATAAACAAGGTCCTCCAAATCTTTCTGGTCAATACGATTTTTACTTCCAGGGAGACGTACTTGGTATAGATCAAGTTGGAGAAACTTTAGACGTTGCAGAAATGTATGGCATCATAGAAAAAGGCGGAGCATGGTATACAATTGGAAAAGAACGTTTTCAAGGTAGAGCAAAAGCAGTCGAATATTTAAAGTCTAATCCAGATGTAGTTTCTGAGTTACAGGAGAAAATATATGCCAGATCTTAATGATTTTTTAAATAATCAAAAAGAAGAAGTTGTTGAAAATTACATTGATTCTGATATTCCAACTATGGGTGGTTCTTTTATGTGCCAAGAGTGTGGAACTGAGGTTAATAATGCATTCTTTAGACACAAGGAGGAAAGACTTACTTGGACATGTCCAATTGGTCATGTTTCATCAGTCCCATTTAAATAATGTCGGAAATATCGGAAGCAAAAAGAGACGGCGCAAGACAACATAAAAACAGCGGACGTGGTAATTATCAGAAGGGTGACGCTACGTGGAAAGATTTCGTGGTGGATTATAAAGAGTACGAAAAATCAATCTCTATTTCGCAAGATATCTGGGCTAAGATTTGTACAGACACTTTTAAAGTTAGTAGGGATAAATATCCAGTACTTAAACTCATCCTTGGCGGAGCTAGTAGCAAAACAAGGTTGGCGGTAATAGAATGGTCTTTGTTAGAACAATTAGTAGAAGAATGGGAGAAACGAAATGTCTAGCGGACAATATAAACCACATTATGGATTTAATAGTGTTCAAATTAAAAATGGAAGAATTGTAAGAATGAGAAAAGATGGAACAATCAAGGCGGATCTTGGTCCATATCCTAAAGAGAAAAGAGATAAAAAGTGAGAGATGTTTTGTTGACCACTCTTGTTGGAGCAGTTGTTGGCGCAGTATTCAGTGCATTTAAATTGCCAATTCCTGCCCCGCCAGTATTTGCAGGACTAATGGGAATTGTTGGTTTGTGGATTGGATACGCTTTAATTACTAAGGTATTGGCATGATTCAATTTTTGTTTGGCGTAATGCTTGGGTTTATTGTAGGATACCCCATGGGACTTTGGGCAATAGGATATACAAGGAGATTTAATGAGCGACAAAAGTAGTCTGGAATTAATTAGTGATATAACAGAGTTTAACGATCTTCATGACTTTATGAAGGACGAACAACTTGATAGGGCCATGGCAGTAATAATTAATATTATTGCTAAGCCAGATATTCCTGCAGCAAAAGCACATTTATTGATTGTTGAGTTGCAGGGTATCTCTGCAAAATTCGGTGTTCTTGCAGCATACTACACAACAATAGCTAAAGACAAAGCTGGCACTATCAACAATAATAAAAAAAATATTTATTATTCAGTAAAGGAGTCGATAGACAAACTTGTAGACGCTCTCAAGTATGTTGTTCGTTATAATGGCTAGAGAAATAGTTAAAAATCTTAAATTTAAAAAATATGAAGGAAGCTTTGACGTTCAAGAGTTTTCCAGTCTTTTAGACGAGGCGTACCTTTCTACTAAACGACCAGATGGAGAGATGACAAAAAAATCTTTTAGCCCAAGCTCATTTGGTTATGGTCAAGGGAACTGTCCTAGGTATTGGTATATGGCTTTTAGTGGGGCTTATTTTATAGACAATAATGATGCTCAAGCCGTTGCAAATATGTCTCAAGGAACTCAAGCACACGAAAGATTGCAAAAATTAATATCTAGTCAATCTAGCGATTTATTTAAATCTACTAAAATAAACTCAGTTAGTACTGAAATTGAGATTACTAACGAGTATCCACCAATTAGAGGTTTTATAGATCTATCAATTGATTGGGATGGCACACCAGTATTGGGAGAAATTAAAACAGCAAAACAAGAAGTCTGGGATACTAGACAGGCAGAAATGTCAGCATCATCCAATCACATTTTACAACTCCTTACATATATGAAATTAAAAAATGTTAAAGAGGGCTTCTTCTTGTATGAAAATAAAAATACGCAAGAGATTCTTATAATTCCAATTTATATGACACCAAAAAATGAAAAATTAATTGATGATTTATTTAATTGGCTATGCAAAGTTTATGACAATTTTAAAGCAGGATTACTCCCAGAAAGACCTTTTCAAAAGACATCCTATGCTTGCAAAAACTGCCCTATTAGAAAAGAATGCTGGAAAGGCAAAGACGGAGATGTTGTGATAGAGGCATATCAAACATGATATGTTCAAATAAAGATTGCAAAAAAGAGTTCGAGAAGAAAACTCATAATCAAAAATATTGCTCTGATGAATGTTGTAGGGTTGCTACTAATAAACGAATCATGGAAAAATATTATGAGAAAAAAGCAATCCGAAATGGTGCTGTAAGGCTATGTAAATGTGGCAATAGGCTTAGTAGATATACAGAAAAAACAGTATGTGTCATGTGTGTTGCTAAAAGTAAAAAAGAAACCAGGAAAAAATTAAAGGAAATGATTGATGGGATTAGCTGATCTAGTAAAAACAAAAGCTCATAGAGTTTTAGGTATAGATGCCTCAACAAACTCTGTGGCTTTCTGTTTAATGGAAAATGATATTCCAATTAAGTGGGGAAAAATTGAATTTACTGGATCAGATATATATGAAAAAATATATGACGCAAAAATTAAAACCCATGCAATGCTTAATGAATTAAAGGCAGATTATATTGTTGTAGAGGGGGCAGTGTTTGTCAAATCCCCAGATGCTGTGATAAAATTGTCCTATGTATATGGTGTCATCATTGCTGAGCTTATGTCTACTGGGGCTAGTGTTATTACTATATCTCCTACATCTTGGCAGGCTTATATTGGAAATAAAAACCCAACAAAGCTGGAGAAAGACAAACTTAGGTTTGAAAATCCAGGACATGCTGACTCTTGGTACAAAGCAAAAATGCGGGAGATCAGAAAGCAAAGGACTGTAGATTATTTTAATAAAAAGTATAACTTACAGTTAGACGATTTTGACGTAGCAGATGCATTCGGCATCGCTCATTATTCGAATACGGTGTTAACACAAAGATGAAATTGTATCAAAGCCAGACATGGTTATATAGAAGATATGTAGTTCAGAAAAAAACTGTTACGGAAATTGCTGATGAGTGTAAAGTTTCAGCAATGACTATACAGAGATATTTAGAAAAATTTGGAATGATAAAGAGGAGATAGTATGCTAGAGCCAGTATTTGCAGACATGAAGGAATTTAAGTGTGACGACCTTTATTTATTAACTGTTGGAACGGAAGCGGGTAGAGAAATTTATAATGCTTGCCACGAAATTGCTCACATGCTAATTAAAAAGAACATTGCTTATGGCAACTCCGCCCTTGACCCAGTTAGAGTATTTTCAAAAGCGGGGCCACGAGAGCAGTTATATGTTCGTATTGATGATAAATTAAATAGGTTAATGAAGGGTACAGAATACCCAGGCGACAACGATATTGATGATTTGATTGGATATCTAATTCTGCTAAAAATAGCTAAATCGATTTGATTTTTTAGTCGACTAAGATTATAATATTAATATGGAAATAGAATTAGCAGACCATTTTGATAAAATGAACAAGGTGGTTTCAGAACTACTAAAGGGTAATAACCCAACTCAAATTGCTACAATAACTGGATACAAAAGAGCAGAAGTACTGGACTTAATAGACGAATGGAAGAGCGTTGTCCATAACGACTCAAGCGCAAGAGAACGTGCTAAAGAGGCTGTCTCTGGTGCTGATCAACATTATGCAATGCTTATTAAAGAGGCATGGAGCACTGTAGAGGCTGCCGATGCTCAAGGTCAACTTAATGTTAAGGCTAATACATTAAAGCTAATTGCTGATATTGAAACAAAAAGAATTGGCATGCTTCAGCAGGTAGGGCTATTAGACAATGCAGAGTTGGCAAATCAAATTGCAGAAACTGAAAAGAAACAAGAAATTCTTGTAGGCATATTAAAAGAAGTTACTGCTGGTTGTCCAAAATGTAAACTAGATGTTGCAAAAAGATTGTCGCAGATTACTGGAGTGGTAGAACCAGTTGTAATTGATACAGAGGAAGCAAGTGGATCTTAATTTTAATGATCTTATTGATATCCTAGACGGAGAGGAATTTGATGAAAGACCAGTCGATTTACGAACATTCGTTACAAGCCAAGATTTCCTTGGACTCCCTGAACTTTCGGAGTACCAGTATACACTCATTGAGAAGAGCAGCCAGATCTACAAAGAATCCACACTTATCAAACTATTTGGACAAGAAGAAGGAACCCGCAGATACAAGCAAACTTGCAATGAAGTAATTGCACAATTGGGCAAGGGTAGTGGTAAAGATTATTGCTCAACAATATCTGTAGCGTATATAGTTTATTTACTATTATGCTTAAAAGATCCAGCAACATATTATGGAAAACCAGCTGGAGACTCAATTGATATTATTAATATTGCTATTAACGCACAGCAAGCAAACAATGTTTTCTTCAAGGGATTTAGAACTAGAATTACTAGATGCGGGTGGTTTGCTGGGAAATATACAGAAAAAGCTTCCGAAATAAAATTTGATAAAAATGTAAATGTTTATTCTGGCCATTCAGAGAGAGAAGCATTTGAAGGATATAACGTTATAGTTGTTGTTCTAGACGAGATAGCAGGCTTTGCGGTAGAAAATACAACTGGACACGATCAGGCTAAAACAGCAGATGCAATATATGAAATGTATAGAGGATCAGTTGACTCTCGTTTTCCAGATTATGGAAAAGTAATTCTTTTGTCTTTTCCAAGATTTAAGGGTGATCCAATTCAAAAGTTCTACGATCAAGCAATTGCTGAAAAAACTGTAACAATAAGAAAACATAAGTTTAAAATAGACCAAGACCTTCCAGATGGAATTACTGGCAATGAATTTGAAATAGAATGGGAAGAAGACAATATAATTTCTTATAGAGTGCCTAAAGTATATGCTTTAAAAAGACCAACTTGGGAAATTAATCCAACAAGATCTTTAGAAGATTTTAAAATTCCTTTTTACAAAAATGCTTTAGACGCACTAGGGAGATTTGCATGTATGCCGCCAGAAATGGTTGATGCATTTTTTAAGTCTAGAGAAAAAGTAGAAAAAGCTTTCAACAAGGCACACCTTGCTGTGGATGGATTTGGAAGGATCGAAGAGTGGTTTATACCAGATCCAGACAAAGATTATTTCATACACGTAGACCTTGCACAAAAACATGACCATTGCGCTGTTGCAATGTCTCATGTTAATAAATGGGTTAACGTAAAGGTTACAGATAATTATTCTCAGCCAGCACCAGTAATTGAAGTTGATGCAATTAGATATTGGACGCCTACACCAGATAAGTCTGTAGATTTTACTGAGGTAAAAGATTTTATATTGGCTTTAAAAACTCGTGGATTTAAAATTCGTGTGTGCACATTTGATAGATGGAACTCTCATGACATGATGCAACAGTTAAAAACTTATGGCATCAATACAGAAATATTATCTGTTGCCAAAAAACATTATGACGATATGGCTATGGTAGTTTTAGAAGAAAGATTAAATGGTCCGCACATCCCTTTACTCATTGATGAATTATTACAGTTAAAAATTATGAGAGATAAAGTTGACCATCCAAGAAAAGGTTCTAAGGACTTGGCGGATGCTGTATGTGGATCAATATTTAATTGTATAAGCATGAGCAGATTTGACACCAATCAAGAAGTAGAAATTCACACATACGAATCAATGAATTATAAAGCTGACTTTGGAGAAGAAAAAGAGGAATCTATTAATCTTATTAAGCCTCCAAAAGCAATGCCAAATGACTTACAAGACGCTATAGGAAGAATGATGGTTTTATGACAAATATATATCAAGAGAGAGCAAAAGAGTGTAAATGTTGTGGAAAACATGTGCCACTACCAACTGTTTTACGTGAATATAATGGAGTAATGATGTGCCCAACTACCTATGCAAACGTTTTGGAGTATACTAGGATATGGAAGCAAATAGGTTCTAGACCAGCTGGGAGTATTAGAAAACATTTTTCTGAATATGTCCAACAAGTTGTTGAAACAACTATTGACATATCTGATCAGACAAAGATATAATATTCCAACGTGGCAGTAGCTTAGTTGGTTAGAGCCCCGAACTCATAATTCGGTAGTCGTAGGTTCGAGTCCTACCTGCCGCACAAGGAGAAAGAAGTGGAAAACATGAATAACATGGAACACTATATTGAAATAGGCGCTATTGAAATAGAGGGCGTTGATGAAACTGGTGAATTAGTTCTTTCAATTAGTGAAAGGGCAAAAGATATTGCTCCAGAACTATGGGCTGCTCATGTTCAACATATTGACGAAACTCTTCTTGAGCTGTATAAGTCTGGTTACATGGATGTAGAATACGATGAAGATCTTGAACCAAACTTTAAATTAAGTGATGAAGGAATAAAAATTGCAAAAGAAATGGGGTTAATTCCTATGGATAAACAAAGGAATATCCCAAATAATTAGGAGGAATTATGCCTTGGAAAGTTGAAAAAGGTGCAGCAGGTTGTAATGGGTATGCAGTAGTAAAAGAAGATACTGGTGAGCTTGTTGGGTGTCATCCAACAAAAACAGCAGCAACAGCACATCTAAAAGCTTTATATGCAAATGAGGTAGAAAAGGCAAACCCTTGTTGGGACGGGTATGAAATGATTGGGTGGAAAACCCAAAATGGAAAAAGAGTTCCAAACTGTGTAAAAACAAAAAAAGTTTTTTCATAATTGATTTAGTAATATAATTATCCTGTAGGCGCTAACCCCCCTACGCATTCGGGCTCGCTACCTTGGGATGATTATGGTTACGTAAAGGCTAACTTCGGTTAGCCTTTACTTATGCCCTTGTAGCTCAGTGGATAGAGCGAGACTCTTCTAAGGTCTGCGTCGGAGGTTCGATTCCTTTCAGGGGCGCTTTTTGGTATAATAGCTTTGGATCGCCATTAGGGGTCCATTAATTAACTTATTCGCTTAAAAGGAGGAATAAAATGGTAACACAATTCGCAATGGATTTTTTTAATGATCCATTTTTTATCGGGTTCAATCGTGATTTTGACAAATTGTCAAGAATTCACACCCATGCAGCAGGAACAAATTATCCACCATACAATGTAATCACAACAGACAATGAAGATAAATTCTTTATTGAAATTGCGGTTGCTGGATTTTCAAGAGAAGACCTTGATGTATCTGTAAAAGAACAGGTATTGACCGTAAAGGGAGAAATCAAGGATTCTAAAGAAGAGACAAAGTATGCTCACCGTGGAATTGCAGCACGTAAGTTTGTTCGTGAATTTGCCCTAGGTGAATTTATTGAAGTAACTGGTGCTACAGCGGAAAACGGAATGCTAAAAATTTCGTTGGAACGTATTGTTCCTGAAGACAAAAAGCCAAAATCAATTAGAATCAAGTAATAGGTCTAGACAGACCTATTTGTTTGAGGTATAATTATATTGTGTACCGCCTAAGTTGCGGACATAAGGGCCCTGGGCATGGCCAAGTAAACTGCCCATTTTATAATGGAGAGCCATGGAGATTATTGATTTAGAGCAACCAAATGTATTAATCATTAAAAATTTCTTTTCTAAAGAAGAAGTTGAAAAAGTTTTAATTCCAATGAAAGAAACTTCTGAAGAAATTTGGAATCTTCAGGGTGAAGCCAAAAAAGAAGATTCTACTAGAATTAAAAGAATGTCAGAAAGACTTATTGAATCTGATAACATGAATTGGTATGGAATGACTATGGATATTACAAGTCGTGTTGATGCCTATAGAATGTATTCACATCTCCCACATGCTTTTTTAATAGAAAAAGAGCAACAAATAAAAAAAATAATAACAAATAAATTTAAACAAAATGTTGTTTTACAGCTCTCTGGTCTTCATAGGTGGAGGCCAGGAAGAGAGCAAAAGCCTCATATAGATTATTATGATTCTAGTGAACAGCATGATTTTGATATGTTAGAAAAATATAATCTGACAAAAGATCGTTTAGAAGAATTTGAGCATTCTTTTAATGACAAACATTATTCTTCATTAGTTTATTTTAATGAAGATTATATGGGTGGAGAACTATATATGCCTCAATGGGATTGGGAAATAAAACCTGAGACAGGTATGTTAATTGCTTTTGAGGGAAATCAAAATCATTTACACGGAGTAAAGATGATGGAAGAAGGAATAAGATATACTTGGTCTATTTTTTGGACAAGATTTGAGTGGGCTATGAAAAACAAAATTAAAGATAGTAAAGTGAGCATGTAATCTTATGCCTATTTATGAATACAAATGTATTATTTGTGAACATATCAAAGAAATAAACAAATCAATTGATGAAGCAACAATGACAGAGATTTGTGAAAAATGTGGTGCCGCAATGGTTAAGCAATATGGATCTTTTGGTATTCAGTTCAAAGGTTCTGGTTTCTATAAAACAGATAACGCTAAGTAGTCCAATGATATAATTAATTAAGCAAACATAGTTTGCTTAGGAGATTATAGTTGACTAGAACTAAGTTATGGAGATTATCTTTAGCCGCCATTTTAGGATTTGGTTGGCTATTTCTCACACCCGCTTCTTATAGCGACGATCCACTTGGAACTGCCGCTCAGCAGATAGATCAACTTGAGGTGGATGTTCAAAAACTCAATGATAAGGTTTCAACACAGGCTAAGATAGATATAGCCAATTCAAAATATGATTCCGCCGTTGCTGCAAAGTCTGACATGGATTCTAAACAGGCAATTAAAGCAACGAAACAAACTGAATATGATAACGCAGTTTCTGCATTAGCAACAGCATTATCAGAAAAAAATGCAGCACAATCGGCAGTAGATGGACAAACTGTTGTAGTTGCTACAGCAAATACTAATAAGCAAAATAAAAAAGATACCTTAGATGCTGCTAACATAAATTTACAAACTCAAGCATCTGGCAATAGCTCACAAACAAATACGCTAGATGCTTATTTATACGACTGTTACACTTGGTATAACAAATATAATTCTGCACCAGATCTTGAATGTCCAGATGGAAGAGGTGGCGGAAATGCTATAGCAATGGGTCCTTGGTCAGGTATTAATTTTAATTTTGGTAGTGGTGGTCCAGCAGGGTTGTACGATGACTATCAAATTAAATGGGTAGGATATATTAAAACTACACAGCATTGGACTCCACAATTTAGATTATGTTCTGATGATGGAATGATATTAAAAATTAGTGGACTTACTGTTGTTAATAATTGGTATGATCGTGGTGGTCAATGTGGAGCGTCAAACGGATACTATATGGCATCAAATGGGTGGGAGCCTATAGAAGTATGGTGGTATGAAAATGGTGGAGGAGCCAATGGAAGCCTACAATGGAATATAGGTAATGGATGGACAGTTATTCCTGCTAATGTATTTTCAATTACATTACCACAAAATAGTCCAGAATATGAAGCAGCGTTAGCTGCACAAATTACTGCACAACAAGAGTATGCCGCTGCTCTTGCTACATATAATACTGAAAATGATAAATTAACTCAATATAATCAAACTCTTTCTAGTAAAACAACTGCATATAATACTGCTGTTACAGATAAAAATACTGCACAGACTTCTTTGGCTACTGCTACAACAAATTATAATAATTCAGTAACTACATATAATACGTCAATTACTGAATTAAATACTGCAATTACTGATGCACAAAATGAATATAATAGTCAATGGAATTTAGAAGAGCAGCAGAGAATTCAAGCAGCTATTGCACAGGCTTTAGCAAATCAACCACAGCCTACTCCAGAGCCAACTACTGAATCTACTCCAGAGCCATCGCCTGAGCAAACAACACCAGTCGATCCCACTCCAACTCCAGATTCTGAAACCACAGATGAACCGAAGCCAGATATAACTGCTGATCCTGAGCCCACTGTTGAGCCTTCACCAGAACCTTCACCTCTGCCATCGGATATAAATCCAGATCCAACTCCTGAACCAGAGCCAACTCCTGCTGAACCTTCTTCAAAACCATCTGCTAATACTATCACAGAAGAGACAGCAAATCTAATTGCAGATTTAACAAGTAAAGATACATTAACTAAATTAACTCCAGAACAAAAGCAGGCGGTAGCACAGGGTCTTGGAATTAAAACAGAAGAATTAGCAAAGGTAGCAGCATTGGCAGCTACTGATAAAAATTTAGCAACAGCCTTACAAGAATTTGGCGATAGAATTAAAGAAAATACTAATGCTCCTATGCCATATACATTAGCAGATGCAACAACAGAGGTTGCCACAGAAGCATTTTTATCAGACCCAATTGGAGCCATTACAGATATTGATTTTAAAAAATTACTTAGCCCATCAGAATGGGGTAAGGATATGACAGATGACCAAAGAGAAAAAGCGCAGGAAGTAATTGTTCCTGTAGTTATTGCAGCAAATATTGTGGCAGCAGCCATGACAAGGAGGATATAATGAAAATAATTAAAGGTTTCTTTAATTGGATATGGGAAGCGATCAAGGAAAGTATAGCCCAGCTATGGACCCTCCTCGGATTTTTCATAGCCTGGTTGACCCTTACAGGGACAGCACAGGATGTAGTGGGCCTAGCAACAGTGATAGTTACTGTAATTTGGCTAATAACCATCCCTTTAAGAAAAAATGAGGAATAAGGTATAATAGTGGTATGAAAAGAATAATTGCTATTGCTTTATCAGGTCTATTAATGCTATCATTAAGTAGCTGTGGCTTTCAGGGTTCATACAGATACCCATGCCAAGACCCTGCGAATTGGGAGAAGGCGGAATGCAATCCTCCAATTTGTGAAGCAACAGGAACATGCACTAAAGATATAATTGGTAAAGCATCAACTACTACTACTGAAACAGGTACAACAAATGGCTAGAGAAAGATTAAGTCCACAGGATTTGGACGCTAGATTAAAATTTATTTTAGGAATTACATTAGGGTCTATTCTATTCCTTACAGCAGTAGGAATTTTATACGGACTTTTGTTTGTAACGCAACCAATCGGAGCACAGTCAGAAAATGATAAAATGTTTTTTAATGTGCTTGGATCTGTAGCAACTTTTATTACAGGAACGTTGGCTGGCCTACTAATTGGTCAATCAGGTGCTAAAGATATTATGAAAGCACAACTTGATAATAAAGAAATGGATGCTAAAAATACCCAAGCAGATAAAAAGCTTGAATCAGAATTATCAATTAATGAATTAAAGGCTGATGTAGAAGCAGACGCAGTTCGTGCTCGTCTTGCAGCAAAACCTGATGGTGCAATGCCAGCAGAGCAACCAGTTGATACAGAATGGGATAAATAATTATGACAGATTTTCCAGTCCCAGCAGAAACATCTAAAGCGCCAGCAGGTACTGCTGCACGTTTAATCCAAGTTGCTAAATCCCAGGTAGGTTATATCGAGGGACCAAAAGACAACGAGACAAAATATGGAGCGTACACCAAGGCAAATTTCCAACCTTGGTGTGGAAGTTTTGTAATGTGGTGTGCAAACGAAGCAGGCGTCAAAGTTCCAAATACAGTTTATACTCCAGGTGGTGCAGCGGCATTTAAAAAAGCTGGATCTTGGATTGACGGAGACATTGCTGATCCTGAGCCAGGAGATATTGCCTATTTTGATTTTCCCTCAGATGGCGTTGATCGTATATCTCATGTCGGAATTGTTATTGAAGATAATGAAGACGGGACCGTTTGGTGTGTTGAAGGAAATACTACTGGAGACGGTAAAAAAGGAAGTCAAAGGAATGGCGGAGAAGCCTGCAAAAAATTACGTGCATATAAGAAAAATAAGAAAAATGTACAAGTTTCAATTGTAGGTTTTGGAAGGCCAAAATTTAAATCTGGATTATCAACAACTAATGCATCTGGGGCAAAATGCCCTACTTGTGGAAAGTAATATAAAAATAGTATTGACAATGCCCTGTGGGAATATGTATAATGTATACCACAGGGTTTCCCCTTTGATCCATAGCTCAGTCGGCAGAGCGGGAAGCTGTTAACTTCTAGGTCCCTGGTTCGAGTCCAGGTGGATCAGCGAGAGAAAGAAAAAAATGATTGCTCAAGAAAACAAAGTAAACAAGTTAATTAAAAACTTTAAAACAGATTACCAAGAAGCATTTTGGGACGGGTATACACTTGTAGTGTGGAAACGTGATCCTTCTGGCTTTTCAAATAAACGTGGAATGTTTAGAAATGAAACTTGGGGCTTAACAACTAGATTTAATATGACAGACGGCGGAGTTTGGGATTTGCCTGAGCGTTATGTCAAATATATTAAATGATCTAGGCGTAGACTCAGATGATTTTGAATGGTGGCATCTAGCGGCTTGTAATGGAATGGAAACAAATTTATTTTATGATAAATATGAGTCTGATTTCAATATAGCCAAAAATATAGATGAGATGTGTTTGAGTTGTCCAGTTATACAAGAATGTCTGATTGCTGGATATCAAAACAATGAATATGGTGTATGGGGTGGAATATACTTAAATTCTGGTTCAACAGATAAAGCACGTAATGTGCACAAAAAACCAGAAATATGGAAAAGATTAAAAGATAAACATGGACATTAATCAATGGACAGGTGAACTCAATAAGCCAGTTTTTTATACAAAAGAAATGGCTAAAAGAGTTAGAGAAATCAAACAACCAGTTTATGGATTGCAGATGGACATAGTGAAGTTCCCAGAGTTTTTAGCTATAAGATTATATGAAAATAATTTTATGCAATACGGAGACGCAGAGAGAATTAGAATTATTGACTATATAGAAATGGTCAAAAAAGTTTTAGAATCTTATGGAGTTCGTGTTGAACTGGAGGGAGCTAAGGGTGAAAGAATACTATGACAAGATACTTATAGTATGGTTGCATGAAGAGCAGGTATACGGAGATATAGAATCTCTTGGAACCTATGCTTCAAAAGTCAGGTGGTCAAAAAATGGAGTCGATCACGAAGAATTAATGGAAAATTCAGATTTCACAATAATGGATGAGTTTGTCATCTCACACGTAGAGGAAGAATAATGGAAAAAATATTATGCTATTCTTGCAGTAAAAGTAAGAATAAATTAAATACTAGACGTTCTGGTTTACTAACAATTAATTTGTTGATGTGCGAAACCTGTATTGTCTCAAAATATGAACCTAGATGGGTAATTATTTTGGCTGGAAGACAATTTGGGCCAGATCATGTAAAAGATTATATAATTAAAAAAAGATATATTGGTCAACCAATTTTAGCAGATGAGCTATTAGTTTAATAAACATTTTTGGTATAATTGTTATATTATGATTCATATGACAATGACAGAAATGCTACTAATGCTGGCTATGGCGGTATTTGGTGGTTCCGCAGCAAGACTTATAGAAGTTTGGGGCAAAAGACAAAATAAAAAAAATTTTGATCTTGAAATTGAGCATGAGCGTACCAATTTAAGGCTAGAACTTGAAAAAGTAAAAAATGCTTTATTAGTTTCTGAAAATGAATTATTAGTCTGGCAAGCAAAATATTATGAAACGCTAGAAAAGCTTGCCAAAGTAAATTATGAATTATCCCAAATTATGCATAAACTTGATATAAAATAGGGCTGGACAGTAAATTTTAATTATTATACAATAGGTATATGATATCTGAAAAAAGATTAAAGATGTACGCTTTTGGGTTTACTATATTGGTAAATCTTGGAATTGTTTGGTTTATGTATGAAAGATGGAAGTCTGGTCAAGATCTACTAGTACCAATAATTTTATTTCTAGTTTTAAAAATTAGAATTAACCAATATCTTCAAGAACAAAAAGTTCAGAACCTGATTGAACTACTAAATAAAACAAGCAACCTAAGAATCAGAAAGAATAGTTAATTAATGACTTGTGTTGTTGGTCTCATAAAGAGTGGCAAAGTGTTCCTGGGTTCAGACTCTGCAGCAGTTGATGAAAAGGGCGGACATATATTTGCCCAAAAAAACCCTAAAGTTTTTACTGTTGGGCAGTATGGTATAGCGTTTATAGATAGTTTTAGAATGGGCCAAATTCTTCAATATGATTGGTCTCCTCCTAGATTTACTGGAAATGCAAAAGCTTTAGACAAATTTATGAGAACAAAGTTTATTGAATCTGTTAAAGATGCATTCAAAGCAGGTGGCTTTGGTAGCATCGGAGCAAACAATGGTGAGGAAGACACTGGCGGTATATTTTTGGTAGCAGTTAGAGGAACAGGTAGATTGTTTTACATTGATGAAGATTATCAAGTTGGAGAAAACATTATTCCATACTATGCCGAAGGCGCTGGCCAGGACTATGCTTTAGGGTCTTTATTTACTTCACAGAATATGCGTGATCCGTATAAAAGAATGGAGTTGGCTTTAAATGCAGCATCCCAATTCTCCACAGCAGTCTGTCCACCATATCATTTTATTGAACTATAACTATTGACAAGATCTATAAAATTTACTAGAATAGTACACATGAAAACTAAAATAGCTTTATCTTTAATTATCATATTGACAACTATAGCAGGATGTTCTGCTCTAAAAGCTCAGGCTACTGAGCCTATTAAGCCTTCCGTTGTGATTCTAGATACTTCTGTTAACTCGTCCTTGCCAATTTTTAAGGAAAGAATTATACAAGAGGTATGTACTTTAGAATGGCCAGTATGCTCAAATCAAACAGGATTCCAGGAAGGACCTGGATCAGCATCTAGCCTATCTTTGGACATTATGAAAACTAACTCTTTTAAACATGGAACCATTATGGCTTCTATTTCAGCACAAACAAACGCCTATGTTAATATTGTTTTTGTAAGAATTGTAGGATATAAAGATGGTTATAGATATAACCCAACTGCAAAATCTGTAATGCAAGCATTGGATTGGGTAATTGCAAATCAATCTAAATACAATATTGTTGCTGTTGCAATGAGTCAAAGCACTCATGATAAATTAACTTTGGCAAAGCTTTGCCCAACAAATGAATTGTCTCCATATGTAGATAATTTAATTTCAAAAAATATTGCTTTGTTTTTGCCAGCAGGAAATGATGCAGATTTAAAAAATGTAGATTATCCCTCATGTATTCCTAATGCTATTACAGTAGGTGCTTTAGACAAAAAGGGTAACATTGCCACTTATAGCAATGGAAATCCATCTAACGTAGATTTTTATGCTTTAGGACACATAACAACCGCTATTAACCCTACAGGTCAGGTAGAGGCTGTTGTAGGAACCTCAGCATCTACACAGATTGCTGCAATGCAGTGGGCCACCGTTAAAATGATGAAGCCTGCGTTAACATATAGTGAATTGTTAAATTTGTTAAATACTACCTCAAATACTGTAATTAATGGTACAATTAAGGGTGGAAAATCAATTAACATAGAAAAGGCGATAAAGTAATGGAAAAAGATCCAGCAATAGAAAAGCAACAGTCAATGCTTGAGGGTATTGTAGCCGATATTGTAGGAGAAGTATTTAGAAAGTGGTTTGACCAGTTGCCAGATGAACAAAAAAATAATGAAGAATCTGTGGCAACTTTAGGTAAAAACGCTTCAGACGTTACCTATTTTATTGTTCAGCGCTTTATGGAAAAGTTTAATGAGGCAGCAGAACAGATAAAGAAAGAAGAAGAGCAAATAAATAATAATGCCTAGAATTGCTCTTGTAAATTCTGCGATATATGATATCCTAGAGCCTGATAGTTCTTTTGAAACAGAACTTGTTGATATTCCTCAACAGATACTTGACAAGTATGATAAAGTTATGGAAGAATTTTGGGAAGTTCAAAACCAATTAGAACAGTACCAAAGGGCTCAGGAAACAGAATGATCATAACAGATGAAAACTTTGATTCTGTTATAGAATCAAATCAATTAGTATTAGTAGATTTTTGGGCGGAATGGTGCGGTCCATGCCGTAAAGTTTCGCCAATACTTGATGAAATATCTCAAGAAAAGAATCTACTTGTGGCTAAGCTTAATGTTGATGACAATATAGTTAAGCCAAAAGATTATGGAGTGGTTTCAATACCGACCATGATCTTGTTTAAAGATAGAACCCCAGTAATAAAAATTATCGGGGCAAAGCCAAAACATGTTTTGCTAAAAGAATTAGCAGAATATATATAGTCTCTACGCTCAAATTGAGGTAGATTAAGAAGGAGAAAAAAGAATGAAATCATTCAAGAAAATCGCTCTAGCCGTGGTTGCAGCCATGACAATGAGCACTCTTGTTGCAACATCTGCAAGTGCTGCACCTATGGTAGTAACTTCTGTCAAGAAGGCAGGAACAACCACTACACTGGGAACCGCAGCAACTACACCGATTACTTTGCCAGTACCAACAGATAACTCTGTTGATACAGCAGACACAGTCGAGTTTGTTGTAACAGTTGATACAGGAACAGTAGTTTCCGTAGTAGCAACAAATGCAGTAATTATTGATGCCGTAGCAACAACTGCTGCACCAAAGACAGCGACATCTGGCGCTGCTACATGGTCACAGAATGTTGGAACAGGTACAACAGCAACGTTTTATGTATATACTAAAACGACAGCAATTGGTTCAGTAGCCATTACAAATGGTGGAACTACAACAACATATTATGTACAAGGAATTGCAGGCGCTATTGATAAGCTTACACTCGCAGGTGTAGATGCAGCAGCAGCAGGCACATCCGTAACTGTTACAATTGGCGCAGTTGACGTATTCGGAAACAAGATTTCTGGAAAGTCGATTTCAGCAATTGCTAATGGTGCAACTTTAGATACAGCAACAGTAACAACTGGATCTGGTCTAACTAATTTTGGTGTAGCAGACGTTAAGTTTGTTGCTCCAGCAACTGGTCCTGTAACAGTAGTTGCATATGCTGCTTCAGCAGATATGGCAACAGCAGTTACTGGTTTCAGTACACCTAATTCTTCAGCAGTCAAGGTAATCTCTGTTCGTGATATCACAGCAGAACTTGCTGCAGTAACCGCACAACTTGCAGCAGAGAAGGCTGCTCGTGCAACAGATAAGGCAGCAGCAGATGCTGCCCTTGCAGCAGAGAAGGCTGCTTCTGCTAAGGCTCTTGCCGATGCAGCAGCAAAATCTGCAGCAGATCTTGCTAAGGTAAAGGCAGACAATGATGCCGCTGTTAAGGCTCTAAAGGATGCTTTCAATGCACTCGCTAAGAAGTGGAATGCAAAGAATCCAAAGGCCAAGGTAACTTTGGTCAAGTAATAGGTTTACCCTATTTACAATCAATTGGGGATATTGTATACTTGTTGTATGATATCCCCAATTTTAGTTAGAGAGAGAAAATGAAACCAAGTCAAAAAATTGTTATTGTAGGTGGAGGATCTGCTGGCTGGATGGCAGCCTCATCATTGGTAAGTCAATTAGAATCAGCAGACATTACATTAATTGAAAGCCCTTATGTACCATCAATTGGAGTAGGGGAAAGCACACTTGCTGGGCTACCAGCCTGGTTAAGAGCAATAGGCGTAGACCATAAAGACTTTATGGAGTTTACTGACGCATCATATAAATTTAGTATTAGGTTTGTTGATTTCCATAAGCTTGGCGACGGAGGATTTCATTACCCATTTGGACATCCAACACTAGAAAATTGCCAACTTCCAGGCGCAAACGATTGGCATGTAATGAAGTTACTTTTGCCAGAAACTACAACAACACAAAGTTATGTAGATTCATTATTTCCTCAATCGGTACTGTTTAACAACAGAAAGTTAAAAAATCCTAAAGACGGCGAACTTGGACCATTCAGATTAGACAGAGATTACGCATTGCATTTTGATGCAATTAAATTTGCTGAATGGCTTTCTGAAAGATTTGCAAAGCCGAGAGGCGTCAAGCACATAGAAGCAAATGTAAATGATATTATTACAAATGAAAATGGAATTGAAAAAATAATTCTTGAAGACGGTACAGAAGTATTTGCTGACATATTTGTTGACTGTACAGGATTTAAGAGCATGTTGCTTGGAAAAGCAATGAATGAGCCTTTTGTAAGTTGGAGCGATAGACTTCCTGTAAATCATGCTTGGGCAGTACAATTACCATATGAAAATCCAGATGAAGAAGTAGATCTTTACACAAATTGTACAGCATTGGGGCATGGATGGGTATGGAACGCCCCTTTATATTCTAGAATCGGAACTGGATACGTATATTCGGATAAGTTTACTACAAAAGAAGAAGCCCTAGAAGAATTTAAAGTATATTTAGCTAAAGATAAGGGGGCTCATCGTGTCCCAGCAGATTCAGCATTTAGACATATTGATTTTAAAACTGGCACATATGCTAGAACTTGGGTAAAAAATGTTGTTGGAATTGGACTTTCTGCAGCATTCTTAGAGCCACTAGAGTCTAATGGTTTATTCTTTATTCATGAATCCTCAATGATGCTTGCAAGATTGTTGTCTAGAGGATATGTTAATGCTATTGATCGTGATTTTTTTAATGGTATAACTAGAAAACACTTTGAATCATTTGCTACATTTTTAGAGTATCATTATTGTTTAAGTTCAAGAAGAGATACAAAATTCTGGGAATACATGACAACTATGGAAAGAGCTCCAGAACTTTGGAGTGCTCCACCAAATACTCCGTTCCTTGAAGAACTTATAGATAAAACTCAAGGTCAGTCTTGGAGGGCAGCAATAGATAGCGGATTCCACTGTATTGCTGTAGGCCATGAGTACTATCCAATATTTAAAGCATCAATTCCTTATTGGGAGCATGCTAATCATGGAGCAAATTATGAACAAATTGCTGGAAACTTCTATATTAGAACAGAAAAACTACAAAAAAAGTGGAATGATTTTATTAAAAATGCACCAACTCATTATCAATTCTTAAAGGAGAATTATCATAATGAAAAATAATAAACATATGCAGTGGTTAGAAGCTTTAAAAACTATGAGACATAGAAAATATTGGACTAAAGCAAATACGGTTGAGTTTTTTGCTTTTGTTACTAAAGGAACTATTATTATTCCTGGACTACTTTTTGATATGTCAATATGGTGGCTATATATATTTGCTTTAGTTTCAAGTCTTGGCCTTATTTGGTCGTCAACTGTAAAAACAATACCAACTTTAATTTGGTTTAACATACTTTGGTCAGGATTAGCAATAGCTTACATTGCTAAGCATTTTGGACTAATTTTGTAATGAATGATATGCGTGGAGTACCCACAGCCGCTTGCCCAAACTGTGGGTCTACCATGCTAAATATAAATGCTGTATTTGATCCAGAAACCTACTTAGTAGGATTTTATATGTTAGACTGTAAGTGTGCAGAATGCAATACTTTATTGACTGCACCTACACCAGTAGATTTGGAGGAAAGAAGATTAGATGCTTGAATTAAAATCTCAGATAGAGATCCAGTCCTTTAATTATGATGTTTGTAGAATTAAAGGATGTTGGGGTCATGCAGAAGTTTTATGGAGCGGAAAAGAAACTCCAATTATAGATGTTTGTGTAGAACATAGAAAAAGACTTATGGAAGGAGATATAAATGTCTGATACTAATAGAAAAACCTTGTTAAAAACAGCAAGTTGGGAAACATTTCACTTAGTTGGTGTTGCTGGAGTAATTTATTTATTTACTGGCGAATGGGAATATGCTAGTCTTGGAGCCTTGATATATATAGGTTGGGAAGCTCTTGGATATTATATTCATGAAAGAGTTTGGGCTAAATTTGGAAAGAAAATTAAATAGTGATTAAATCAAAAAAGCTTAAAGTCTCAACAGATTTTGATCATATTCCTAATTTAAAACCATCTAAAAATTACGTACCAGAATGGTACGCAAAGACACCCATGTTTATAGGTGGCAAAATGGAATTTACTAAATGGGGAATGAATCCAGGATTAAGAGCATGTGTTCCTTTTATGGATGCATTTTTAACTGGATATACAGTAGAGTTATGGACTGATTTAGTTGTTGAACAAACTCAATATGGATCGATGATTAGATGGCCAGGGCAAACAGCAGAGCAGGGTCCAGATTATTGGGAGCCATTGCAAGCAAGGGGTCCAGAAATTACACATCCAATGCCAGCACCAAATGGTTACGAAAATAAACATTATGCATGGCACAATCCACATTTAATTAAAGCTCCTCCTGGGTATAGCATTTTGATCACTCAACCGTTAAATCAATACGATTTGCCATTTTTTACAATGAGTGCTGTTGTAGATTGTGATGCTGATTTATTAGGTTCTGGAAGAATACCTTTCTACGTTAAAGAAGGATTTGAAGGACTTGTTCCTAAAGGCACTCCACTTTATCAGATTATTCCAATTAAAAGAGAGCGTTGGGAAACAGAAGATAGCCCAGAATTAAAAAAGGACAATAAGAGAAGGATATGGCAAGTAGGGTCTGTTTTGACTGGATGGTATAGAAATAACCTCTGGAACAAAAAAGAATACCACTAATGCTATAATTGTAGTAGACCAAAAGCATGCTGGTCTAATTAATAAAACCTATAGGAGAGAAAAATGACAGACGGTATTAACACCACAGGGTTTACAGACCCAAAGATTAACCCATCTTCGCCATGGGCAACAGAGTCTTATACAGAAGCACCTGCTTCGGCATTTCCAGCTAAGGATATGTCAACTCAAGGTAATGCAGGATTGAACCAAGAAGGTTCTTCTGCTGCAGGAGAATCTGCTGGCGATTATTCGGAGTCACTATAATGTGCGACATGTGCGGATGCTCAACTGTATCATCACCAACAGTTTCTGATCAATCAATCCAAAATGAATCTTCAATTTATCTTGGAGCAATAATGGGAATTGATTCAGAGAACGTATTGGGTGCTGTCGGAGACGCCGCCAACCGTGGATAACGGAACTGGCGTAACTCCGCCACCAAATAACGAATCTTCTGGAGCAACAACATCCAAAGACACTATTAATTTAAATGCTGATCAGGGTGGCAAGCGAAAGAAAAATTCGTTACATATTGGTTCAGTTTCAGATTCTATAAAGAATCCTAACTGATAGTATTAAAATGCGGCCCCATAGAGATATGGGGCTGTATTAATTTAGGGAGAAGAATGAAATCTTTTTATAAAGAAAACCCATTTGGAGAAGATCTATTTAGCAGAATACTTTCTGAGTGTAATGAAATAGATAAAAGCTTTAATATTGGTCAGTACTCTACTAGATTTGGAAGATATGATTCTGTTTTTGAATTTAGCAAAGATATCGAGTCCAAACTTATTGAGATTGCTAAAAAAGAATTTAATGAACCAGATCTTGAAATTACATATAACCAAGTAACAAGATATCAAATAGTTGATGGGAATGTACCACAATTATTTATGCACGTAGATACTCTTCCATCTACACATACAATAGATGTTTGTTTGGACACAACTGTTCCAGAATGGGGACTTGAGGTAAAAGATGGAGAAAATGTATTATTATTTAAAGATAAAAAAGGATCTGCAGTATTTTTAAAAGGCGATGAAGATGAGCATGGTAGACCACCGTATCCATCTCAAAGCCCATCAGATTACTGTAAGATGTTGTTTATAAATCTTGCTCCATCTACACATTGGTCAGCAATAGCACGTAAAAAACTAGGGCCAACAGCGATAAAACAACAATATTACCCTTTGAGTGTAACTCTTGACAGCCCTAAATAAATAATATAAAATACTATAGTTGCGGATGTTGCATATTGGTAGTGCCTCTGCCTTCCAAGCAGAAGGGGTGAGTTCGATTCTCATCATCCGCTCCAGGCCTTGTTAGCTCAGTGGCCAGAGCATCCGCCTTGTAAGCGGAGGGTCATCAGTTCGACTCTGATACGAGGCTCGACCAGATAGGAATATAATGAAAGATCTCAAAATAAATAAGACAAGAATAGTTCCACTTCGTTGGTTTGCGAATATGTGTGGTGATATTGCAGGTTGGGCAATTCTGCGTATTTCATATCAGGATGAATTAGAAGATTTTGGTTGGCGCTATAAATTTCATGCATTTGTCTGGAAGATTACATGGCCAGTGTATTATAAGTTTGGCACATTCTATGAATTTGATTTTGATATGAGTGGAGATGGATGGAATGACTATGACGAGGATGGTGTTCCATACTGGGAAAAGACAGGTTTTGTAGATCCAGAATACGAAAAGCCATGGGACTTTATTGATGGCGATGGAGATGCATTTAGAATTATACATAAATAATAGTATGTTGATCGAATCTGGTAAATAGTGAAGCGAAAAGTGCGGCGGCAGAGAAGAAAAAATGCTAAAATATAATGACTACGTCAGGAGAATTATGAGGAAAAAGATGATTGCATCGTTGTTGCTGATATCCAGCATAATTGCAGGAATCTTCTATTTGTTTAATAGTTTAAAAAATTTGGATGACGCATTTGCTGTAGATTTCAGCGATGACGATGAATCTGATCTATGAGCGGATACCCGCTACCTAAAGATCCAGTACAGGCTGCCTATTTAGATTATTTAAGAAAGAAAAATATAGAAAAATCTAAATATTGTCAATACTGTAAAAATGAAACGGTAGGGATAAATTCGGACGGGTACAGAATAATATTTGTTTGTAAGGAGCACATAAATGATATATCATAAGCATCTACTTGTAAATGCTAAGGTAAAAGAGCCAATGAATAATGAAATAATGGCTGAGAATTTTTTACGTATTTTAGTTGACCAGATTAATATGAAGATTATAAAAGGACCATTTGCATCTTATGTAAATGTTGAGGGCAATAGGGGTCTAACCGCAATTGTTATGATCGAAACTAGCCATATTGCATTTCATATTTGGGATGAACCAGATCCAGGATTACTTCAATTTGATCTATATACTTGCGGATCTTTAGACCTAAATATAGCCCTATCAACCCTAAAGAAGTTCTTTAATGTTGTAGAACTTGATTATGTAGTCTATGACAGAGAGAATGGATTTGTAGTTGAACAAGAAGGATATGAAAGAGATGGCATATTCTATGCCAATCATCCACAAGGAAAAGGTCCAGGATTAATGGATCCATCTGTTGGTGGATTTTTAGGCGGGAAGACCGATATAGACGGTACTTACCATGATTAAACGTATCTTCAAGTGTAAGGAATGTAAAACTATATTATCTATAGAGACAGAATTACCAGAAGATAAGATCCATAAACATCCACCATGCATATGTGGCAAAGCTAGGATGATATCCTTGAATTCGCCAGAATATGCATACAATCTCTGGGATTAGATCTCCTATTCCCCCTCCCATTTTCTCCTTTGTATAGGCCTTATAGAGCCTTTTAAAGTGGAGTATTGTGGAGTAAAGTGGAGAATATGACTACTGTATATATTTATAATACTATTGATTATTTAATTTAACATTATATGAGTATTTGAGCATATCATAAACTCCCCCGTAATGTCAACATGGGGCATTTGGGCCATATCATATTATATTGGGCATGTCAATACATTCCCGTGATATAAAAAATATGCCCGTAAATATGCATATTGGCCCGTATTTGTCAAGCATTTTCTGGTAAATTCTGACCAATTTATATATATTTATAATAGTTTTATTATACATTTTATATTATTCTGGTCAAAATTCCAGTGATTTTATTAGATTTATCGTAAATGGGGAAATTGGCCCGTATTTTTAAAATAAAAAACCCCCTGGATTTCTCCAGGGGGATCAATGATTAATTACTAATACATCTCTAATTCCAATTGGTCATTCTCTGCAAGTAATCTAAACCAATCTCTTGCTTTGATTAGACCATAACTTGTTTCCGCCGAATTGTCCCAATCTTGGTTATATCTCATATATTGATATGTGACAATTGCCTCAACGAGTTCCATTATTTTATCTTGTGTATAATGTGGAGAATGATTAATTAAATAATTAGCCACTAATGTAGCATTGAAGTTAACATCATTCATTGCTTGATACATGGCTTCCGCCAATTTTTGTTCAGGTATTCGTTTTGCCATTTATCTCCATTCTCTTTCGTGGGGGTAATTGTATCATTGGGTGGGGGAAGTTGGCAACGAAAGGGTAAGAACCAACCTCCCCCATGGATCCTACTTCTTACGGTTTGAAGTAGGCTTCTCAGCGGTGAACTGAATGCCCTTTTGAGTTGCCTCTGCTAGGGCCTGCTTTGCTGCGGATGAAAAACGTCCACGGGCACCAACGGTGATGCCTTGAGCTTTTAGATAGTCACGCTTTGTTGTCATTTACTTGTCCTTTCTAGACAGTTTTATTTTGGTATATTTTACCAGTTTTTGGCGAATTTGTAAATACCCTCGTAAGAAGCTCCGCCTGCCCTTACGAATCCTTATTTTGTTCCATTCCATCATTGATTAATTTAGTAATGATCGACCTAGCCATGTCTTCATGACCATTTTGAATCCAGGCACGAGCCAGCTCCAGTTTAAACTTAGTTAACTCATCTCTAGTCATCTAGCCACCCGTCATCATCCAGAGCAACAATGAAGTCATTCTCCCTCATCCAATCTCTGATTGTCTCCTCCATGATTTCGCCGCCTGTGTCCATGCTAAGACCAAGGCTGTCGGAATCTTCATAGAACTTATCGAAGATTTGTTTTAATGTAACACCTTCTGTGATTGCTTCATCATAGCCAGTATCAGTGTTGTCGTAGATATCTTTGATGATGTCAAAGCACCATGCCCAACATAACGACGGGAATAGGTCCAGATTGCTCAACTGCTCATTAATAGATAACAATTGATTAAATGCATCGTCCCTACGTGTTGCTTCTTGTAGATCTAAACTCATTTCTTGTCCCTTTCTGCGATTGCAAATGATAATGCATATGTAAGGCTATACACATGCGCTAGAGCGTCTACTTGGCCTTCCCAGTACTTCCGCTCCATAGATTCCATAGCGTCGTCATAGTCGTTTTCCTCTTCGGTCTCTTGGGCCATACGTAGTTCGTCTTCAGCGTCTACCATGAGCACCTTCAATGCACCGTGCAAGATGTCGAGCCCAGATGAACCGTGGTCCACTTGTCTCTGCAGGCTATCTGTTAGTTCCATTATTTCTCCTTTGTTTCTTCCATTATATCAAGAGCCACTGACAAAATGTGGTCACAAGCAGATACCTGGCCACTCGTCCAATTGTATTCAATATCTAATTCAGCAAAGTCTTTTGAGGCGGGGTCCAAAGCATCCATCTGATTAGATAATTGCTCTAAATCCTGGTTTAAAGACATTATATGTAGTTTGATATATTCAATTAGTTTATGAGACATGGCCTTCCTCCATTAATCCAATTAAAAAGTCGGCGGCTAACCAAACTTCTTCCTTATCCCTAGAATCAGGTAAAGATTCATGTACATTCAATAAACCCTCAACCATTTCTTCTACATCTTTTAATTTATAACCCAACATTAAAATACTCCTCATCTTCAGGTGTTAATTCATAGAATAGATTAAACTTAGATTGTAAATATGGGTCTGATGACATTAAAGCAATTTGATAATCTGCATAAAATGTCCCTTCATCTAAATTAGAACTATTCCATTGTTCAAATAGATGTTCAGATATTTCAGTAATGACAGCGTCAATTACCATTTGATTCTCATCATCTAAAAATGACCCACGGTCATTTAGTTCCAGCCTATCAGCCATTTACTTGCTCCATTCTATAATCAGGGACATGCTCGGAATCCAAGTATATCTTATGGGTCTGACATTCTTTGACACAATCAAGGTCTGCCTCGCCTAAATAATTACAAGCAGAGCAAATTTGACCACAATCATTATCGCAATAATCTAATGTATCTTCTGCATCACAATCTCTACATTTAGATTCATATTCAGAACCTTCTAATTGTTCACCACGAAGGAACTCGCATTCGCCACCCCAACCTGTCTCTTCTTCATAACTAAGAGTAAATAGGAGTGCTGGATATTGTGCTGATAATTTAGCAATGGCAGGAAACGGTGGAGACCAAGCAGTATTGAAATTATAATAAACTACAAGGTTCTCTCCATTTTCAGTAGGACCCTCCATATATGTTTCAGGATATTCATCATCTGAAGATACAGCGACATCCCATTTTGTGCCCCATTCACGAACATTGAATGAATACCAGTCATTTGTTTGGAATTTCATTTGCTCTTCAATAGGCAATTTATGGTCGGGTTGCTGAAGATACTCATACTCAGTAATACCTGCTTGTAAATGATTATAGATATTATGAAAAGCAAATACAGGATTAGGATATGTAGTTTGTTTCTTTTGCATTTGTCCAGTTTCCATGTTCCATGAATCATGGACCTGTGCAAATGGCTTATTCAATTGTGCTACTAATGTATTGACAAGTTGTGGATTTCCCTCTATGGTCAATCCGTTATATACCCAGTTCGGCATATATATTCCTTTCGTTCGGTTATTGGCATAATTATAATGCCTACCACCGACATTTGTCTATATGATGTGGATCACATAAAATGACTAATAGGTTTATTTATCTTATATATTGAGAATTTCAGTGAATATAGTTGACAAACGTAAAAAGATCAATCTATCCTCCGCTTTTACGGGCAGCTATAAAAAAAGCGGGGGCCCCAACAGTCTCTCCCTCTGTTGGGCCCCCTGTGTTTGGCTGCATCCACACTATGCATATTTAAAGACTGGGGCGAAAGGAACCCTGAAAGCCTCACCAAACGTTATTTATCATTATATCATACTGAGGCAGGTTCAAGAGGTGGTACAGTTATACCAGCATGATAAGCGATAAACTCTTCCCATGAATGTCCTTCAACGGTTTTGCCAACCATATCAACATCCACGGTAAAATCCCAAGCAGCAAAATTGCTAGGTTTAGATACTGCGCCAATGCCATAACCAGTTTCGTCCAGGACCTCATGCTGAATCATATGACTAATAATCATACGAATGCAATATGGTGTGTCATTCCACCTTGGACGAGCATGTGCTAATGCTGTAGCAAGTTTAACTTGCCATTCATCTTCTCCCCAATGTGAATATAACCAAACTGCAGGCTCATTTTCGCCTTCGTTAAAAATATAATTAATTCGTGCTCCCACTGATTTCCGCCTTTTCTCTAGTGTCCTCTTCGATTTTGTCCAATTCTACTACTTCATAGGACCATTTGTCAAGGCCCTCTTTGAACTCGTTGTAGTGGTGTCCACAGAAAAATAAATCTCCAGCTAAACCTTTAGCCTGATACATTGCTTTTGCTGTAACACATTTATCACAATTTAATCTTTCTGTCATAGTTTTCCGCCTTCTATCATGTCTGATAATCTATCTAAGATCCAAGAGTCGATATCGTTGATGTCAATCTCACGTAATTTCTCCATGATTTCATCACGGGCATATTTGTAACCATCATCCCAACCGCTCTTATAATCTGACATATTTATCTCCTTGTGTATCCAGTTTCTTCGTATTCTGATACATAAGTTTCTGTTAAATTAAACTTATCACGAATACGACTTACTTTCTCTATGCTACCAGTTCCAATGTTGAATGTCAATGGTGGCATGAAATGTGGGTCCAGTCCAATTACTTGTGCCTCCCAATAGGCCATCTCTAAAGACAGCCTATCAGGAGCGGTAAGTTCAAAGTACATTACCAGCGCACATCCGCATCTTCAACATCAAATGATTGAACAACAACATCTCCGTTGTATGCATCAAGAGTTAAAGTATCTTGTAAGAAGTAACGTGCATCAAAATCTTCTACGTCCTCCATTGGAATATCGTATTCAACCTCAAATGACATGCTTCCAGTAATACGAACTGTTTGCTTTGGTTCATGACCAAGAATTTCGCAAAGGTCTCTAAGGACATCTTCCTTTTCAACGTTTGGGTTGTACCAGCCATCAGTATCTAGATTATTAATAATACGACGTATTTGGTCGTTACTAATAGTTAGTTGTTTTTCAAGGCGGACCAAGGAATCTAATTTACCTTCTAGGTCCACAGTCTTGATACTTGGGTAAGTTATATCATAACCATTAATAGACTTATATGTTGTAAGTGCATTAGGGTTATAGGTCTCAGGGACCGTTGATGTTTCTTGCATTTCTTTCCTTTCGTTAATTGGTGTAATTGTAGCAGGCTCCACCGACAAAAGGTTGGGCCTACGTCCACATGGACATGTGACATTCATCACACTTCCAGATGGGAATCCGAATTTATCTGATGATGTTACTTCAATTAAAGTATCACATTCATCAGGATCGCATGCATATGTATTTTTAGTCCAGGTTTCTGACATTAGACATCCGCCATTTGCTTGTGGTATGCTTTGAGGTCCATAACATTAATGTTAAGTTCCTCTTCAGGGTACTCATTAATCAAGAAGTTTAATGCTTCTCCTGCTGACTTAAAGTCAGTATAATTAGTTGAATAACCATATCCATATATGGTTGCTTCCCAGCAGTCTACCCCTCCAGGAGAGACAGAATATTCCATTTCATATATCTGTGCGTTTATCATGGCCCAAATTATACACGAGACGACTGACATTTACAAGCATTTCCAGGGATTTTTTCTAGATTCCCGTATTATCTACATCACATCCGTAAAAGCTCTGGGCGATCCTTAGTATATTGCGGGCGTCTCATTATGTGAAACATTTTATCTTGCGATGCGTACGGGATTTGAACCCGTGATCTCCACAGTGACAGTGTGGTGAAATAACCAAGCTATTCTAACGCACCAAATAAAAACGGGGGAGATTTATCTCCCCCGCTAGTTTATCATTCTTAGAATGATTTTACTAACTTGAGAAGTTTATTTTTCTCAGCAGTAAGAATTGGGTCAAAGCCACTCGCACCCGCCATTAGCGTTTCAGAATTGCCACGACCAGAACGGAAATAATCAAGGCGTTCAGTAAGCGCATTGAAAGCACCCCATTTTGTTCCCTTGATATTAGCGTTAGTTGGTGAGTTATGATAAAGTTCATCAATCAAGATAACTTTATTTTCCCACTTTTTCAAAGCACCCTTAGCGTCTTTTTCAGGCTTAGGATAAATTGTGCGAATTAGTTTAGAGAATTCGGCATCAGTAATTTCCTGCTTGAAAAGTTCCTGCGCTTCTTTCTCGAATTCATCAAAGTATCCAAGAGCAAGACCCAAAGTTTCACGAGCAACTTGAATTCTGCCTTCGACAGATTGAGTATGGCGAATTTTGAATGATTGCTTAGCATTACGCATAGCAAGATTCAAAGTGTTTTGGCATACAACACGAACAGGTGTAATTGCTGCCTGAACAGCAACAGAACCATCATGTGAAGTCCATACGATTAGATAAAGTTTTGTTTGGTCATTAGCACCTTGTGGGTCTAACACCATAGTTCTAGGAACATCAACAGTTCCGAAAACTACTTTACCATTTTTGAGAGAACCAGCAGATTCCCAGCGACACTCAGGGTTAGCATCATGAATGTTATCTGCGAAAGCAAATAATTCTTCATTCTGAACAGGCTTGTATCGCTTACCAACAGTAGCGAGAACATCAGTTCCACCATTGAATGGATTTGTGCGAATAACTAACTGAGCGTTAGATACATCATTCCAAGATTCTGAAATGTGGTCGGTCAATGGAGATAAGCGAACATTCCAATTAGAAAGTTTTGCTTCATCGAGCATTGTTTGAGTAGTTACATTTTCATCTTGATTGAAAATGCGATTAGCGAGATTGTGCCATGCGGGTTTTCCACGCAAAGCAAAGGCAACTTCGTTGCCATTTGTTTCTAGGTTATGAGCCATAGATTTTTCCTTTCATTAGTTAGATTGAGCCTAAGTATAACAGACCCCACCGACATTGTAAATAGTTAGATAGACATTGTGGGCAAATCGGACATGTGATCAATATCATAAATTCCTGTGGTTATCCACAGTTTGCCGTAACGCTGTGGATAACCCCGCAAGTTGTTGCGGGCCACAAGATCGGGGAAGCTGGGGCGGGAATCTAGATGATTACACAGTTCAAACCCGCCCCAAGATTATTACTTACCGACTTTTACCATAGCATAACGCAAACCGCTGCCAGTATCTAATCTTAATTTAGTTAGATTAGGTCTGATAGAAATTATTTCGCTAATAGTGCCAGTAATTCCTGATTTACCAGTTGTAAAAACATCGCCTTTGCGATAGAAGCGACCTTTCTTGGTATCTAGAATTGGTGACATTTTATTTCCTTTCGTTTGTTGGTTGGTGAGTAGTTTATAGTCATACTCAGGACTTTGTTCGTTATTTATAGATAACGAGCAATAGCGTTGTAAGTAGAAGTAGAAACTACTTCCTCATCGGTCATCTTGAGAATACGAATAGCGTTCTCAATCTCCTCTACCATTTCGTTATACTGCCAATCGTGGAAAGTCTGAAAGTCTTTCTTTGGTTCAGCAGGTAGTTCAATAGCATTAGCAGGAAGGTAGAAATCTACATTTATCCTTCCGTCATAACGCTTGTTAGCAGACAAGTTTTCTGCCTTAGAGATAGCAGTTAGAGCAAGTTTAGCGACTTCCTTGTTCCACTTCTCTTGGGCTTTCTCAAACTTAGCCTCGTTAGTTGCTTGGTTCTCTCTATCCTTTTGGAGTTGAGCGAGTTTTGTTTCTAAGGCTTTGATAACCTTAGTTGTAGCGATTTTTACATTTATCGCTTTTCCGTTTCTTGCCATTTATTTATTTTCCTTTCGTTGTTTGTTTGGGAGTTTATTATAGCAGGGACTACCGACATTTTCGGTAATCCCTGCTTGTCTATTTAGTTAGATAGACTTTCCGCTGAGATGGTTGTCCAGCGAGTTTCTTTTGTTGGTAGTTCCAACAAAACACGCACCGAGCCAGATGCGTTAGGCACAATCTCTTTGATTACGCCTGTTTTCTTTGACTTTAGGGTGGTGAATAAATCGCCAACCTTGTAAGTATAACCATTTATGGTCATTTTGCTTCCTTTCTGTTAGTAGTTGGGTTGTATTTTAGCATACCCCACCGACAATCGGCAAGGTATAGCGGTGTGAGATTAGTCACACCAAGCCTCTAGGTGGTGCTGTTCGATAATAGCCCATGCGGGTGCGGTATCTCTGCCTTTATAGGATACGCCTTCGGGCATTGGTATCTCACGATCAGTTTCGCCCTCATCATAAGCAAAAATAGCCTCAATACAAGGTTCTACCATGCTAGTAGGAACGGGCGGGTAATGATTAGCAGTTAGATGAATTGAGATAGCAGTAGATAAATCTAATCCTAAATCATAGTCAGCTAAATCGTGTGCGAAATTACTTCCCATTATTTTCCTCCAATACTGAGTTTTTCATTTGTTCCATTTCGTCAATAGTTTCGATTAGTTCCCTGAATTGTGTTTCAGTTAGTAATACTTTAGTAATTTTATCAGTTGTAGCAGAAGCAATAGCAGTAGCATACATAAACATAGCCCTAGCGAATTGTTCTTGGTCTAAGTCATGGCGAGAATGGACAATAAAAGAAGCGAGTTCCATTTGTTCATCGCCAATAATTCCCTCTTGAGTAGCCTCAAGTAGAGCAGAAGCAGTAGATAACATTTATTTCCTTTCGTTGTGGTAGTGGGCTAGATTATACACTAGCCCACCGACATTATTAGGCTAGGGCTAAGATAGCCTGAGAAGCACCGTCATTTACACGGGCGAGTTCTGCCTCTAACTCATTACGAGTAAATTTGGCAGGATTACCGATAAGTTCTGATACCATGCGAGAATTTTCCTCAACAAAGATACCTGCGGGCAGGCGCTTTACTGCTGAATAGAAAGAGCCTTGTGGGTCAAGCATAGAAACAAATTCTACGCCTGCAACGGAGAATGGGTACTTTACCCAGTTAGTTGTATCTAAAGACATTTATTTTCCTTTCGTTTGTCGTTAGACTAGGAATTATACACGAAGCCTGCGACATTTTACATTTGAGTATCGGCGTGTCGGGCATTTGTGAGATTTCTCACAAAATCCCGTGATTATCCACAGGCCCACTTAAACATGTGGAAAACCCCGCACATACTGCGGGCCTTTTATATTTTAAAAAATAAATATAAAAATAAAAGTAACGGAGAAATTAAAAAACCGATAAAGATCAACGTTGTCAGAGCTGCAAAAAATTCTATCATTTTTTACTCGCAGAAAATCTAACATCCGCTTTACCGTACACACATAAGCCGCATGATACGCATGCGCTGCCATTGGTGGAGATAAGTGGAATTTGTTTATTATTTTCAGGACATTTTGCACCAGGCTTACCAATTAATTCTTTCATAGTATTTTCGGTGACTGCAAAAGTTTTACCTAGATACGCTAATTTAATTCCAGAATTATTTTTGCGTAAGTCATGAGCAATTTCTTTATTCTCATCATCGGTAGAAAAATAAAGAGAGAGGTTAGAAATATCCTTAAGGATAAGCGCTGCAGACTTTACACGAGTATATACCCAAAATTGCACATCGGGATTATTTTGGATAACCGCTTTCCACGCATATGCATAGGTATCATTAAAGAAATCGCCATCCCAGTGTATACGGAATAACTTTTCTGCATTACGCTTTTCACAATCTGCAACAAAATCAGCAATCATATCGCTAAGCAATAGAGACATGGTATCCATATCTGCATTGCGTAGCAATTCCCAGTTATGCAGAAGAGTATTCTTTACTCCTTTGTATACTCTTTCAAGTTTTCCTGCATAGCAAACGCTTTCACAAACACTAGTGGCACCAGGACACGAGAAATCTTTTCCAGCAGGTAATCCAAAAGTGTTAGCGATTGTTGGGGTTTTTCCATTTTTTGAGACAGCATTAGCGACCTTCCTATCATTAGACCTTTTTAGTTTCATTATACACCTTTCGTTATGGGCCCTATTGTAGCAGGGCCCACCGACATTTTACCAAGAGGACTGATAGTAGTAGGATAAATCCTTATACTCATCATTTTCTACTAGTGGGGCTATCTGCTTGATAGTGTCCTTGATATCAGACCAATAGTATTCATCGATATCATATGAGCCGAAAAAGAAACCAGCAGACGGCATTAGTTCGCTAGGGTCTTTCTTGAATAAGGCTTGACGGCAGGTAGTAAGTAATTCTTTTAGTTTATCACGAGATACATAGTATTCACCGCAATTATCTTCACCGCCTTGTACATTATCGACAAACCATTTGTGTATCTGATTAGCCTTACGCCAATACGCCACATTTACGCTAACATCTACGCCATAGATACTTTCAGTATCTACAAGAGTATCAACACCAGCAGCATTTACTACATCATTCCATTGTGGATAAGTTGCAGCAGAGTATTTAGTGTCTAAATCTCTATCTAATTTAGACCAGTCAATTTTAGCAATATGCTTACGAGCAGAGAGGTACATATCTAAACCCATTATTTTATTCCTTTCGTTAGGTTAGGCTGCTATTATAGCGGAAGCCACCGACAAATTCCACGACACGCCGAAAAAATTCCTGTGAAAAAAATCACATCTACTTAACGACACGCCCGACCCCGCAAGATCTGCGGGCTTGTTGAAATTTCAACTAATCCCAATTAGTTTTCAAACCAGCTGCGGTTTTTTTATGTTTTGTTTTTCTTGAATAAATTTTTTTAGATTTTATTGGCGTTGCGGCATTTGACCTCCGCAATTCCAAAATTCTTTTTATTCTTTCTTTATTTGGTAATTTCATTTTGTTCCTAACTTTGGTAATTTGTAATTTGAAGCGTCATAGAATTTATTTGCGTCAAATCTTGGATTATCTTTCGCAAACATTTCCGCAAAATCTATAACCATTTTTGAAAAAACGGCTGGGTGAGTTTTATCGCTAACATAGTTTAGAATTTTAGCGGTTTCAACATAGTGTTTTTTAGATGTCATTTTTCCACGACCCTTCTGCCTTCACGATAAAAGATTTTGGTATAGCATTTTCCGCTAGGTGTGTAGAGATTTACAGTTGAGTAATCCATAGCAAATCCCCAATCCACATAACTAGCAAAACTCTTGTGAGCCTCTAGTTCATCAGCGATTTGTTGTGTGAAGTGTGGAGAATTTTCATCATAAGCAACAGTTATTTTATACATTAGTTAGCCTCCTGAGTAGCAAAAATTGAAAGTTCATTTTCGGAAAGCAATCCGTTATCCCAAATCACATCTCCGTCATTATCTAAAATAAGTTCATAGGGATTACACTCGCAAGTTTCATAGTCAAAATAATCCTCGCCATTTCCCCAATAAATAGCACCCATACCACGACAGGCATCACAATTTTTTATTGCTCTTAGAGCAGTTTCAAGTTTATCCATTTTCTTTTTCCTTTCTTTCTTGAATTGTAGCAGTTAGCACCGACAACGCTTCCGCCTTAGAGGCTTCACGCTGGGCGTTGATAAAGTTTCTGAATTCGATCAAATCCATTTTAGTTTTCCTTTCGTTTATTGGTTAGATTATAGCGGAAGCCACCGACATTTAGTCGGGAAGCCTAACCGCAACAGTAGCCCACTCATCTTTGAGCGAACCCGTAGGGCGGTAGCGAATTGAATAGGCTTCGTAGCCCTCAGATAAATAGACATCATCTCGCTTTTCCGCAAAGTTGATAATTCCGCCATTGTATCTCCTACGCATAGAAGTAGGCGCATAGTATTGGTCAATTAGTAAATCAACAATAGAATATGAACGCATTATCCTAGTATCCTTTCTCCATAGTAATTCTCAAAATCAGCAATAGTCATCAGACCTTTATACTCATTACAAAATCCGCAGAATTTAGTATCCGCAGAGTATTCAGTTTCGCAGAAGCAACAAATTAGTTTCATTTAGTTATCCTTTCTAACTTTCTTGGCGAAAGTTTATCAGAAAGCACCGACATTTTCAAATCCAAATCGTAATTTCTCAAATAGTAAGACGGCGTGTCGTGTGATAAAAATCACAAATTTTTTTTGTGATAAATCTCACAAAATTCCCGTGATTTTTAAAATTGGACATAAAAGACAAATCGCCCCCACACTACGTACGGGCGTGATCGAGCTTTGTCAAGACGACACGCCGCTTAGGCGGTGTGAGTTGCCTCACATTCCGCAGAGCATTCGGCGGGAAGGCTAAAGAGATACTTTAGCAGAGCCTTACGCTCAGACATAGATATTTCAGGGTGATATTGTTTTACACCACCATGTTGATATTCAAAGATGATTTTATCTAAAGTTTTTTTAGTTAGCATTTACTTTATTCCTTTCTAAATCTTTATGTGCGTAGTAGCAACGCATTTCGTGAAGTCTAATCCACTTTGAGATTTGAAATCTTGAACAGATGTAGCATTTATGCCACTTTTGTTTTAGCCAAATTTTATTGTTATCTGAATTGTATAAATCCAACATTGTGTGTTGTTTTTCGCATTTACATTTTTTGTTAGTCATTTTCTAAACCAACCTTTCTAACTTTCTAATAACTGAAGTCTAGCAGGGGGGTCTGACATTCTACTGACCAGTATGCGTACAAATCGGACATTTCGTTTTGTGATTTACACCACATTTTCCAGGCATTTAGACAAAACGGACATAAGGGTACAAAACGCCCGCAAAAGACTGCGGGCAGCTGCCGATTTTGTCAAATCGACACGCCGCTTTTATTTTATTTTTTTATTTCTTTTGTTGCCAATCTGATCGTGTAAATTACGCTAAGAATTAGCGCAATTTGAACAGCGGAAGTTAGAAGTCTATTCATTAGAACATTTCACCGCTTTCTAGTAGAGCATCAAACTCAGCATCAATTTCTTTTTCTAGCAGAACATCAAGAGAGATTTCATCTGCCTCATCATCAAAGTATTCATTTACTACATAACTATCTTGAATACTTTCATATTTATATTCACTAGGGTTTCTTTCCCAACTCATAGCATACATTATTTATTTTCCTTTCTTATTGCGGTAAATCTTATACGCTACCACCGACAAAATAACTAGACCTAGACCTAGCCAAGAAGCGTAGAAATCAAATTGAGCGGTCTCAAAGGCAATTCCATCTGACCCTAATTCTATTAGTAAGTATCTATCCATTTTAGTTATTCTCCTTTATACATTCGCAAGTTTCTACATCATAGTCTAAGTCATTACCCCAAAAGATAAGACCTACGCCATTACATTCATCACATTCAATTCTAGTTAGAGAGTTTATCATTTATTTATTTCCTTTCGTTAGTGTGATAGTAGGTCTTATTTGCTAGGCTCACCTTTCGGATTATTTGCTAGGCTCATACCTACTATTCAATTTTGTTATGTCGTTAGACTATCAGACCTGACCGACATTTTCAAGCCGACACGCCGAAGCGTGGGTGTGACTTATGCCACACTTACCGCTACTGAGCGGTAGGTATAACCTCCGCCATTCTTACGGATTTCTACAAGATACGCCTCAGCGTTTTCATACCATACACAAGACGGATGTTTTTCAGCCGATACGATTTCGCCCTCAACGGAGCGGGAACGATAAGTTTTACCTACTAGGAGGTTTTCGATAGAGTATAGATTAGCCATTATGGTAATCTCCTTTCATTAAGTTAATCGGTATTATTTCAGATTTATTAAGTTTTTTCAAGTCGACACGCCGTTAAGAGAGTGTGATTTGTATCACTTGTGGATACAATCACTTTCAATCTCATGACCGAATTCATCTACTAATTCTTCATAGATTTCATCTAGATAATCAAGATAATCAGACATTATTTCTCCTTTCATTATGTATAGAATACTAACATAGACCACCGACATTTTGACCCGTTTTTCGGGCGTGTCGCAAAACTATTTTTGTGAGATACCTCACATTATGGGCGCACTATCTATTTTTAAAAAATTTTAAAATAACGTGTATCATACAAATTAAAAATATATTAACATTTTAGAAAAATGAAATTACTAGTTGACTAAAATAATATTAGCATGATAAGATTTATCCAATGTCAGCTAATAGAGTATATATCTGCGATAAATGCGGAGCGGAAATCCAAGTAAGATCTAATTTTGTGTTAAAAACACACTACAATCACATCAGGGAATGTAAAGCTCAATAAAAGCGAAAATCCCTTCGGAGGCGGATCCTAGGGGATTTTCTAATGTAAGGGAGAATGGTGGTTCTCAACCAAACACTTCTATAATAATAACATATGTGTAATTTGTAGTCAACTAGGAAGAGTATCTGCTATATCAACTGCATCATCTATAGTACGTGGATGCTCTGATGTGCAATCTCCACAATTACGACACATGCATCTCCTCTGGCCATTTATTTAATGGACAACTAGCATTTAATAGTTGTGTCTTTAATGGCATAATGCACAAACATTCTTTACATTGTTTTGTTGGTTTAAAAAATTCGGGGCAGGAAGAACAAGTCTCCATTCTTCTCTCTTGCACATGTTTAGGAGCTCTAGGAGAATTTGGATCTAATAAATCCCATGGTCTAACTTCTCTTGCCATTTAGAATTCCCCAATTGGACAAGAGAAATCTATATCTGAATAATACTCCGAACTGTGCTTGTCTACCATAGTACATTTTAATTCTAGTTGACTAAATTCTAGACAAGATTGACAAGTTTTAGAACGAAATTCAGCTAGTAAGGTTTTCTGTAATTGTGGGTTCAGATTGTCCATTGTCTTCCTTCGGTTTAAATGCTGGCATTGGGCCTAGGATATGACCTTGTTCGTGCAAGTTGACTACATTCTGAATTAGTTCAGGCTTCTCTGTCATATGTGATGTCAAAATTGACAATAGGTCATAAATTCTGGCCAACATGATATATTGTGCCATTTGTAAATTATCTTCTAAATTGACGTTTTCTTCGCTCATTTTCGTAATACTTTCTAAGATGTCCTCTAGCATATTTTCTAGAGTTTAAATGTTTTCGTATTTTAGTATAGCATATAAAGTTGACTCTTTCTAGTCCGCCGAGCACTTTTTTACTCACTATGCGGCTAAAAAAATTTTCATATTATTTTTCAAGTATAAATATGGCTAATGTACAACCAGTATCGCCAAATGCATAAATTTTATCTTCTGGCCCAAGATCAACTTTAAAAAATTCTAAAGGTTCAAGTTTAACTCCATAGTTAGTTGGAGAAACATTTCCGTTTCCAAGATAAGCATGCTTTGAGTTGTCTACATTTTGGATGGATATAAAATTTGGACCATCTATAGCATCGTCAATAGTAAGTTCTACTGGTGTTGCAGACATGGATACAAGTTTTGTTCTTAACATATGTCTATTATATCACTTTTTCTTCTGGCGCCGAAGCACTTTCAATTATTTCGTGTAGCAAAATAGCTGTATTACTGGCAATTACAGAATTATCTACATTCAGTCTTATCCAAGGACCGTAGGAATCCATTCTGGTAGATCCCTGGTATACCTGACCAGTTTCTTGGTCAATCAATATCCATTTTTCTGGAACTCTAGTTCTCACTAAAAGATTAATTGGAGTTTGTAAAGGGGTAAGACTTGTCCCGTCCTTCAATTTTCTTTTTGATGTTTTCATCTTTAGTAACTTCTTTCAATATCTCAACAATATCTTGTGGTACATCAAAGTAAACGTTTTGAAGTTTCCATTCATGACATCTACGTACATTTAATCCTCTTGGACGAATTTCATCACAGCCACGATAAATTTGTCCTGTTTCAGAATCTATTAAAATCCACTTAGTAGGAGATTTTGTCTCTACCATCAATTGTACTTTATCAGATAGTTCTTCTGATGTTTTACCATTAACTAATTTTCTGTCCGCCATGTTTTTCTATGTATTTTCCTATCTTTTCGTAAAGATCTAATCCAACATAATTTTTATATGAGCACGACAAACAATATAAAAATAGTTTGTCGTCATCTGTTAAATTTGGATACAGTTGCAGCTGATCCATTGGGCAAATCAGCGGAGGAACTTTTTGCTCCTCCGCTAACTTTTGATATGCCACGACTAATTGTGTTTTAATTTACTGCCTCTATCTTGTTTTGTTTTGTTATTTTTAAACACGATTCAGGAAATTCATTTAAGAACTTCTTATATCTAACAGTTTGGTAGCTAGGCCAAGAACTCCAGTCTTTGCCACCTTTTGTCATTCTATATGCTATTTCAGCGTTTAAAATAGGGTTTAATAGGTTCGAATTGGAAGTGAGCCCATATTGGTCTCTTCTTTCAACTCCAAGGTTGCCAAGCATGTTAACTTGAAAAATCCCATATGAGTTGTCCCCTGTTTTTCTGTTTCCGTTATAAGCAAGCGGTCTTCCGTTGGACTCTGTTTTTGACACAGCCCACGCTTTTTTTAGAGCTTGACCTTCAAAGCCAGCAATGCTTAAAACATCTACTAGTTCGCAGTCACTTAAATCTGTTGCTACAGAATAAGCTTCTACTTTTTGCGCCAATAGTTCAGCAGATTTTTTCTGTTCAACCATTAAAGCGTACGCAGGTCCGTCTGTATTTGCTATTAAATATACCGCTACCATAAGTAGAACGAATATGGTAGAATTACTAAATAACTCGTACAAACGTTTTATATTTTTCTCCATAGGTGTTACCTCCTAAGAGACAGTAAATATAATTTTACTAAACAATGTAAGGTGTTGTCAAGCTAGTCAACCAGAAAGTTTTTATGAATATTTCTTATTACACAGTAAAAGCAGGATTAAATCCTGCTGTTGGCTTTGGCTATGCTGGACAAAATATTGTAAAATCATTGCAAAGTTTAGGACACAAAGTAACTTTTGCGGATCCAAGAGCTCATGTACAATTAATGTTTACACAGCCAGATAATTTTAAATTTCATAGAAATCAATACCAAATTGGTTATACACCATGGGAATCAACATCTATGGATCCCGCCTGGGCAGATAAATTTAATCTATGTGATGAAGTTTGGGCTACATCACAATGGACTGCAGATGTTTTTAAACAAAACGGTGTAGAAAAAGATATCAAAGTATATCGTCATGGAATTGAAAGTTTATGGAAACCAAAGAAAAGAATTTTAAAAGATGATGGAGTTTTTAAATTTCTTCATATTGGTGAACCTTCTCCAAGAAAAGATGGTCAATTAGTTGTTGACACATTTATTAAATTGTTTGGTAATAACCCAAAATATCACTTAACAATCAAGGCGCATCTATTTAATACTATTAGAGTATATAATAATTATAATATATTATCTTTACCTAATATATATAATAATATATCTATTATAACAGATGAATATGACACTAGTCAACTATTATTTTTATATCACTCTCATCATGCACTTGTTTATCCAACTTGGGGAGAAGGATTTGGATTTATTCCATTACAAGGTTTAGCAACTGGAATGCCAGTTATTTCAACTTATGATTGGGCAGATTACAAAGAATTTCTTGGACCTCTAAAGCTAAAGTCAACATTGACAGATGATTCACTTCCAAAATCAGTAGGACATACTTATGTTGGGAAAATGTATCGTCCAGATAAACAACATCTTGAAGAATTAATGTTAGAGTGTGTTATAAATTATAAAGCTTATTCTGGTTATTATTTTGCTCAATCAGAAAAAGTACATGAAAAATATAATTGGATCCAGTTGACTAAGAATGCTTTTGAAGATTTAAATAAAAAATTTTCTTAACTCTTGCCCTCTAAAAAATTTTTAGGTATACTTAGACTTACCCAAAAAACATAACAGTCGAAAATCGGCGGAAAGAGTATTTTAAAAATGTCTAGAACTATTGATAACCCTTATGAAAACTTCATAGCCTTGTCTCGATATGCGAGATGGATTGAAGATGAAAATCGTCGTGAGACTTGGGGTGAAACCGTAGATAGATATTTTTCTTTTATGCTTGATCATTTAAAGAATAACTACAACTATTCTCCTGAATCAAAATTTGTTGAAGAATTAAAAGAAGCAGTTTATAGCAGAAATGTTATGCCATCAATGAGGGCTGTAATGACTGCAGGAACAGCTCTTGCAAGAGACAATGTTGCAGGATATAACTGTTCATTTGTTCCAGTAGATTCTCCAAGATCTTTTGACGAAACAATGTATATACTAATGTGTGGAACAGGTGTAGGTTTTTCTGTTGAATACAAGTATGTTAATAAACTTCCTGCCGTCCCAGAATCATTTGAAAAATCAACCACTACTATCGTTGTAGAAGATTCAAAGAATGGTTGGGCAAAATCTTATCGTGAACTTCTAGCAATGCTTTGGGCAGGACAAATTCCTTCTATTGATGTTTCTAAACTTCGTCCAGCAGGTGCACGTCTTAAGACTATGGGTGGTAGATCATCTGGTCCACAGCCACTAATCAACCTTTTTGATTTTACTATTGCTAAATTTAAGCAAGCAGCAGGACGTCAATTAAAGCCCATTGAAGCACATGACATAATGTGTAAGATTGGTGAAGTAGTAGTTGTTGGTGGAGTTCGTCGTTCTGCAATGATTTCTCTATCTAATATTAATGATATTGAAATGGCTGCAGCAAAATCTGGTAATTGGTGGGAACAAAATTCTCAACGTGCCTTGTCCAACAATTCAGTAGCATACTCTCGTAAACCAGCAATGGAACAATTTATTGCGGAATGGAAAAATTTATATGACTCAAAATCTGGTGAGCGTGGCATATACAATGTTGCCGCTGCTCAAAAACAAGCAGCAAGATGGGGACGTAGAGACCCTGAAATTCACTACGGAACTAACCCCTGTTCAGAGATTATTCTCAGACCTTACCAGTTTTGCAACTTATCTGAAGTTGTAATTCGTGAAAAAGATACAAAAAAGGATATTGAGCGAAAAGTTGTTTTAGCTACAATTCTTGGAACATGGCAATCAACTTTAACTGACTTTAAATATCTTCGTAAAGTATGGAAAGATAATACAGAAGAAGAGCGCCTATTAGGTGTTTCTATTACTGGACAATTTGGACATAAGTTTATGTCTGGTCAAGAAGGGCTTGATAAACTTGGAAAGTTCTTAAATGAACTCAGAGATCTTGCTAGAGCTTGGAATAAAGAAGAAGCAGAGTCTTTAGGCATTAATCCATCTGCTGCAATTACTTGTGTAAAACCATCAGGAACCGTTTCACAATTAACTGGAGTTTCTTCAGGAATGCATCCCTGGCATTCTCCATATTACATTCGCACAGTTCGTGGAGATAAAAAAGATCCACTTTCAACTTTCTTAAAAGAAGTTGGAATTCCATATGAAGATGATTTCATGAAGCCAAATGACACTTATGTATTTTCATTTCCAGTAAAAGCACCAGAAGGTGCAATTGTTCGTGATGATTTAACAGCCTTGGATCATTTGAATACTTGGCTTGTGTATCAACGTGAATGGTGTGAACATAAACCTTCTATTACCGTATCAGTAAAAGAAGATGAGTGGATGGAGGTAGGCGCTTGGGTTTATCATTATTTTGATGAAGTATCTGGTATTTCATTTTTGCCCCATTCCGATCATTCATATAAGCAGGCTCCATATCAAGAAATTACAGAAACAGAATACTTAGAGTTACTTGCTAAAATGCCTTCTAATATTCGCTGGGAAGATTTGTCTTTTTACGAGACAGAGGACGGGACAAGTGGCACACAGACGCTTGCCTGTACATCAGACGGTAACTGTGAAATTGTAGATATTACCGCCTAGTGGTAGAATATATCTATGGGCCAAAAACCCATTAAGGAGAAAATATATGAATGAAAAACTAAAAGCAGTACTAGCATCATATGCACGTACAGCAGTATCAGCAGCATTAGCTGTTTACATGACTGGAAATACAGACGCTAAGGCAATGGCAACAGCTGCCCTTGCAGCAATTGTAGGACCTCTAGCAAGAGCATTGAATCCAAAAGACGGAGCTTTTGGCATTGTAAAGTAAATTACTTTAGAGTGGTCCCTGTGCTAAAATTGGCATAGGGACCATTTTTTTAAATAAAATAAGGCAGGTTATTGTGGCATCAATAAAAAATTTTGACGTTGACCAAGGCGCAACTTTTACATTTCAAGTTGAGTATTTAGACTCAACAAATGCCCCTATTGATTTAACTGGAAGTACGGCTAAAATGCAGATCCGTGATACAAAAGGCGGAAAACAATTGATTGCTACATTAACAACCCCATCAACAAATGGAATATCTATAGTTGGAAATAAAGTAAATGTTACAGTCCCCGCATCTGCAACAAACAAGTTAATATTTCCAAAGTCTGCTTACGACATTCTTGTAACAGATACAAATGGAAATAAAATTCGTTTATTAGAAGGATTTTTAACTCTAGATAGGTCGGTAACGGTTTGATGGCCAACGAAAAAGTAATAGTTAATGAAACAGTAAATAAAGTTGTTATTTCTGGAACGGGTGCCCAGGGACCAAGAGGAAAAGGAATCCTAAATGGAAATGGGACTCCATCAAACAGCTTGGGTCTTCAAGGCGATTTTTATTATGATAAAGACACGACAAGATTTTATGGCCCAAAGCCAAACGATTTAAGTTGGCAAGGTGCTCCAAATTATCTATTGAATACAGAGGTAGCCCTTGTATTTCCTTGGGAATTAGCTCAGGTTCATCCACCAGATGCACAACATCCAGGCGTTTATTGGGTTCCTATAGAACATAATTTACAATTTCATCCAAATGTAACTGTAAAAGCTAGTAGCGGGGACGTATTGGAAACAGGAATAGACTATAATAGTATTAATATGCTGACATTAACCATGACGCAACAATTTTCTGGGACAGCCTACCTGTCCTAAAAGAGGAGTAACAAAATATGGCAAGAAAATTTTTAGTTAGTTTAGATCTCTCAAAGAATGAGCTTTTGAATGCTCGTATTCAAAACCTTCCTTCTGCATCTAAACCACAAAATCCAGTCACTGGTCAAATTTATTATGATACCACTGACAACTTCCTCTATTTCTGGAATGGCACAACATGGCTAAGAGCATCAGGTGATTTTGGAAACGGTGGACTCACATCCTCTCTATTCTTTGGTAATACAAATTCCGACGGCGTAGCAACATCGGTTGCTCGTGCAGATCATACACACGATATTCCAGACGTACTAGGTACAGCTGGTCAAATTGATGTTTCTAAAAATGAAATTACTGGAGATGCAACATTCTCTCTTATTAATACTGGCGTAACAGCTGGTACTTATGGTGCAGTAGATACATCAGTAACATTTACAGTTGATGCTAAAGGTAGAATTACTTCTGCATCACAAGCAGCAATTTCAATTTCAACAGATCAAGTAAATGGACTTCAAGAATATATTGAAGACAAGGTTGGAAATCTTGTTGTTGCTGGAGAAGGCATTGATGTAACTTATGATGATGCCGCAGGACATTTTACAATTGATGCAGAGCTTGCAACAGATACCAATAGAGGTGTAGCTAGCTTTGATGCAACAGATTTTACAGTAACATCTGGCAATGTAACTCTTAATTCAGAAAGAGTGCAAGACATTGTTGGCGGAATGGTTACTGCTCCAAATACCGAATCAGGTATTACAGTCACATATGACGATGCAAATGGAAAACTAGATTTTAATGTAAACGATCCTACAATTACAATAAGCGGTGACGTATCTGGTTCCGCAGTAATGACAAACCTTGGAAATGTAGAAATTACTACAACAATCCAGCCAAACTCCGTAGCTCTTGGAACAGACACTACAGGAGATTATGTAGCTGGTATTCAAGGAACTGCAAATGAAATTGAAGTAACAAATTCAGGCGGAGAAGGATCAGTAGTTACAATTGGTCTTCCAAACGATGTATCAATTGCTGGAACTCTTAATGTTGGTGGCAGCCTAAACGTACAGGGCTCAATTAACTCTGTAAATACAACTCAAGTAAATATCTCTGATAATAAGATTAATCTTAACAGCGATATGCCACACAACCAGGCCCCAAGCGTTGATGCTGGAATTATTGTTCATCGTGGACAAGAAGCTGATGCACTTTTAACATGGGATGAAACACAAGATGCTTGGACCACTGGTCTTGATGGCGGTAGACAATATGCTGTAGCACGTAAATTTGCTGCAGATCTTTCAGACTCAGCACAATATGTAACAGTAAGTAATGCTGGAGCAGTCTTTGTTGTTAATCATGGATTAAATAGTAGAGATATTGCAATTCAAGTTTATGAAACTGCAGCTGAATGGAATAACGTTGAAGTTGATACAGAAAGAACCACTGCTAACACAGTAACAATAAGATTTGCAACTGCGCCAGCAAACGGAGCATACAGAGTAGTTATAACAGGATAACAACATGGCAAGACAATTTCTAGCAACTCTGTCACTGCCAACACTTCCAAGTCATCCGACTGACGGACATGCTGGATCTTTATATTACAATACATCAATGAGTGCATTGATGATGCATACTGGTTCAACTTGGATGCCAGTAAATTCTAATCAATATGTTTTAGAAGACCATATTCATACATATGATGGACCAATACATACTGTCATTGCTGGATCTTATAACCCTAATTTAACAATATTTGATGGTGGCGATGGCGGAACACAATATTCTTCAGATACAAATCTTGATGGAGGACTTTCATAATGGCAATTAGAATTCAACTACGTAGAGATACTGAAGCAAACTGGATTTTAAAAGACCCAATTCTAAAACCAGGAGAACTTGCATTATCACTTGATAAAGGAAGATTTAAATGTGGATTTTCTGAAACATCAAAATGGTCTGATTGTTATTATTTGAATGTATTGCCTTCAGAATTAGCTGAAGCAGCTCAGGATGCAATAGGGCTTGCAGTAAATCATAATGATCATTCTCATATTACAGTAACATATAATGACTCTACCAATAAATTTGTATTTGCCACAGCCCCAGAAGTAGTTTTAAGTGGTGGACTAAATGATACTTTAGAAGATTATGTAACTTTAGCATATTTTACTGGATTAATTGATGAAGCAAATGGAATTCCATCTTTAGATAATAATTCTTTAATTGATCCAGCACAAATACCACCATCCATTGCTAGATTAGCGTCTCCAACTTTTACTGGAACAGTTTCTGGGATTACAAAATCTATGGTAGGACTTTCAGATGTAGATAACACATCTGATGCAAATAAACCAATATCTACAGCAACGCAAACCGCCCTTAACTTGAAAGCTCCATTAGCATCTCCAACATTTACAGGAACTACAACAACAGGAAACTTATCTGTATCTGGAAACCTTACAGTTACTGGTGCAACAACAACTCAATCAACACAAAATCTTTCTGTTGCTAATCCACTTATCTACGTTGGAGAAAATAATCAATCAAACATTATTGACGTAGGAATAGTTGGAAGTTTTAATGATGGAACTTATCAACATACAGGCCTTGCAAGAGATCATACTCAAAATAAATGGAGACTTTTTAAAGGGGTTTCTACCGAACCAACAACAGTTATTAATTGGACTCAGGCAGTAGCAGATGATTTAATTGTTGGTGGCTTAAATGCATCTACAGTATCCGCAACTACATCAATTACTACACCCTCGTTGACAGCATCCACACTTATAACAACTGCAGGACTTACAGTAACAGGAACATTGACAATTCCAACAGAATCAATTAAAAGTTCTGATTTAGAATGGGAACACTATGCAAATGAATCAGACCTTCCTTCCGCAGCAACAAAGCATGGAATGTTTGCACATGTTCATGGCACTGGAGCGGCATACTATGCTCATTCTGGATCCTGGTACAAGCTTGCTAAGGTTACAGATATATCAGACAATAACTTAACTACAATATCTCAACAAACAGCATCATATACCCCAGGCTTAATGGATGCTTTTAAATTAATTGAAATGACAACAGGAACACTCACCTTGCCAAATGATGCAACAGTAAATTTCCCAGTTGGAACATATATAGAGGTTTTACAAACCACAACAAATCAAATAACAATCAACGGAACAGGCTTTACCCCAAATGCAACACCTGGATTAAAGTTAAGAACTCAATGGAGTAGCGCAACCTGTTTAAAACGTGGCGCTAATTCGTGGGTGGTATTTGGAGACTTGGTTGCATAATGAAAAAATCAAGTAAAAGATCTAAATTAACATCCAGAACATACGTACCAGATTTAACTGGTTTAACAAGAGCTCAAGCTGAAGCTGCATTAACTGCAGCAGGACTTAAATTTACTTCCTCAAGTATTGTTACAAATTATTCAAACGAAGATCAAAAATTTACTTCTTTGCCAACATATACAACTAATCAAGTTGTTCCACGTGAAACAACAATTGATTTTGTTTATAAAGCTTATCAAGGAATAGCCGTTCCAAACGTTAATGGCCTTTCTCAAACTGCTGCCACAACAGCAATTACTGGCGCTGGATTAGTTGTTGGTACAGTTTCTGGAACAACAGGCTCAGACTCCAGTCTTGATCAAAAAATTACAGGTCAAAGCGTTTCGGCAGGAAGTTTAGTTGATAGAGGAACAACTATTAATTTAACTTTATATACATATGTGGCGCCATACAATAACCCATATAGTAATCCGCCGCCATATGGAAACTACAGCAATTATAGTAATTATGATAATTATAGTAATTATGGTAATTATAATAATTATAGTAATGTGCCAGCAGATCCACCTTCAACTCCACCTGCAGATCCACCAATTAGCGTCACATGGAAAAGCTTAGGAGTACACACACTTGTCAGAACGCCAGAAGGTTTGGTTGCTGCTGGAAGTTTAAAAGTAGGAGATGTTTTAATTTCTGCAAATATTGAAGGCGTTCCATATATGTCTACACCAGAATCTTTTCAGAGTATTTATAATTGGACTGACTCAAATCCAAATATTGAATATACAACAACAACTGTTGTAATGGTTCACAAAAAAATTGGAGATACGGTTGTAGCAATTAATGGAGATATATTTTCTCAATACCATTATGTTTTAGTAAAAAGAGACGGACTTGCAAGATTTATAGCAACAGGAGATATTGTTGAGTCTGATCAAATATATAGTTATGCATCGAATTCGTTTGTGCCAATAACAATGCTTCAATCCGTTCCAGTTTCTCATGAAATTATTTCTATAGACTGTGAACCATATGACATATTTTTTACTTCAGAAATGTTGGTACACGACTCGGTTTCGATTTAAAATGTTATTGAAATGGCCAGATGTACTAAACGGATATTGGATGCAAGTCACTAAGTTTGATAATCATCCTACTTTAAATTACTGTGGATCACTTTATAAAAATAATAAACATAAAAGTGGAACAATAATTTTATCAAATTATATATTAAATGATTATCCAGACATCTATGCAACTTTAGATAAAAATAATGAGTTAAACAGGGTATATACAAATCCCTCTTTAAGACCTTCACATGTTTGGGAATGGTTGGGAGTTGTTAGTAAACTTTTTTTTATTAATAATTTGAAAGATGATTTTCAGGCACCAAAAATAAGAAATAAAACAGCTCAAAATGGATATTTTAGATCTCAAAAAATAATGAATCAGTTAGACAAGTATAGTCTTGATGAATTGACCTTTACAGACCATATTGAAGAACCACCAAGAGATTTTATGTATCCTACCATATGGTACAATAAAAGAATAAAAGAGGTAATTAATGAAAAGAATTGATTATTTAAATGGTATAGCATGTTTTGAAGAAGTCTCTAATGGAATAGATTTTTCTTTGGTTACTTATGAAAAAACAAATAATTTTTTTGGAAATGAAATATATGAAGCAAGTTTTAATTTTGGCAAAAACGATAATAATTTAAAAATAAAAACATTTTTTTATAAAAGCATTTTTACAGCAGTAAATGATTATTGTAAAAATAATTTAATTGAAATAAAAAAAGATATGTGGATCAAATTTGAAAATCATTTAATACAATTTCCAGGAAATGAAGATCCGCAATTAAACAAAAGGTGTGCTGACTTAAATGAAGGAAAATATGTCATGTTATATTGTTTAGATACAATAAATGATGGAGGATTTATTACAATACCAAATCAAAACTTTTCTATTCATTTGCAACAAAATTCAATGTTAGTTTTTCCAACTGGTAAAGATTATGAATATAATATTCATAAAATTGGTGGCAATAAAGAAAGAAAATTTATAGAAATGGTTATTGGATGAATGTATTTAAAGTTGAAAAAGTTTTTGAACAATCCTATTTTGAATATGTTCAAGACTATTTTAAAAATCATCATTTTTTAAACAATGCAGAATATGATTTTTATAACAGCAAAAGAATAGATTCTTTTGATGATTCAGTTTTAAAAAGTATATTACACACATTACATGAACCAGCAAAAAAATGGTTTAATAATGAATCAATTGTTCCAACATATGCAATATTTTCAGAATACTCTGGACAACAAGCGCATCTAAATCCGCATAAAGATTCTGGTCCATGCACATATACTTTAGATATAGGTCTTTATCATGATACCCCATGGCCTTTGATAATTGAAGGAAAAGAATATTTATTTTTAGAAAACGAAGCTATTGGATTTTATGCCAACGATCAAGATCATTGGAAAAAAGAATTCCCAGACCCTGAAAAAAATAAAGTTGGAATATTATTAGTTCATTATGTTGACCCAGACCACATTTGGCTTACATTAAAGCCAGAAGTTCAAAAAATTGTAAGACAAAGAATTAAAACATTATCATGATAACAAAAAACATTAATGTAGAAGGAATTTCAAAAGCAATTGATGTTGTTAAAAATAATTTTGACAGTATTTATTTATTTGAGTCTGGAGATAGGGCAAAGTTACTAGATCAGATTGTCACATATGATCCAAGACAATTTAATGTTTTTGGCATATATGATCAAGCAATATACCTAGCTTACAAGGACATAGTCGACTGCTTGATAGAAGAATGCAGTAATAAAAATGTTAATATTAAAAAATGTGAATATTATATTTCTTCTGAATATTTTAATTCAAAGGTTGATCCCAAATTTCTTTATGATTTTGGTGGGGTGTCAATTCCATGTTTTAATGGGCTAATTTCTTTACAAAATAAAGAAATTGTTGTATACTTAAATGGAAAAGAGCAGGCCTTATCGCAAGGTACCATGCTATTTTTTGAGTCTGGGAAAAGTATTAAATATGATGCTACAGAATTAGAATGTATATATTTTAATATTGCACCAAGATTCATGATTCAAGATCAATATCCATTCAAATGGATACCTATAGGAGTATAAATGGCAATTCAAGATATCACTGTTATATACAACTTTATATCTGAAGAGGAAAGAGTTATGCTTTTAGATTATGAAAAAAGCTTAACCGAAAGGGATCTTTGGGAAAAAAGAAATTATGCTGATCCAGATAATCAGTGGACAAATAGGCATCTTTCTATAATTCATTTAACAATGCCAGAACATGGCTTTGGAACAGAGTACGATATTTCAATTGCTAAAAAAATGTGGGAAATAGAAAGCAGAATTAGAGAGCAGATAAAGAAGTCTTGGAATTTAAATAAAGAAATTTGGCCAGACTGTTTTAATTTAATTCGTTGGCCACATGGTCAAGCGCAGCCACCTCATTCAGATTATGAAAACTTTGGAAGACTGCCTCATATATGGAATTGGAGAGACATAGGTTGCGTATTGTATTTAAATGATGATTTTGAAGAAGGACATATTTACTTTCCACAACATAACCGTGAAATAAAAATTGTAGGTGGAATGTTAGCATTTTTCCCAGGAGATATTCATCATGCTCATGGCGTGAAAGAGGTAAAAAATGGAACAAGGTATACGTTAAACACATTTTATACTTTTACAGAAGAACACAAATTTGAAGTAGATTTTAATAGAAAGTATCTTCCCTGGTAATGGCACACGATATAAAAGTTGAAACAAAAAGGTGGCAGATTAGAAAAATTGTTGACCTTGGCATAATGTGCATAAGAGTAAATACAATTATAAATGCTGCTCAAAGATATGAGACTGCAGTCTTTCAAACAGACATAGAGGGTAGAATGAGAGACATTGGAATTAAATATTATAAGCTTCATGGGTCTATGCAAGAAGCAATAGATTTTAATGAATTTTTTGTTAAAACCTTAAAATCTCAAGATTTTTCTGGTTTAGACGAAATACAGGTGTTTCAGAAATTAGATACCATATTTGCCGATTTTAAATATAATGATGGGCCATATCGTTGGTTTATGCCTGCTAAAAATCCTCCAAATGTTGCTATTGGCCAAAAGCAAGAGGACATGTAGCGCTAACCAACAGCTTGGTATAATTGTAATATGGAAACGCTTTATCCAAGTCAAATTGATACCTACGTCCAACCGAATGCAACCGATTCGGTTCAAACCGTTTCCCACTCAGCACAACATAGACGTTTAAATGATGCAATTTATAAACTACAGCTAAAAGTTGGAATCAATAACTCTCAAGACGTTAGTTCTATTGAAAATAGATTAACAACTTTAAAAAACTTTGTTGATGCAAGAGCTGTAGATTTAGGACAGCTAGAAGACAGCCTTGACGAGTATGTTACTTTAATTCAATACGAAAACGATAAAGGTGTTGCAATAGCAACCCTAGGCGTTGATGGAAAGCTTGATCCAGATCAAATACCTTCATCAATTGCAACAGATGCACAATCTAGAGCAGATGCAGCATTGTCTGCAGCAGGATTGTATACTGATCAAAAAATTGCCAATCTTGTAGATTCAGCACCTGGAGCATTAAATACTCTTAATGAATTAGCTCAAGCATTAAATGATGATGCTAATTTTGCCTCAACAATGACAACTGCGCTGGCAGGAAAATCTGCAGTAGGGCACACACATACTTCTTCTAATATAACAGATTTTGTTGAGGCTGCTCAAGATGCGGCTGGACTGTTATTTGGCCATTCTAATCATAATAATGTTACTGCAACATATGATGATGAAAATAATAAAATAATTTTAAGCGTAACTCCACAATTAACACAAGAACAGGTTCAGGATTTTATTGTTCCGCTTTTCCAGAGCGCTAATAATAAAAATATGAATATCCTTTATGATGATGATAACAATACATTAATTTTAGAAGCAATTACAGAACCTTCTAAAGCGGTAATGTCTCCAACAGCTCCAGCAAATCCAGCAAACGGAGCATTTTGGCTTGATACAGATGAATTAAGATCTGGAGACGTACTTGCTCTTAAGATTTGGAATGCTACAGCAAATAAATGGGAGTATGCAGCATCAGAACTCAGCCTTGCAACAACAAATGTTTGGACATCTAAAAATACATTTACTCAAGGCGTTATTATTGGAACAAACACCGCTCCATCAAATCCAGTAGAGGGTCAAATATATTATAACTTATTAGCAGAAAAATTAAGAGTGTTTGATGGTCTAGTTTGGAAAGATGTTTCTGGTGGCGCAGGTGGAGGCGGAGGACTTCCAAGCATTTCAACAGATGGAACAGCAACTCCAGCAACTTTATTTTTTGGAATGATAGCTCCACCATCAGCGGCAGCTTTAGAGGGAGACATTTGGTTTGATGTTGACGATCTTGGAACTCCATTTAATCAATTTTTTACTGGAACCACTGCTCCAGATCCAACTCAATATGAATTTTGGGTAGACCCAAATCCAGCTCCTGGAGAATTAATATATTCAGCAAATGAACCAACAACACCACAATATGAGGGTGAACTTTGGATAGACACAGATGATTATGAAGGCCAATTGGTTGAAGTTGGGGCAACCGCTCCAAATCCAGACAACGTCCAGCTTTGGGTAGATGTAAATGATTTAGACACTCCATCTTATTATTCAAATTTAGTTTTTACAACATACGTAAATTATGCAGCTTTTCCAGTGGCTGGCTCAAAACCAGGAATGTTGGCAGTAGATAGTTCTACTGGCATAGTTTATATATCAATCAATAATTTATGGGTTGCCCAGCCTCTTAAATTAGATCAAGACAAAATTAATAGACAATCTCAAAGTAATCAAGCCCTTATATGGATGGGCTTTTTATAAAAACTTTGGTATACTTTGTAAAGGAGTAGATACATGTCACTAAAAAGATGGGATGGCTCGTCTTGGGTCGTCGTTGCAGGTTCTAGACCAGGTCCACAGGGTCCACAAGGTGCTCAAGGTGTACCTGGAGTTAATGCAACAATTTCCGTTGGCACTGTAAATACTACAGACGCAGGAACAAATGCAACTGTAACAAATAGTGGAACTTCTTCTGCTGCAATTCTTAATTTTAATATTCCAAGAGGAGCAACAGGACAGCAAGGTAACATTGGTCCACAAGGTGTACCAGGATCTAGAGGAAGTAAAATTTTTACTGGGATTAATGCTCCGACATCTTCTAATCCTTCTCCAACAGGTTTGCTAGGTAACGATCAATATCTAGCAACTTCAAATGGTAATTGGTATATTTATGATGCTTCTGGTTCTGGCGCTTGGTCATTACAAGGAAACATCAAAGGTCTGCAGGGTGAAAAAGGAGATAAGGGCGACACTGGCCCAACTGGTCCTTCTGGAAACGTAACTGCAAATGAATTATATGCAAAGACAGATGCTCTACAAGTAGATGCACTTCTTAATCTTGGAATATATTATCCAAAATATACTTCAACGTTAACACAAACTCAGTTAAACAGTAGATTTGCAGCAAGCAGCTTTTTATTTTAGGAGAATAACATATGGCAAGACGACAAATAGAGGAAACATACTACACGTTTGACCCTACTACAAATACGGTAACTATTCCTAGAGTAATTAAGGCTGAACGCCTAATGCTTATTACAAACGTTACCAAAAATATTGTTATCTATAATTTTTCCGACCCAAATCTTGGATATGTAACTCTTACGCAAAACAATACTTCTGTAAATAAGCCAACAACCACAATAGTATTAGAATATAATTGCTCATCAATGCTTTCTTCAGATAAGCTTGCAATTGTTTATGATGAAATAAATGAAACAACATCATTTGAACCAGCACTTCTCGATGCTGTACAAAAATTAAGAACAGCCCCACCACAATCATTGATGGATACCGACTTTGAGTACGGAGTTCAGCCATCAAAATGGGAAGCTTTAGTAGTATGCGGTAATTATCCAACATTTTTTTCGAGAACAACTGGCGGAAACTCATATGACATTATTACAATTTCAGCAGACGGAGCATCTCCAAGATCTACAGTATCTGTAACAACTGCATCTAATCACGGACTTGCAAATGGAGATGTTGTTTCGGTTCAGGAAACATCTTCTGGAGGAGTTGCTGATGGAACTTTCCCAATAACAGTTGTAGATGCAACAACATTTTCTTATGTTGCAAAAGGTGTTGTTTCTGGAACATTAAAAGATGGAAACATGACTGGTGTTTATGGCGGAGGAATTTATGACAATGCTCATATTCCAGGCGGAGTCCCAGGTTCATTTGGCGCTTGGTCAGCAATTTCAGATCAAGCTTCTTATTCAACTATTACAGTAACAACTCCAAGACCACACGGACTGTTGCCAGGAACACCAATTTTGATTAACGATTTAAGTTCACCAATTGGTGGAATTCAATTTATTAATAACGTTTCAACTCCAAATCAATTTAAATTTACATTAACTTCACAAACCGCAGTTAATAATCCAATCAATACTGTAAATATTGGATTGTACACTAGACCAGAAGGTTATGTAGACCACAGACCTTTTGATGGCGGAGTTATTTTAACAACAGCAAATAACGTTTGCGGAGTTCAAACAATTCGTCAAACACGTCGTTATTTCCGCTATCAATCAGGAAAATCAATTCAGTTTTCTACAGGCGCTAAATTAACTCCTACATATGATATTGATACAATATTTGCAGATAACAATGCTGTAGGTATTGCATTGGTAACAGTTACAACAAGACAGGATCATGGATTGCAGCCAGGAGCTGTCGTTAGAATTGAAGGCGCTACAGTCACTGGAACTTATAACCCATGGAATGGAGATTTTCCAGTTACAGAAATTTTAGGAACAAACTCATTTAAGTATCAAATGAGCTTAAATCAAGTTATGCCTTCAACAGATCAATTCCCAGGTGGAACAGACGTAAAAGCAACAGTAGTTCGTTGGAAAGGTGCAGCAACTCGTTGCGGAATGTTTGATGATCAGAACGGCTTCTTTTTTGAGTATGACGGAAAATCATTCCACTGTGTTCGCAGATATACAAAGAAAGAACTGTTTGGTCGTTTAAATCTTACACAATATTCAAACTACGTATTTGGTACAAATACAAGATTTAGAAAGCAGCTAGTTGTTGGAGATCAAATAACAATTAGAGGTGCACATTATAAAGTTATTCAAATAAATAATGATACCGAAATGTTTATTTCTCCAGCTTATAAAGCTTCAACAACAACTTCTGCAAGATATTTGAAGATGGAAACAATTAAGGTTCCACAGGATCAATGGAATATTGATAAAATGGATGGAACTGGTCCATCTGGATATGTATTAGATCCAGGCCGTATGCAAATGGTTTATATTGACTATACATGGTATGGTGCTGGATTCATTAGATTTGGATTTAGAGCAACTGATGGAAATATTTATTATTGCCACAAGATGCCTAACAATAACGCAAATACTGAAGCGTATATGCGTTCAGGTAACTTGCCAGCACGTTATGAAGCGGTAAATGAACCAACTAAGTTTGCTCGTTTAGTTGCTGGTGGAACTGCAATAAGTGGAGCATCTTTAGCACCAACAGAAATTGCAATGTATGTAGATAATGTTGATTTTTGGCCAGATTCTGGATACTTAATGATTAAAGATGATCAAAATTGCGAAATAGTTTCTTATTCATCAATTGGCGCATATAATTCTGTAGCTAGAGGTTACTTAGTAAATATTGCAAGACGTCAACCAATGCCAATTAATTATACTGGCTCAATGGTTAATTTAACTGGAACAAGTGCATCAGTTGTATTTACTCCAGATGCTACGGTTCCTGGTGGTGCTGGTACTGCACAAGTTTCAGTTCAACCAATTTCTCAACAATGTGCTCCAGTAATTTGTCACTGGGGATCTTCAGTTATTATGGACGGAAGATTTGACGATGATAAAGCCTACATCTTTACGGCTGGTATGCAGAGATTTATGCAAATTACTGGTTCTGGTACATTTACAGCTAAAATTTCATCACGTTCGGCATCAGGCGGTGTTGTAACTCTTACAACACAGTCTTCACATAGCATTCAGCCTGGATATAATGTTTCTATATCTGGTGTTAATACAGTAGCATCAATTACAAATGCTTCTATTACTTCCAGCGTAGCAACAATTACAACAAGCGGTGCACATAATTTACAGCAGGGACAAACAGTTACAATTACAAACGTAATAACTTCTGCAAACACAATATTTAATGGAACATATACAATTACATCTGTTCCTACATCAAATACATTTACATATGTAAGACCATATCCATCAAACGTAACTTATGCTAATCTGTCTGGTACAGCAACAGAATCTTCAACATTTAATGGAACATTTTCTGTATCTTCTGTAACATCAAATACAATAGTTTACTCAATTCCAAATACTGCAACATTTAGCTCAGCAGTTGTTGCAGCAGGAAATGCAACGCAATCATTTGGTTCATCTTCAACACCAAGACCACTAGTTTCAATTAGAATTGCTCCTTCCGTAGATAACGGACTTGGAAGAAACTATGGAATTCGTGAAGTTGTCAACCATATGCAGCTAAACTTATCATCAATTGGTATTCTTTCTTCTGGACAGTTCTTGATTCAAGGATTCCTAAATCCAGCATCACTAATTGGACCATCAATTCCTGGAGATTGGGAAACAGTTAGAGTTCCAGGTGGATCTTTAGCACAGGTTATTTATCATGATGGCTCTGGTGTTCCAGGTTCAACAATCACTAACCCAACAAATACCATTTCAGGCGGAGACCAGGTGTTTGCGTTCTATACAGAAAACTCTGGTGGTGAAAACTTGTCTGTTACAAACTTGGATCTTTCAAAAGTAAGAGATCTTGGAACATCAATTCTTTCTGGAAATGGAAATACTTCATCTCCAGGGTATCCTAATGGACCAGATATTCTTACAATTGTTGCAACAAACCTTGGTGCAACTACAGGTAATATTTCTTGCCGCTTGTCTTGGACAGAGGCTCAGGCTTAAAAGGAGGGGCATAAATGCCTAATTACGCTACACTATCTAATCAGATTGATGTATTTAAAACTAAAGTAGATGCTTTATATGCTACAGGTAATTTAGATGCCAATTCATTGCTACTTCTTGCCGAAGCGCTAGAGACTTTATCCAATGCACTTGGCGTCAATGATATTGTTGGCGCAACCGCAGCAGCAATAACACAATTAAACACTGCAAGAGATGCAGCAATTACTGTTGTAAATGGAACTGCAAATGGAACTGCCGTTACTAATCTTCAAAACTCTTACAACACCTTAAATACCGCTTATCAAAATTATGGCTCTAGAATCACTTCTCTTGAATCAACAAGCACATCTCAGCAATCAGCAATTGCTACAGCTTCTGCTCTAGCAGCGCTTGGCGGGTGGAATACATGGGTTATTCATAGTAGTGGAAATAGATCTTTATCTGGAAACGATAGAATTTTTGTTATTCCAGCAGCAAATATGACATTGACTTTACCAACAACGCCATCTCTAGGAACTGCTGTAAGAATTGTAGATGCGGCTGGAACAGCAGCAACAACAAACTTTACAGTTGCAAGAAATGGTTCAAATATTATGGGGCAGGCCCAAGATTTGATTGTTAACACAAATAGTGCAAGATTGCATCTGGTATATGTAGATGCAACTCGTGGATGGAGACTTGTATAATGCCAATTTATTATGATGATGTTGTAAATTCTACAATTAATTTTAGAAATATTTCAACAACAGGACAAACTCTTTCTGGCTATAGAACTGGAAGACTAGATCTTGGCACAACAAGCGGCACAGTAAATCTAGATCTATCTTTATCAAATGATTTTACATGTACATTAAACGGAAATACAACATTTAATATTACTAATACTCCAGCAACTGGGGTTGTTTCTTTTTCTTTACAATTAACTGGCGGAGGATCTTATACAGTTAGTTTTACAAATGCAAAATATCCAGGAGCTACTGCTCCTTCTTTAACCTCTGGAGGAATTGACGTTATTACGTTTGTTACATACGATAACGGAACTTCTTGGAGAGGCCAAGTCGCAATGAAGGACTCAAGATAATGTACGCACAAGTTATAGATGAAGAAATTGTACAAATTGTTGATGAACAATCTTTAAGAGAGCTTTATCCATCAACACATTTTCCATCACCAATTGAACAACGCCATTTAGAAGGTTTTGACAATTGGTATGTTGTACAAGACGATCCAACCACACCAGAATATGATTTTAAAACTAAAAAAATTGAATTTGTTAGAGAGTGGAATGCTGGAGCTGTTGTTGGTTACTATAAAATATTAAATTTAACAAATGCAGAAAAAGATGCTTTAATTGAATCAAGATGGGCTCAAATTAGATATCACAGAGACAATACAATTATTTCTACTGACTATCTTATGATGCCAGATGTATTTAGTTCTTTTTCAGATTCAGATAAGGCTAAGGTAATATCTTATCGTCAAGCTCTTAGAGACATTACAAATCAAGAAGACCCATTTAATATTGCATGGCCTTCTCTGGGAATTGAGTCTATTACATTAAGATATAATGTGGAGATTTAAATGCCTTTTCCACAAAATAGATATCTGTCTGCTCCAGGTGGTACAAAACCATTTTTGTTAAGACAAATTATCACAACTGGATATGTTTTAGCTGGATATCAAAATAGCAGCCCTTGGACAAACGTTAATCAAGTTGCTCATTCTACAGATACAACTACAGATTTAGGAAATTTATTAAATAACTCTTCTGGATATCCAGGAGGAATGTGTGACGACACATTTGCTTATTTGTTAAAGGCAAATAATGGCGTTGGAGGAACATCTACTCAAACAAATAAATTTAGTATGAGAACAAACTCTTCTGTTGTCGGACCATCCTCTCCATACAATTGTGGAAATAATGGAACAATAATGCACAAGGAGCAATCCTACGCATATGGTAAACCTTTTGATGGCTCTGCGGCTATTATGAGATTTAATTTTGCAACACAATCTTGGATGTCTAGCCTTAGCTCTTCATATGGAACAAACGGCGGTTCAGGCGGTTCTGCTTTTTATCATGAGTTTGCTGGATGGCATTATGGAGATGGAAACGGAACTGGAGCTGGTGTAAAATTAACCTTTTCAACAGAAACACAGTCTACTGGAACAATGTATGGCGCACATGGTCAGCAAAAAGCAATCTCTTCAAAACGAACTTATCTTTATGCTGGCAATGAAGGAGATTACGCTGGAGGATATAATTTAAGGCGGTGGAATGTTTCTACAGAAACAAACGTTGGAACCGTTTCAAAACCAATTGGAAATTGTGGAGAAGAAAATTTTGATATGGGCCAAGATTGGCAATTCATGCTAGGGAATTATAATGGTTCTCAAAATAACAGATCTTGGAGATTTAATTACACAACAGATAGTGGATATGAAGGCGGCGGCTCAATGCAGTCAAAAGGCCCTGGAGGCAGAAGCTCGGCATATTCAGCTTATCGTTCTTAATAGATAGGTAAATTAATGAGATATATAAACGATTTAACGTCGGACGTTTCTGGCTACACAAAAGAGCAAAAAGACATTCTTCTTTATGCTGCAAATAGGCAATGGGGCACCCCAGTATTTAAAATAGATAATTTTGTTGGCGGCGCACAATTTACACCATTTGGAAAATTAAGACAATTACTTCTAGAGTTAGGTTCACGAGAAAATCTTATTTCAGAACAAGAGCTAAAAATTGAAAGAACTAAACTTGAAATTGAATTAGAGAAAGAACTTATTTTACAAACAAATTTGATTGCACAAAGAAAAATTCACGAATTAAATATTAAAGAAAAAGAACGTGTTCTTCAAAATCAAAAAATTATGATTAGTTTAACATATGAAGAACGAGACAAGTTTATGATGCTTATAGACAGATTCAATAATTCTGAAGAGGGTAAATTGCCAGATGGAAGAAAAATAATGGACATTATTGGCAATCATGAAGAAGAAGAAAGGCTAGAGGCAGAACTTTGGGCTGTGAGACTTGGAGCTCAAGCTGGATACGATTTGTTATTTTACGGCAGGGTTAATAATGGTAATATGGAAGCAATTGATCAGTTGCCAAAAGATATTCGGGAACTTGCCCTAGACAATGCTATGTCAAAGGCTTTGCAAACAAATGAAAAATTGGAGGCTTTACAAAATATTGTTAAAACTCGTTTAGAATTAGATAAACCAACTGGAGTTTGGGAGTCTCTTGAATGATATATTTTTTATATGATGTTGAAGATAGGAATCCTTATATTAATGAGGTTGGAGAATATTCTAGTTGTTTAATTGGAGCTATTGATGAGGCTAACCTGCTATATATAAGATTACCAAAAGTTCTTATTGTTCCTAAAAACGTAGCCATGGCATGGAAA